TATAAATACATTGCATCATTAAATTATACTAATTTAATTGAATTATCTAGTAAAGATAATTGTAATAAACTTATAATTAAATTATCAGAAGTGTTAAGTATTTTAAAAAAAGAACAAATAAATGCTTTATTAGAACAAAAAAAGATTGAATCTACAGGTGATTTATTAGAAAATTGTATGAGATTAGCAGAATATTATGTTTTAATTATTACTTTATTTAGTTCAATAACATTAACGTTAATTGTGCATCCAAATCATGAATTTAAAAAAAATAAATTAAATGTCATCGAGAGAAATATAAATAGAAATATTTTGGCTGGAAATAGACTAGCCATTTTATTAAATAATAAAAATATTAAAGAGTTTCAAGAAAAATATCATAATGGAAGAATAACAATAAACTCTGATGTTTGTAATTTAAACCACAAATGTGATGACGATTTTAATAGTCAAGAAGTGTCACTCATTCCAGAGTTAGAAGACTTATATTATGATAAATATGATCATAAAACCGGACAGTTTGGCGGGATGAGCTCAAAAATGCGCAAAAAATATAAAACAGATTTAGAAAGCTTTTATAAAACTTTAACAGGCACTAGTATTCCTTCAAATATCACAAAATTTAAAGAAATCACTTTATCAAATTATTTAGATAATACTAATTCAACCTCGTCAACCTCGTCAATTTCTTCATTATCTTCACCAGGCAATAATTTTGTTAATTATATTGAAAACATTAATTCTATTTTGGAATTAATAACAAAATATAACACTGCTTTATTTGATGTTTTAAGAGAACTATTTATTCATAATGAATCAAATGATATTAGTATTAATTCTGAGTTAACATACGAGTACATTATAAAATTAACTATAAATACAATAAATACAATTAAAGAGTTTTATATGTATTCTGAAATACTATATGCTAAAGGAGTTAAAATATATATTGATATTGTAAATTTGCAATTATTAGATACTTCTGCTCATCAAATAGAAAACTTAAAAGCTATGGCTCAACATATTTCTCTTCAACAATGTTCGGCAGTAGATGATATTCCATCATTATATAATTCTTCATATTAATTGTTTTATATTATACTATATTATATTATATTATATTATATTATATTATATTATATTATATAAATGAGCGAGGATCATCAAAGTGCGCTAAGAGAAGCAGAAGCAGTGACGGCAGAAGCAGTGATAACAGCTTATGAAAATTTAAAAAATCAAATGCGTATGATAAGTGAGCAGACTGATCTAATGAAGCTCTCTGATGATAACTATCAAAAAGCAAACGCTATTCTTAAATTAATGATAGAGTTTCTTATTCTACTTAAAAATATGATTGATCATATAGATAATACTTTATTGGATGGTTTTTCTAAATCTTATAAAAGTTCCAATGAAGATGAGAGAAATGATTATGCAAAAAAAATTTATTCTACTAAAAAAAAAGAGGAATATGAAAAATTGCGAACGGAATTTGCTGGAACAGAGATAGACTTTCCAAATGAGGTTACATCAGATGCAACTTTTAAGAATCGGTTTCTCTTTGCAAGCTGGGGAATGACCTTTTCAAATAATATATTGCCATTTCTTGATTACCCTATAATAACAACGCAGACGATACCGAAAGAAACCGAACAAAAAATTATATCATTATTCATATCTACGGAAAAAGCTAAACTTAACGCGCCAAAAAAAAATCGGAACTACAATGAAGAATTAGATCATCATCCTATACATCCTTCTAATAATTATAAACATAATTTATTACTTAAAAAACTAGAGTGGTTAGATTCAGAAAAATCAGTGTTGGAATCCGAACGTGATTGGGCGGCTGCTATGATTGATTGGAATGATAATATTATAAATAGGAACGCATTAGAAATCGCAAGCGCAGCGTACAAAGCAGCTGATGAAAGAGTAAAAGCAACCAGGATAGAGATTTCTCATATACTTAATACTATAGAACTATTTCCAATGTATTATGAAGCGCCAACGTTTTCATCTCAAGCTCCAATGGTTTCATCAGCGAGGACCATCGGGAGTTCAGCGAATCTTTTAAAAAGAAAAAGTGGAGGTATGGTAACTAGAAAAAAAAAATATAGAAAACGTAATAAAACAAAACGTAATAAAAGACAAAAAAAAACGTTACACTAAAAAATATCATATGCGTTATTAGGATTTGTTATATTTTATATTTTTAACAATATTTAACAATATTTAACAATATTTAATATATCATTAAAAAGATTAATTTTTTAAAGATTCTAAAATATCATTGTAAACAATCTTACCGGTAGGTTTATATGCAGCAATTGGTTTGGTATCTTTATTCGAATCTTTATTAGAGTCTTTATATTTTAGTAGATTGAGTTTTGGATTTGAATTATCATCTGTTTTCTCACTTATTATATTTCCATAACCATCAATATTTTTACCTGTTTTCTTTTTAATTTCTGTTCTAACATATTGTGGAACCCAATGATTCCATGAAATCAGCAATAAATTGGGATGTGTATATCGCACATTAAACCCATTATCTTGTAGTTTTTCGATAACATACGAGATGCAAATTGCGATATCATATTTTGGAACTCCAATCATAACCTCAGGAATTACAAACCAACAAAAATGTGAGTCTATTTGCTGTCTTGATGTTAATTTTATTTTATTATGAATGCGATTTAATATTGCATTATAATTCTTAATTGTTGCTAAATCGTGTGCTTGTTTTTTTTCAAATAATTCGTCTAAATTTAATTTATCTGTATAATTTTCTGGATCATCCGTTGTAAATATTGTATTCATTATTGTTATTATTAATACATATTAGAAAAATAAATATTATATATATACTAATTAAATATATATATACTAATTAAATATATATATACTAATTAAATATATAAATGACAATTAAACATTTAGTATTAAGCGCTGGCGGGCTTGCTGGATTTCCAATTATAGGAATATTAAAAGAATTAAATAATCAAAACTTTTTTCATATAAATGAGGTTAAAACAGTACACGCAACTTCGATTGGAACAATCTTATCAACATTATTACTGTTATCAGATAATTTTGAGTTAGTAGAAAATTATATTGTAAATAGACCGTGGGATAAAATTTTTACTATTCATCCTACTTCTATAATAAATATGTGGGAAGAGAAAGGATTATTAGGCGACGAAATCATATTAGAAATATTAAAACCATTTTTACAAGCAAGAGATTTAAATATTAATATTACATTAAAAGAGTTTTATGATATTCTAAATATAGAATTATATTTTTATACAACGAACATAAATACAAATCCAATGGAATCGATTGAATTATCTTATATTAATTTTCCTGATTTAGAGTTATATAAAGCAATTGCAATGTCTTCAGCATTTCCATTAATTTTTGTACCAGTCATTATTAATAATGATTGTTATATTGATGGCGGAGCATTAAACCATTTTCCATTAAATAATTGTTTAAAAAACAATTATAACGTAGATGAAATATTAGCAATCAAAATTATTTGTAAAGATAATGTTCCAAAACCTATTAATAAAGAATCAATATTATCAACATATATGAATACTCTTATCTGTAAATTATTTATTCATTCTTATAACGATAAATTTGAAAATATTGATAATATTATACATTGTATAATAGAAGATAATAGTTTTATTAAATGGATAAGTGCAATAAGTGATAGTAAATTACGAAATGATTACATCATTTATGGAATTGAAACTGCAAAACGTTTTTTAGAGTCTAAACACGCTAAACAGTCTAAGGATTCTTAAATATGTCTCCTAAAAATATTGCTAATAACTCTCTATCAGTTTTAGCATCATATTCATATATTTTATCTTTATATACTAATTTAATTGTTGGGTAACCAACAATTTTAAAAGTATCTGCAAGATCGGTTTCTATATCACAATCGATTTCTTTAAATATTATGTTAATACCGTTAAACACTCCACCAGTATCCGTTTTAAATGCGTTCCATTCAGTTTCTGCTATTTTACATTTTGGACACCAATTTGTGTAAAAAAAATAGAGTGTAGTAGTATTTTCATCTTTTGTATTTTTAGAAACAAATTCGTTATTATTTGCATAAGTTTTATTTATTCTTGGAAGAATATATTTTTTATAAAAAATAATTCCAATTACTATAAACATAACTATTAATACAACTATTAAGATTTTATTTTTTTCTAATAGGGTTTGAATTGATTTAATTAAATTAATAAATACTCCAAATAAATATCTAATATATATTGAAAAGTCCATCTTATAAACTATTAGAGAATTATATTAATATTATAAACGAATTATAATATAATATATGATATATAATATATTATATAAACAAATTATACTATAGTATATTATATTATACTATATTATACTCTATGTTGTTTAGACTTAAAAATGGGACTGTCGTTGAGGTTATTAAAAGCCAATTTACTACTGATAAAATGTATTATGAATATATTATGAATTTATTTTTATTTTCTAATTAATATATAATAATACTAAGAAATGAATAAAACAAAAAAAGTTTTTACAAGTAAAGATTATAATAGTGGGGATGGAATGCTTACTACAGTATGGGGTCCAAGTTTATGGCATTATCTGCATGTAATGAGTTTTAATTATCCTAATAATCCTACAATCCAAGAAAAACAATATTACAAAAACTTTGTGCTTAATTTGCAAAATGTTTTGCCATGTAAATATTGTAGAATTAATTTAAAGAATAATTTTAAAAAAAATCCACTTAAAATGTGCCATTTAAAAAATAGGCATGCGTTTTCTTACTATATATATAATTTACATGAAATTGTAAATAAGATGTTAAATAAAAAATCTAATCTTACATTCTGTCAAGTAAGAGATCGATATGAGAACTTTAGGTCTAGGTGTACAAGCCCTAGTAAAACAATTCAAAATGAAAACAAAATATTTAAGTTTGTTAAAGATAAAAAAACTAAAAAAGAAAAAGGATGCACCGAGCCGTTGTATGGGAAAAAAGCCAAATGTATTATAAATATAGTTCCGCAAGAACAAAAAATTAATACATTTAATATTGATAAGCAATGTATTAAAACGAGAGATTAAAACTATTGAATCAGAATTTGCTGGTTAAACTGTTAAGCAATCCGGTTTTCTATAACACCAGAGTTATCACTATAATTATTTGATAAACTACTAGTAGTGTTCACAGGTAATGGATTGGTGTTAAGATCGCACCAAGTGCGAAACATTGAAATTATCTGAATTGGTAAACTCGTTAGAATTGGCCGGTCGCGTCTTTGAATCTCAGCTCTTACAGCATTACGCTCCGCAAGTACGCTAGCAGATATGGTAGCGGCTTCTTGCCCGTCTGCTGGAATTAGACCAAGGCCGGCAAATTGTACTGCAGTTAGCTGTTCAGATGTGAGGGCATTGTTCCATACCATAAAGTCCTTCATTCTTCCCTTAAGCAGTGGCGTCATGGTACTTGTGCTTTTTCCAATATACAGGATAGGACGAGTAACTTTTTGCGGAAAGTTCTTCGTAGTAGTAGATCCAGCCAATACGCCATCCCAATATATGTTTACAGTACTAATTTTACTATCTAACTGAGGTCGCGAATGCACTAAAGAAACAAAAGTCCATTTATTTGTTGGAAAACTTACACTTTGATTTGTTTCAAGTAACTGCCAGGTACCTTCAGTGCCCTTTTGAACTTGATATCTCATTCTAAGCCGCGATACTCTAGCACTTCTAATTGAAATCAATGAAAGTGTTATTACGTCAGCGGAACCATTGGCAAAATATATTATGGGTTCCGAAGTATAGCTTTTTGATGGAAGGTTGAGCCATACACATATAGTAAAACCAAGCTCACCGCCAATAACGGATCCTTCTTTAATTTTAGCATTATTATTGGGTCCATCAATCCCTGTAAATGTATGTTCGCCGTTTATAATGCAATTATTTTGTTGAAGCTGATTAAATGAACCTGAACCAGTGTTGGCAATATTTGATTGCACAGCCTGGTCGAGCGGCGGCGGCTTGATTGGCGGCGGCATTGGCTGACCAGTCTGACCGAGCGGCGGCGGCTTGATTGGCGGCGGCATTGGCGATATTCCGGGCATTGGAGTTGGCATTAGTGGATTTTGAAATGAACACTTAGCAGTAGTGCCTGTAGCACCAAATAATTCGAATGTAATGTTGTACCCTGTTTTTTGCAATTCTAACGGCGACAGATTTGTCAATTTTGACAGTGAGTTATTAAATAAACATTTGGCATTAGCACTGGTTGGTTCAATTATTGTACCTGTACCTGTACCTGTATCTGTATCGGTAGCCCATGTTACACCAGTAGCACCAGTACCGATAGCCCATGTTGTACTGGTAGCTTGTGTTACACCACTAGCACCAGTAGTACCTATAGCACCAGTAACCCCTGTACCAGTAGCCCATGTAGCGGTAGCACATATTACACCAGTAGCACCAGTAGTACCTATAGGACCAGTAGCACATATTACACCAGTAGCACCAGTAGTACCTATAGGACCAGTAGTACCTATAGGACCAGTCGCACCAGCTCCATTTAATCCTTCCATTGTTTTTTTTCCTAAAAATATATAAACAATAAAAAGTAATAATAAAATTATAAATATAATTAATAAAAACTTTATATTTTTGGTTTTGTTAATATTGAAACTCATATAATATATATTATATATAATATTATTATATTTACATAAATTCACTAAAGTCAGCAAGCAATGGCATTGGCATTGTATTAAACTCATTTTTTGGTTTCATATTTTTAGCAAAATTGCGTTCATTTAATATCATATTATTAGCATTTAATAAATCATTATTTGTTTTATCATCTAATAATGAATTGTTTAACTTTTGTGGCTGACTTACTCCACATTTATAAGAGGGACAAGCAGGACAAACTGGAGGAACTATTTGACTTTTTAATATATATTTATCATCATTTCCAAGATTGCTATCATTATCATTATTGGAATTAAATAATGACTTTACTTTTGATCTTAGTTCTTTTAATTCTTTAAAAGCACTTTCCATAGTTGTTTTTTTACATTTTTCTTTATCGTTATCCCATGTATATCCTGCATTTTCGCAATCTTCTTCATTTTTATAGGGAGCATAACATATTTTTTTTTTAGTAGCACTAGGAGTTCCTCTTACCTCATTAACCTCATTATTATAATTTGTTTGTTCTTGATATTGCGGTTGTTCATACTGATATGGCGGTTGTTTATATTGATATTGCGGTTGTTGATATTGCGGTTGTTGATATTGATATGGTGGTTGTTTATACTGATATTGCCGTTGTTGATATTGCCTTGGTGATTTAGCGTTATATTGTGTTGAAGTAGGCATTACATATATATTTGTTTCTTTTCCACTACCCCTTCCACCACCACCGCGTCCACCGCCACCTTTGTCCTTATCGTCGTTTTTTTCATCACTATCACCTCTTCCACCGCCTCTTCCACCACCTCTTCCGCCGCCTTTTCCATTGCTATCGCCTTTTCCGCCGCCTTTTCCATCGCTATCGCCTTTTCCGCCGCCTTTTTCGCCGCCTTTTCCATCGCTATCGCCTTTTCCGCCGCCTTTTTCGCCGCCTTTTCCATCGCTATTGCCTTTTCCGCCGCCTTTTCCATCGCTATCGCCTTTTCCGCCGCCTTTTCCGCCGCCACCACCAATTCCACCAGTTCCACCAGTTCCACCTGTTCCACCAGTTCCACCTGTTCCACCAGTTCCACCAGTTCCACCAGTTCCACCTGTTCCACCTGTTCCACCTGTTCCACCTGTTCCACCTGTTCCACCTGTTCCACCGCCACTGTCTGGTACTAGTATTGCAGACTTAGGTACTAGCATTGCAGGCTTAGGTACTGGCATTGTAGGCTTATATAATGTCAATGCAGGCTTAGGTACTGGCATTGTAGGCTTATATAATGTCATTGCAGCAGGCTTAGGTACTGGCATTGCAGCAGGCTTAGGTACTGGCATTGCAGTATTCCCTTCCATTGTTTTTTTTCCTAAAAATATATAAACAATAAAAAGTAATAATAAAATTATAAATATAATTAATAAAAACTTTATATTTTTGGTTTTGTTAATATTGAAACTCATATTATATATATATATATATATATATATATATATTATATATAATATTATTATATTTACATAAATTGACTAAAGTCAGCAAGCAATGGCATTGGTATTTTATTAAACTCATTTTTTGGTTTCATATTTTTAGCAAAATTGCGTTCATTTAATATCATATTATTAGCATTTAATAAATCATTATTTGTTTCATCATCTAATAATGAATTGTTTAACTTTTGCGGCTGACTTACTCCACATTTATAAGAGGGACACGCAGGACAAACTGGAGGAACTATTTGAGTTTTTAATATATATTTATCATCATTTCCAAGATTGCTATCATTCTTATTATTGGAATTAAATAATGACTTTACTTTTGATCTTAGTTCTTTTAATTCTTTTAAAAAACCTTGTTCCATAGTTGGTTTTTTACATTTTTCTTTATCGTTATCCCATATATATCCTGCATTTTCGCAATCTTCTTCATTTTTATAAGGAGCATAACATATTTTTTTCTTAGTAGCACTAGGACTTCCTCTTACTTGATTAATCTCATTATTATAATTTGTTTGTTCTTGATATTGCGGTTCTTGATATTGCGGTTGTTGATATTGCGGTTGTTGATATTGCGGTTGTTGATATTTATAACTTTTATTTTCTAGATATTTATTGTCATTTGTATTATATAAAGAATATTTTGGATAATTAGTTTGAGTTGAACTAGGTAGTACATATATATTAGTATCACGAGATACGTTTCTTTTATCAACCGCCCGTGGAGTTCTGTCAGCCTGTCGTGGGGTTCTGTCAACCGCATGTGGGTTTCTGTCAACCTGGCGCGGGGTTCTCTCAGCCGGCAGTGGAGTGTTATTTACTGGCAGCGTAGTGTTATTTACTGGCAGCGTAGTATTATTTACTGGCAGCGTAGTGTTATTTACTGGCAGCGTAGTATTATTTACTGGCGGCGTAGTATTATTTACTGGCGGCGTAGTATTATTTACGGGCTGCGTAGTGCTATCAATTGACTTTATGACAAGCATTGGAGTTTGTTGTTTTAATTCATTTTCAGTATTGATAATACTAGAGCCTGTACTTTTGTTACCATCATATGGTATAAAATCAATTGGTTTTGGTTTTATTACTTGCTCTCCTTGTTCCACCGTGGCATTCTTGGCTGCAGCAGCCTTATCTGCCGCTGCCTTATCTGCGGCAGCCTTATCTGCCGCTGCCTTATCTGCGGCCGCCTTATCTGCCGCTGCCTTATCTGCGGCAGCCTTATCTGCGGCAGCCTTATCTGCCGCTGCCTTATCTGCTGCAGCCTTATCTGCGGCTGCCTTATCTGCGGCTGCCTTATCTGCGGCTGCCTTATCTGCGGCTGCCTTATCTGCGGCTGCCTTATCTGCCGCTGCCTTATCTGCGGCAGCCTTATCTGCGGCAGCCTTATCTGCGGCAGCCTTATCTGCGGCAGCCTTATCTGCTGCTGCCTTATCTGCTGCTGCCTTATCTGCGGCAGCCTTATCTGCTGCTGCCTTATCTGCGGCTGCTTTAGCATGTGCATTCCACACCCTTGCATTTGCCGCCGCTCTCTCCGCCGCTGCCGCCGCCCTCTCAGCTTCTGCAGTTGCCGATTTAGCAGTATTTGCTGCAGCCTTCGCGTCTTCTGCAAATTTTCTAAGCTGTGATAATGCAGCCAAATCAACGGTAGCCAGAGGAGGCGAGTATACCGCTCTATCCCTCGCCGTATTAGCAGCTGCAGCTGCATTATTGACTGCAGCTTTAGCAGCATCAGCCTCCATCTTAGCAGCAGATGCTGCCGCCGCAGCAGAGGCTGCAGCCCCAGCCGCCCCACCAGCATTTGCGGCAGCAGTAGCCGCATCAGCAGCAGATGCATTCGCCTGAGATGCCGCTGCAGCAGCCCTAACATCTGCATTCTTTGCAGCGGTCTCATCATTTTTTGCTGCATCTGCATATATCTGAGTCTCCTGTTTTTTAGTCTGTGCCTCAGCAGTCCTCTGCTGCTGCTCCGCCGCCAACCTTGCATTTGTTGCCGCCTGTGCTGCAGCAATAGCATTTGCGATAGACTGAGATGTAGACACCGGCTTGGCTTTGTAGCCACCGCGCCCTTCTCTTAATTTTTTTCCAAAAAAGAAATATGTGATAATAAATAAAATTAAAATTAAAATTAAAATTAAAAGTAATAAAAAATTTATATTTTTAATTTGCTTAATGCTAAAACTCATATATATATAAAAAATATAAATATTTTAAAATTGAATATTTATATTTAACTAATATTACTATTAATAATAAAATGTTAGAGGTGTTTCATAAAGATGATACTTATATTATCGGAGTTGATGAGGTCGGGCGAGGTCCTTTATTTGGTCGGGTATATGCGGCAGCAGTTATTTTACCACATCTTGGATTTAAACATGACCTAATGAAAGACAGTAAAAAATTTACATCTTCTAAAAAAATAAAAGAAATTGCTGATTATATTAAAGAAAATTGTATTGCTTATTCTATTATGTATAAAGATGAAAAAAGTATTGATAAGCATAATATATTAAATGCTACATATGATGCTATGCATATGGCAATTAAAGATACTATAAAAACTGTGAATACTGTGAATACTGTGAATACTATAAATAATAAATATCTAATTATTGTGGATGGAAATAATTTTAAACCACTTACTTATTATGATTCAAATAGTGAAAATATGAAAGAAGTTGATACAATATGTGTTGTTAATGGCGATAATACATATTCAGCAATTGCTGCCGCATCAATATTGGCTAAAGTAGAACGAGACAATTATATTCAAGAATTATGTTTAGAATATCCTAAGTTAAATGAATATTATGGGATTTCAAAAAATAAAGGCTATGGGACAAAACAACACATGGAAGCAATAAAACAATATGGGATTACTCAATGGCATCGCAAAACTTTTGGACTATGTAAATCAGCAGATTTAATTGATATTAGTTAGTTAATAGTTAGTTAATAGTTAGTTAATAGTTAGTTAATAGTTAGTTAATAGTTAGTTAATAGTTAGTTAATAGTTAGTTAATAGTTAGTTAATAGTTAGTTAATGTTTATTTTTTTGTAAACATTTGAATTGCTTCATATATTTTTGCAGACTCATTAAGCGCAAATACTCCACGACGCTGTGCAATTCCTAAAAATCCGACTAATACATTTAAAGCAGTATTTTCATCTTTAATAACAATACTTATAAGATCTATTTTTTTTTCTTGAGTCTCATCAGTTGATGATTGTGGCTGCGATGGTGGCTGCGATTGTGATTGATTATCTGTCATTATATTAGTAACTAATTAATTACTGTTTAAATAGTTTAATTGTTTAATAATTTATTATTCAATATTACTAGGCGTTGCTTTAGCCTTGTTTATCCAGATCATACGTCCTTCTTCGCCCATTTCGTGCCACATATCATCAAGCATAACTTTTATCCAAGCATTAGTAGTGGGACGACCCATATCATAAAGTTGTTTTTTAGCATCATTTCTCATAATTTCTCTAAATAAACGATAACCGGATTTATCTGCTTTTTTTTGTGCGTTTTCAGCTGCTTTTTTTATTTTAGCGGCTTCTTTTTTCGCTTTTTCAAGTTCTCTTTCTGTTTTTGTGAGTTTCTTTGTCATTTTTGCATTTTTTGCAGTTCTTGCGGTTCTTGCGGTTCTTGCAGTTTTTACTGTCTTTGCAGTTTTTGCGACTTCAGTTTCTGCTTTTGCTGCTTCCTTTTCTGCTTTTGCTGCGTCCTTTTCTGCTTTTGCTGCGTCCTTTGCGGCTTTTGCTTCTTCTTTTGCAGCTCTAGCGGCTTCTTTTATTGCTTGTTTTTCTGCTTTTGCTGCTTCTTTTTCTGCTTTTGCTGCTTGTCTTGCGGCTTTTGCAGCTTCTTTTTCTGCTGCTTTTTCTGCATTTAATGCTTTTTGTTCTGCAATTTTAGCGCTTATTGCATCGCTATCAAACTTATCTTCAACATCTACTAAAGTATTCAATACCTTATTATAAAAACTACCAACGCCCCCATATCGTTTAACTGATCTGCGTATATGTCTTGAATACTTTGATTTTTTAATGTGTCTAGTTCTTTTATTGTGTCTGCTGTGTCTGGTTTTTTTTGTTTTTGCCATATATACTATATAAATATTTTTTATATTTTGCGTAAATATTTATAATTTTATATTTATATTATATTATTTTATTATATTATATTAGTTTTAATAGTAATGTGTTATTCGTATGCACAAAGTAGAAACAATTTTATAATTAACATAATAACTTCTTCTATTTTATATAATTATAAAAATAAATCAATCTATAAAATATTAGGACTTATATTTGGTTATATTGGAATAATGCAATTGTTTGATATGATTTTTTGGAGTACTCAAAATATAAAAGATCCTTATACAGCAAAAGTTAATTATATAGCAACAAAAATGGCTATGTTTATTAATCATTCACTACCATTAGTAGTAGCCTATATATTATATAGTTTTATAGGTAAACTTGGAAATTTATCTTTATTAATTATTACAATTTATATTTTACTCATCTCAATATATACATATTATGCTTACTATAAAATAAGTTATACATTAATTAGCAATACATACATTAAAAGTAACAATACTAGTATTACACCATCAAGATATGGTCTTCATTGGAGTTGGAACTATCAACCATACTATATACCAGTTTATAGTATATATTTATTAGCACTAATTATACTATCCTATGAAAACTTACCAAATCCATTTAACATAATTTTAGCATTTATATTTTTATTATCATTTTTATTTACTAGATATTATTTTAAAAAACAATCATCTGGTCGTTGGTGGTGTAAAGTAGGGGCATTTATACCTATTTTTTTTATTATGATAACTTATTTTAAAATAGTTTAATTAAACATTATTTTGAACTAATTGCTCCGATTGCTCTGATTGCTCCGATTGCTCTTATTGCTCCGGCGGGCCCTGAATAACCTCTGGATCTAGTTGCTCTGATTGTTCTAGTTGCTCTGATTGTTCTAGTTGCTCTGGTTGCTCCGGCGGGTCCTGAAGAACCTCTTGCTCTAGTTGCTCTGGCAAAACCTCTGGCAATGGCATAACAGGTTCTTTCTGTTGCGCAAATGAATATAAATAGTCATTCACTTTTTGTAATATTTCATCAGATATGTGTTTTGATAATTCTATAATATCTTTTTTATGAATAAAGTGTGATATATCATTAAATTTTATATTATAAATATAATTATTATTGCATATTCCTTTATATTGCCCAATATTTAATGCAATTTGAATCAATTTTTTTATTGTTAGTTTTTCATTTAATGGTATTCTTACTTGTTGTATAATAAAATGATTTTTTTCATTTATTAATTTAGTTTCATAACCATTTATTGTATATTCTGGTAAAAGCATAATTTTTCTAGTTTTTGTTTTTGATATTTTTATCCATTTTTTTTCATTATAACTATCGAATGGTTCTAAGATTTTTTTAATTGGTTGCCAAAAACCTTGTCCGTCAAAAGTATTTGGACTTTTTTTCCTTAATTGATAAGATTTTTCTAATACATTATTAAATAATATTTCTAAATTGCTTTTATTTTTATATTTTTTAGTTTTATTAGACATATAGTTAGACATATTAGACATATATTTAGACATATATATTAGAATAATATAATATTATTTTTATTTTTAAAATATTAAATAAAATAATATATAAAATTAAATTGAAATAAAGTTATTATATATTATAGATTATAATAACTACTATTATGACGAGCGTAAACACAAAACCGATTATTATTTCGATTGAAGGAAATATTGGTTCAGGCAAAACTACATTTATTACTGAATTAATGAACTCAGAAAAGATGAAGACAAATAATACAATTTGTTTTTTGAAAGAACCCGTTAATCTATGGGAATCTATTAAAAATACTAATAATGAAACAATGATTGAATGTTTTTACAAAGAACAAGAGAAATATGCTTTTCCATTTCAAGTTATGGCATATGTTTCTAGAATTGCTTTAATTAAACAAGCTATTGCAAATGGCTATAAATATATTTTTACAGAACGGTGTATTCACACAGATAAAAATGTCTTTTTAAAAATGTTATATGAATCAAATAAAGTTGAAAAAATGAATTATGACATTTATAATATGCTATTTGAAACATTTACTCAAGAATATAATATTTATCATATTTATATTAAAACAACACCAGAAGTTGCGCTTCAAAGAGTTATAAAACGAGATCGTGCCGGTGAAAGTAATATTTCACTTGAATATTTAACAATGTGTAATAATTATCATAATGATTGGTTAGTTAATAATAAAAAAAATATTATAACATTTGATGGAACTGAAGACGACTGGTTAAAATCTGAGTATTTTGATACTATTATTTATAAATTAATAAACCTGTTCTAAATCTTCTAACTTCCAATATTCAGAATGATTACTTGAAACTGGTCTACGAATAATTACAGGAATTTTTTTAGCTTTTAATTCCATTTGTGCAATTAAATAATTATCAATAATATCGCTTGGAACAACAATATAAGGAACACAACCAGAGTTTAACTGTTTTGTTCGTTGTCCTAATATTTTAGTTTTTTCATATTTGCTTAATATTGGATTTGTTTTATGATTCGCATCAACAATTACATTATTAACTCTAATAACTTTAGATAATGCTTCAACTTGATCACTACTAGAAACTAAACATTCTGAATGAAAACGATTAATGTAACTTAATACTTGATCTTGTTCTATTTTTTGCAAATCATCATCATCATCACTTTCAACTTCAGAGTCAGGTGGCGAAAGTGAACTATTAGCAAATTGACTGTTTTGAGTTAATGTTGCTTCATCATTATCTAATTCATTATCTTCAGATCCACTAATAAAATCTAATTCTTCGGATTTGTCACTATCAAGATTTTCTGCATCACTACCTTCAGGACTATCAGGAATATCCGGATTAAGACTATCAACCCCTGTTATATTTTTTTGTGTTTTATAACTTTTTAATAGAAGAGCTGGATCTTGTATTAGATCTGGGTCTTGATCCTGATCTTGGTCTTGGTCTTGTTCTGGTTCAGGTTCTTGTTCTGGCTCTTGTTCTTCCTCATCTAAAATCATTCTATTATAATATTATACTATTCTAATATTATAATAATTCAATTTTTAATTATATTATTTAATAAATAAAAAATATTATTAAACTATTATTTAAATATTATTTAAATATTATTAAACTTTGAAATAGACATCTAATAAAACCGATTGCAGTCTATAAATTTCTTGGACTTCATAACTTTCAAGCATTTTAGTATTTTTATTTTCTTTTAACTCTTTTAAATAATTTTTATAAAATTTAGTATTTTCAATGAGATCGTCATAGCTGATACTAGGCTCTGGTAGTGGCAGTGGCAGTGGTGATGGCAGTGGCAGTGGCGACGGGGCTGGTAGCGGCAGTGGCAGTGGTGATGGCAGTGGCAGTGGCGATGGGGCTGGTGGTGACGGGGCTGGTGGCGATGGTGGGGAAGGCAATGGTGGCGATGGCACTGGCGGTGATGGTGGCGATGGCACTGGAGGCGATGGTGGTGATGGCACTGGTGGTGATGGCACTGGCGGTGATGGTGGCGATGGTGGCGATGGTGGCGATGGCACTGGCGGCGATGGCGGCGATGGTGGCGATGGCACTGGTGGCGGTGGTGGCGGAGGGTGTGGCGATGGTGGCAATTGTTGTAGTGATTGTTTAACAAGATTATTAAAATGACTCCAAATCTCATTTGCTTTTTTTTTATGAAAATAGTCAAACCATCTAATTAAATTACTAGGCAAATCGGTAGGTTCCCATTGATTTTTATTTTCTTGAATTCCCATAACTTTGTCTAGTATATTACCGTGGTAAGACTCTTGAGTATAACTTAATTCGGTTCTTACATCAATAATTCTATGCTTATTTTCTGGACTTGCACGTGCATTGCTTTGTTTTTCTTCCCGTTTAATATCACCAATTTTTTGATTATTTCTATAAAATGCAGTTTTACTTAAATATTCTTTATACTCACTAGTTGTATTTTCAATTATTTTATCATAACTACAACTCTTCTCTGTTGCACTTGAGATATATTTTGTGCTGTTGCTATCAGTAGGATTTGCTTCATTAAATAATGTTATGTCTTTACGTTGGCCTGATATTAGTATAATTTTACCTACTTCTTTATATTGATCTAATGTCTTGAGTTTAATAATTTCAGGTGTTGTAGAGATACCACGACCTTTCTTTTTAAACTCAAAATATTCATTTTTTTCTGGATCATAATAAATAAATCTTGTACATTTTTTAGATTCATTATAGTAAAGATTGATTATATTTTTGGACATTCCTAAATAGTACTCATCATCACTTCCTCCAAAATAATTATATCCTGATAGTTCAAATCCTTTATTTGTATTATAATTTCTATAAATTAGACGTCCATTATATTTTCCAAATACAATGAACATATAATCATTTAAATTTTTAATTTCATCTTTTTGTCTATTAAAATTAGATTCAATAGTATTTAAGGTGGTTTCATTACTTTTAAATTTAATAATTGTTCCAGTATGAGCTAGCTTACTTTTAAACCATAAGGTTTCTTCTTTATTAAGCGCCTTTGTAGTAATCATACCAGTATATTTACCTTGCTTAAACATTAAATCCCAAGGAACAATGGCTTTAAAATATTGATTTCCATCAAAACTAAATACTTCAACACACGTTTCATTTGACAACATCATTAATGCAATTTTACCACCTAACCCTGCAATACCACTACTACAATCAGTTTTATGATTTTCTCTATACATAGAGAACATATTTACAATATTATTTTTATTCATACCATTCCCATCATCAATAATTAAAATTGAATCGTCTATAATTTCAAATATTATAGATTTTGCTTTTGCATCAATTGAGTTTGCACAAATTTCTAAGAAAGCTTTAAAATAATTAAATCCTTTTGTACGTAACCCATTTAAATAACCAAGTTCATCAATATTACCGCATCGTGTTTCCATAATGAGGTCGCTATTAGGTGCTTGCATTTTTATATTGAAATAAAAAAATACTTTTATATTTCAATTTTTTTTTAAGTACTTTATAAAAATGAATAATAGTTAATAATATTATACTAGTACGTTTGAATGAAACAGATAACCATACAAGGCAAACATCAAAAAACTAAAATAGAAAAAGCAAATAAAAATTATGAAAATAATGATAATACACAGAGAGAATGTATGAAAAATATAGATGAAAAATATTTCGACTATAATATTCAAAAAAAATTAATTAATCGATTATATTTAAATGAAAACTTTCCTTATAAAACCGAAATTATAAAAGAATTAGATAAAAAATTATCAAGTTATATTAGTCAAGATATTCATAAAAATAAACATACGCAAGACTTTAGTATTAATAGAGACGAAATAATTGAAAAATTAGTTTTATCGAAGTTAAAATGTTTTTATTGTAATTGTGATATGGTATTTTTATATAATAAAGTAAGAACGATGAATCAATGGACGTTAGACCGAATAAATAATACTTTAAATCACAGTAATAATAATGTTATTATTTCTTGTTTAAAATGTAATTTACAAAAACGATGCCAAAACCACGATGATTTTTTATTTACAAAACGTTTAACTATAAGTAAAATATAGAATTATTTTTTGTATGTGAAGTAGCGACGTTTTTTATGCTTTACTTATTCTTTATATATGTTGTTAAAATAAACAATAAACTATAAACTATAAATTATAAACTATAAACTATAAATTATAAACTATAAACTATAAATTATAAACTATAAACTATAAACTATAAAATATAAACAATAAATTATAAAATATAAAAAAATAAGTATTTAAAAAAAAAATTACTATAACTTTAAATAATGGCTTATGTTAAACAAAATGATTTGTTATTAACTAAACTATTAGAGTTTTATACTGAAAACAATAATATGAAAAAAATGATAAGCATAATAACAGGCGATTCTAGAATATCATTAAGAATTGTGGATTGGTTTGCAACTAATTATGCTAAAAAATATTATACTGTCTATGAAGTAAATAATAAACGATTTAAAGTCTATAATGATTACAAACTTAATTTAAAAGCATACTCTAAAAAACGATTCGATCCATTTTGTAGATGGGAACGCATAAGTATACCCTATGAAAAAGATGTATTTATTCAAACTACAATCGGACAATTAAATTTTTTTAAATGGGCAATTCAAAATGGCATTGTGACTTATATTGAAAATAATTATGCAGAAATAGAAAGCGATATGAATTTAAGACATAGCATTAAAAATAAAGATAAAACAAATGATTCTAAAACACGCAAGAAAAGAGAAGAATTATCTATAAGCGCAACCAAAAGTATAAAACGTGAAGAAATAAATATAACAATCGAGTTTAAATAAATTATAAATTATAGATTATAGATTATAAATTATAGATTATAAATTATAGATTATAAATAGTTTATAATTATTTATATAAATAATTAATTATATAAATAATTATGGGAGCCATACTATCCACGTTACCTAGTTTTACTCTATATAATTTTGAAAAGATTCAAGAACATATTAAAAATAAATCAATTATTATAAACACACTTGAATCTACAAACCAAGAGTGTTTAATAAGTGGAACTATTGGCATTGAAGAAGAAATTAAATTATTAAACGCATATTTGAAAACCAATAAAACAATTTTAATAATTATTTATGGCAGAAATAATAGCGATATATCTGTGATTAAAAAACATAAACAACTGCAATCTTTGGGATTTACAAATATTGCACTCTATTTAGGCGGATTATTTGAATGGTTATTATTGCAAGATATTTTTGGATATGATAATTTTCCTACAACCACTAAAACCATAGATATACTCAAATATAAATAGTATATTATAATTAACATTTCCAACGAGCATTGCAATTTAAACACGTAACAAATGTTGTCATTGGTTCATCTGCACTCCTTGTTTGCAACTGATAATATGTGCATTTTCTAAAGAAGTTTTGATTTAGTTCTCTCTTTTCCAATCTAGCAGCTCTGCTTTCAATGTCTAAACATTTTAAACATTTAAAATTATTTGTTGAAGCTTCTACCTTTGGCGTATATTTATTTTCTGTTTTGATTTTAATATCTTCAATTAATGCACCCCATTTTTCTGGAAGCATTTCTTGATGAGTCATAAAGGCTAATTCGTGCGGCTTAATTTTTTTTTCTGTAATTAATTGTTTAATTGAATCGGTTTTTAGATTTATATAAAGCGTTTTAAATTTATCTAGATAAATTCTAACAAAATAAATATTGTTCCATTTTTTAATTATATTTTTTTCATCTGCTTTACTTAACGTATAATTATACATTCCAACTTCTAAATTACTCCCATCTTTAAAATTATTTAATATTTCACCTAATTTAATTTTTATATTTTTTCTAAACTCAGTTGGATTATTTATTGTTTTTGTGGTTGTTGTCATTCTTATTATAACTTGAAAATTAAAGTTTAAATAATTTTCAATTTATTTATTATTATTATTATCATTATTTATTATTTATTATTTATTATTTTCTTCTTCGCTTGAATAAACATACTCTTCATTTTCTAATTCAGAATCACTAACGTTTTCTTCACTATTATCTGTTTCATTTAATGCTTCCTCTATTTTTGTTAGATTAAGAGTTGTTGCATTTTTTCTTTGTTCTGTAGGAGCAGTTGATGCAGTTGATGCAGTTGATGCAGATGATGCCGCAGATGCCATCGTTGTAGTATTTGCTTCATTTAATTCAATATTATTATAATCATAAATCGATAAGCTTTCTAACCTTTCTTTTTTAATACAAAGTATTGCGGCTGGTCCATATAATTTTATAGTTGTATCTAATTTAAAAACAAATGGATTTTTTGTATTATTTCTTCCAACTACTCTACCCCATAATTCAATCGTTGTTTCATTATTTAAATTATTTAAATTATAAACCATTACTTTTTTAAAGTCTTCAGACTTTCTTAATCCACATTTTTTATATATATTTTCTAATTTATCTACATTACATTCATTTAAGTTTCCCGTTTTATCAACAATAATAAATGAAATCATAATATTTATATGTTTATAGCCTAATATAAGTTATTGAAATCGGTTTAAATAGTTTATGTTATATATTTATAAAAGAAGATGTTACTATATGTTACTAATAATAATATTAAATTTGACATTTTAAGCAACTACATAAAAGAAGAAAAAAATTATAGATTAATTTATTCTATTGATGGAATCTATAAAATAGAAAATGAGATACTTTATAAATTAAGTATTATGAATGAAAATAGTAAATCAATTATGATAAATAATAAAAATATTTTAGTCGACGAATCAAACATTTCATATACTATTGTTAATAGTATTCCAATTAAACACGTATGCTTAACTATTCATGCCGAATATTATAAATTAAATAAAAATGTGTTTTTGATTATAGAATATAATCAAAATAAAGTATATAATATATATTTTATAAATAATAGTAATGAGATTGATTCTATTATTAATACTATTTTATAAAATTATAATATAAATATATTACTATAAAATATTTATATACTAATAACTAATGTCTTTGGAAGATGAGTTTCATAAAAACAACAAACATAAATATAATAAAAAAAGTTTAGTGGCAAAGATTGAAGTAACTAAAAAAGAAGATATAAGTAATATTACAAATAATATTAATTCTGAACGATTTAATCATTTATTAATTTTAATTAATAATAACAATAATTTAGATTTAAATGAATATAGTCAACAAACTGTTATTACTAATAACCATCCAGCTTTTAATGTAGATATAGATATAGAAAAAAATGTATTTAAATTAGCGATAGATCATTCTATGGTTGGCGGCAGTCTGTTAGTAAAACTGTTAGAAACTATTATTAATTCTAAAGAGAGAAAATTTCCAGAAACTAGTATTATCAAATCAATATATTATTCAGGTTTAAATATATATAATATTTTTAAGTTTACACAATTAACCAGTGTTTGTTTAAATACTAGTAATAATACTAATAATACTAATAATACTAGTAATAATAAAGAATCTTTGTATTATTACTCACGATTATATACAATTGATAAAAATTCAAATATTCCTCGACTATCAGTAGCTTATTATACTATTTTTAATGATGCATTAATTGCTTTAAATAAAGAAAGAATTAGGATCGGCATTCCAATTCCATTTGAAAATAATTCTTATACTAACAATAATGTGGGTATTATTATTTTAGAATATCAAAAAAATATGTCTTTATTTGAAACTCATAATTTACTTAAAAAAATAAGTAATTTAGCATATATTAGTAACACTTATAATTTATATTCTACGAACATTTCAAAATATATACAATTTAATAATTCATTGTTGAGAGAAAAAATAGATATTATATGCAGCACCTTTATTACAAATAATAATTGTTTAAATGGGCGTTTCTCTTTACAACCTACTATAAGTGTTATAGAAAACGCTTATATGTCAGTGCATATACATTTATTAGGTGATAAACAACGGGCTGAGATATATGTTAATGTTACTACCCATAATATAAATCAAAAATGGCCAAAAGTTAAATATTTAAAGAATCCGTTATAAACTATATTTTTAACTATATTAAAATTATATAAGATGTTATATAATATAATTTTATCTGTTATTATATCTATTATCATTATTATTATTATTCATTATTTATTTTTGTTTTTTAAAGATACTCTTACAGTTCCTATTGTAAAAGATATGGTTATAAAACCAACTCAGACTTATAAATATTTAGAAACTATTTCTAATGATTCAATTAATTCAACGAATCTAAATGATTCAAACAATTCAACGAATCTAAACAATTCGAATGAATTAAGCGATTTAAGTGATTCAAATAATATGAGGTTAGAACTAAAACATTATTTAAACGATTTAAATTATACATCAAATAATTTAGATATTAAATTAGATAGCCAATTAAACTCAAAATTATATAGCGAAATACGTTAATATTAAATTGAAAAATATTAAAGAATATTAAAGAATATATAATATACATAGTATAATACATGTTGAATAAACATTATATAACAAAACTTCCTAAATTTGAACTTTCTTATGACACTATTTTACATAAGAAAGTTTTTAGTGACATATTTATGTTAATTCCAAAAGGAAATAAAGTATTAGCTTGGTTTACTTATGAAAATGAAAATAATATTTGTGTTTTATTTCATTTAAATAAATGTAATAATTTTACTAAGATTGAAGTGGTTGATTCTTGTTTTGATAAAATATTATCTTATGGAACAATTATATATGGAACTTATTTTAGTTATAATAAACATAATTTTGTAACTTGTGAGGATATTTATTATTTTAAAGGAGAAAATATACAAAATACGCAAGTAAAATATAAAATAAATATTTTGAATAGTATTTTTAAAAGTTATTTACAACAAAAAGCCTATACTTCTAAGTTTGTTATTTTTGGAATGCCTTATATGAGTGAAAAGATACAAAATGTATATAATAAAATAAAAGAACTGCCGTATGAAGTAGATGCGATTGGTTTTTACATTTTAGAAAAAACAAAACTCCTAGGGATTTTGAAGTGTGTTCACGCGGCAAATGAAACCATTTTTAAAATAAAAGCAAATATTGAAGAAGATATTTATAGTTTATATTGCAAATCAACAAATAATGATAGTACTGAGTTTTATGGTTATGCTGGAATATTTGATTATAAAACAAGTGTTTTTATGAATACTCAATTTAGAACTATAAAAGAAAATCACAATTTAGATCTATTAGAAATGAGTGATTGCGAAGAAGAGTTTGAAAATATTAAAGAAGACAAATTTGTAAATTTAAAAAAAATAATGTATATGAAATGTAAATATAATAAAAAATTTAAAAAATGGCAGCCGTTTGAAGTAGTTCAGTTTGGAGAGAAGCTATTGTCAAAAAAAGACATTAATTATTTGGAATACAATTATTAGAATATTAGAATATTAGAATATTAGAATATTAGAATATTAGAATATTAGAAGGTTGATATATATATTTATATAATATAAATATATGAGTACAAAAAAAAAATATCGGGTTCCACCTTTAAACTTAGACGTTCCAAAAAGAGATAGTATAATTGGCGAGATTACAATCAGTCCACCCTCAAACTCAGATACTATAATCAGTCCACTGTCAAACCCAGATACTATAATCAGTCCACTAGTTAGTCCACTAATCAGTCCACTCTCTCACCCAGATAGACGCGGCCCTTTTATAAATAGTATTAGATTAAGTAGTTCACTAAATTATTCCAAGATAAAAGATTTTCCAATATTTTGGTCTGGTTTTTTTCTTGATAATCTTGAACTAAATGACATTGAAAATGGGTTTGAAACAAAAGGTGAACTTTTGGTAGAAAAAATGAAGAAAACATCTAAACTCATTAATGGTTATACTAGTCTTGATGTTATAGATTATAGTGATGATGAAGATAATGAAGAGAATACAAAAGAAAACATTCTAACAGTTGTTACTGGACGGGATTCATTGATATCAGTAGATGAATCCTTAATCTCGACGCCACGCAGCAGCCTCAGCAATTTAAGTAGTTTAAGCGGCTTAAGCGGCCTTAACAGCACACAACGCACCATACAACGCGCCACAAAAAAACAATCAACAGCTGATAAAATTATAGAGTCAGGTAAATTGTTTTCTGAAAAGTTTACAAGATTAGCTTTAAAATCTAATCCTAAGAATATAGGTTTATTTGTTAATTGCACCCCCGCAGATTTTGTTAATAAAATTTTTTATAAACTAGAGTTTGATATTATACAAAAGCATTATGAAGATATTAAACAAAAAGTAAAAATATATATTTTTAACTTGAAAAATATGAATTGTTTTTATATAAAACCAACATTTGAACTATTACTTGCACGGTTAAATAGTAAAATATCAGATATTCAATTAAAACAAATTATGAAAGATAAGATTAAACCACTTCTTATAAAATTAGAAAAAAATAATTGTTATGAGGCTAAAGCGTTTGTTATAAGCCAAATTGAAAGAATAAAACAGATTCCTATAGGTGAATATAGTAGATATTCATATAAAGATCCAAAAAAACGAAAAATATTCTTTACTAATATTATTATTAATCCAATTCTTGAAAAATTGCAAAATATTAAGTGTAGTAGTATTAAAATACAATTTCAAAAACAAATAAATGATTTTCTAAAAAGTGACTTTAATGCTAGTATTGAAAATATAGAGCTCACTTGGAAATTGCTAATTGGTATACTAAAAAACTTGCAAACAATTTTACATAATCACAATATTAACAATTGTGTTGAAATATATGATATACTTAAAAATATACTAATAATTGTAGAACATGAAAGTCCCCTTACTGCAAAAGAAAAAAATGACATTACAGCATTTTTTATTAAAGTTAACAAGATTTTGGATGATGAAAATAATAAAAATTGTTTTAATATAAAAAAACTGTTAGAAAAAAAAATTAAAAAGAATCTTAAAAAATCAAAAAAACTAGAAAAAAAAACTACTACCAAAAAAAATAAAAAAAAATACATTACATTTGAATGTTTTACATGTAATAGTTTGAAAGATTGTGCTAAAATTATAAATCAACAAATAAAGCTTTCTTCCGCTTTAAGATAATGAAATAATTTTATATATGTATTTATTATATGTATTATATATATATAATACATATATATATATAAAAGTATGTCTATACAAAAACCTATTATTCCTCCTTTAAATATATCAAAAGTACATACAAAAGGTGTTTTTTTAGATAGTATCAGGTTAAATAGTGCGCTAAATTATTATGATATAAAAGATTTTCCAATATGGTGGTCTGGGTTTTATGTTGATAATACTTTAGTAGATAATCAAATAAATAGTTTTAAAACAAAAAGAGAGCGTACAAAAAAACAAATGTTAGCTGTCTCTCGGAAAACTCGTGGGTTTAGTTGTCTAGATCTGAAACCATTTTTAAATCAGCAAAATGAGTTTCAAAATACTCACACTATTGCAATTACTAGCCATGATTCATTTATATCATTTGATAAAGAGTTAACTAATTTTTTAGATTCACAAGGCTATTGCGTCGACTCTACTAATATCCCTATATATAGTCCCAGAAGTCGCCCAACACGCCTTGGTACACAACGGGGGCAGCATATCCCATTAGGCCTTGGTACGCAACGGGGGCAACATAGCCCAACCCGCCGCGCTACACAACAGGGGCAGCATAGCCCAACCCGCCGCGCTACACAACGCAAATCAAAATCTGGTGTAACTATGAATCAAGATAATGATTTTTCTAGAAAATTTACAAAATTAGCGTTAGAGTCTAGTCCTGAAAATATAGGGTTATTTGTTAATTGCACGCCAGCACAGTTTATTGAAAAAATTTTTTATAATATAGAGTTTGATATCATACGAGCCCATTATGAAACTATAAAAAAAAATGTAAACTTATTTATTTTTAACATAAGCCCTAATAAATGTTATGATATAAAAGAAAAAATACAATTAATAATTCAAGATTTAAAATATAATAAATTAGAAAACAATACAATAACTGATATTAATTCAATTATTGAAATATTAGAAGATAAAAATTGTTATCAAACAATAAGAATAGTTGATCAAATAAAAGAACAAATTGACTTATTAGATTCTAAATTACAAAAAAATAAATCATATAAATTAACAACTTACTTTAAAACTGATGTTGTTAAAGATGCTATGATGGACACATTTAATACATCATTATTAACATCATTAGATGAATTGTTAAAAAATAAAAATTGTTTTTTTATTACAAAAAAGTTTGAAAAAAAAATAAACGCTTTAAAAGAAAAGAAGATTACAACTAATAATCTGCCAAAGACATTAAAAGAGATTAAAGAAAAACAAGAAAAATTAATAGAGTTACAAACTAGTCTAAGTAACTATTTTAAAGAAAATGATGAAGATTGTTTTGACATATATAATAACCTAAAAAAAATACTAAAAACACTAAATAGTAAATCACCAGTTGATATTGATAAAATAAAACTTGTGTTAGAAGAAATTAATCAACAGCTGGATGACGCAAATAATAGAAGTTGTTTTGAGATAACAAAACTGCTTAAAGAAAAACAAAAAGCAGACGAAAAATACATTACTTTTTATTGCAATACGTGTAATAGTTTGGCAGATTGTGCGATTATTATAAATCAAAAAATAAAGAATCCAGAGTAATAATAGTAATAATAAAAAATTGAAATAATAATTATTATATTAATTATTTCAATTTAAAATGACGAGCGTTACTAAAAAGATTAAAGAGATTATTGGCCTAATTGACCGTTCTGGTTCAATGGGTGGAAAAGAGATTGACACTATTAATGGGATTAATACAATGTTAACAGAATTAAAACAAAATGCGGATCCAGAGTTGGAAGTGCGCGTATCGATTAAATATTTTAATGACACCGAAACTCTAGTTTTGCGCTCCGTCCCTTTAGAAAGTGTATCTCTATTAGATGTTGATAGTTATGTTCCAGATGGACAAACCGCGCTGTTGGATACATTGGGCAAAACATTACAATATTTTATGGAAAAATATTTAAAAGATAATAATGCTTATTATAGTTGTATTATTTATCTAGCAACAGATGGAATAGATACTTGTAGTACTATTTACAGCAAATCAAGTATTAAAAAACTCATAACAACGGCTAAAGATAAGTATAATATTGAAGTAATTTATTTAGGCGCAAATCAAGATGCTATTTCAGAAGCAAGCACTATTGGCATCCCAGAGTCTCAAGCAATTAACTATAGTGAAGATTACGAGTCAACCCAATCAGTATACAGAGCAGTTGCCCGTATAGCGTCTTCTACTCAAAGAAAATTAACCAAAGATTTTGGATTTTCACCAGCAGAACGCAGTCGTTCTAATAACAAATAAATACAAATAAATACAAATAAATACAAATAAATACAAATAAGTAGTGAGGTGTTATTATAAAGAAATAGTTTAATAGTTTAATATTTTAATATTTCTTTATAATAATGAATATTATTAATAAACCTAAAACTCCATATATAGAAACATATTCTAAAAATCTAGTAGATGGAAAAATAAATCCATTAAAAAGAACATCTTATAAAAAATTAATTAATATTAATTCAAGATTTAGAGATAATTATACAACTTGTCCATCTACTAATTTTTTTTTTAATTTTCCAGAGATTATCAATAAAGTTGTATCTATGAGATTAAATAATATACTATTGCCTAATTTTATATATACTGTAAATAGCAATACTGGTTCTGATAACTTTACTATAATTATTACAAAATCAGATGAATCCATTGTTACAAAAATAATTAAAATACCAAATGGCAGTTATAGCCCACAAAAAATAGTTACTAAAATTAATAGTATTATATCAAACTCAGTAATTGAAAATATGAATTATATAGTTTTAAAATATGATGATACAACCTCTAAAATGAGTTTCGACATCTCATGGAATGCGGCGGCTATGACTAATATTACAGAAGTAACATTTGATTTTTCTTATAAAGAACCAACAAGACAATCAAACAATGTTAATCATTTGTATAATCAAATTAGTAATAATATTTATAAAGATCAATTGACTTTAGGATGGCTTCTTGGGTTTAGAGGTAATTATATAAATAATGCTACCACAACTACTACCAGTACTATTACTAGTAGTACTAATGTTCAACAAAATACTTTAAATGCAATACGAAATAGACATTCTACATTATTAATTAAAAAGAATGGAGAACAATATTTAGAAAAAAATAATTATTGTTGTGAGAATACCTCAACTACAATAAACAATATGTTTATTTATAACTGCGAATCTTCAGATTTAGTTCTTGAATCTGAATCTATTTTTGACCCTATAGTTAATAGATATTTTATGCTTTCAGTTAATGATTTTCAAAACAATCATAATAGATGTTTAATATCACCAAGTCTCTCTGAAAGTATGGCTGACACTAATTTATTAGCTAAGGTTTATTCCAACTCTAGTGAAACTTTTTATGAAAACCCAGAACGATTATATTTTGGCCCAAGCAATCTCTCTAGATTGCATATTAAATTATTAGATGAGTTTGGCCGAATTGTAGACTTAAATAACGGTGACTTCTCTTTTAGTTTAGAGATTGAAATATTATATGATTTATAAAACTTTAAAAAAGTTTTATATCAAATAAAAACTTTTTAAAACTTTTATTTAAAGTTTTAAAATATAGATAATAATTATAAATATTATGTTGTATTACGAGTTTAGTGAAACAACGAATCAATCTATGGCTATTAATATTAATAATTATGTAAACACTGGAGATACTGGTTCTACTGGAGTAAATAATGGTGGTGCTGGAGCAACTGGAGCAACTGGAGCAACTGGAGCAACTGGAGCAACTGGAGCAACTGGAGCAACTGGAGCAACTGGAGCAACTGGACCAGTTGGAGCACCAGGACCAAATGGGGGAGCTACTGGTGCAACTGGATCTACTGGATCTACCGGATCTACTGGCGCAACTGGATCTACTGGCGCAACTGGATCTACTGGCGCAACTGGCTCTAGAGGCGCAACAGGCGCAACTGGCGCAACTGGTTCTACAGGTGCAACTGGTTCAACTGGAGCAACTGGTGCAACTGGCGCAACTGGAGCAACTGGTTCTACTGGCGCAACTGGTTCTACTGGCGCAACTGGAGCAACTGGTGCAACTGGCGCAACCGGAGCAACCGGAGCAACCGGAGCAACCGGAGCAACTGGAGCAACCGGAGCAACTGGAGCAACCGGAGCAACTGGAGCAACAGGACCAGCCGGCCCTGCCACTGCTGCAATCATACCAGCACATTCTATTTTAGGAACTGATATAGCAGAAAATACTATAACATCATTTAATATAGCAGATGGGACTATTAGAGGAACTGATATAGCGTGTGCGACTATTACAGGGTCTAATATTGCTGTTATAACTATTACATCCTCTAATATAGCAGATGGGACTATTTTAGGAACTGATATTGCGGGTTCTACTATTACAGGTTCTAATATTGCAGTTGGAACTATAACCTCCTCTAATATATTAGACGGAACTATTTTAGGAACAGATATATCAGGTGCTACTATTACAGGTTCTAATATTGCTGTTGGAACTATTTTAATTGATAATTTGAATGCTTCTACAATTGCGGCTTTACTAGCGACTGGAGTAACTGGTGCATTAGGAGCAACTGGTTCTACAGGAGCAACCGGTGCAACTGGTTCTACAGGAGCAACCGGTTCTACAGGAGCAACCGGTGCAACTGGTTCTACAGGAGCAACTGGTTCTACAGGAGCAACTGGTTCTACAGGAGCAACCGGTTCTACAGGAGCAACCGGTGCAACTGGTTCTACAGGAGCAACTGGTTCTACAGGTGCAACTGGTGCAACTGGTTCTACAGGAGCAACTGGTGCAACTGGTTCTACAGGTGCAACTGGTTCTACTGGAGCAACTGGTGCAACCGGAGCAACTGGTGCAACCGGAGCAACTGGTGCAACCGGAGCAACTGGTGCAACCGGAGCAACTGGAGCAACCGGAGCAACTGGTGCAACTGGTTCTACCGGTGCAACTGGTTCTACAGGTGCAACTGGTGCAACTGGTTCTACAGGTGCAACTGGTTCTACAGGTGCAACTGGTTCTACAGGAGCAACCGGAGCAACTGGTTCTACAGGTGCAACTGGTGCAACTGGTTCTACAGGTGCAACTGGTTCTACAGGTGCAACTGGTTCTACAGGAGCAACTGGAGCAACCGGAGCAACTGGATCAACTGGATCAACTGGAGCAACCGGAGCAACTGGATTAACTAATACATATTATACTTTTGCGGTAGGTAACACTCTTACTGGACCATCTACAGAATCTTATTTTGGTAGTTATGTAGAAATATCGGGTGATGGCAATACAATAGCAGTTTGGTTATCACCCGGTGGTGGGGGTGGAGTAGCTATATATAGGTTGAATGAAAATAGACAATGGATACAGCTTGGCACTACACTTACTGTAAATAGTGGTGTTAATGGCAGCATAGCATTATCAAATGATGGAAATACAGTTGCTCTAGGCGTTGCAAATTCTGCTAATGGAATGGTTAGAATATATAAATGGACTACAGTATGGAGTACGGTTGCTACATTTAGTGGTGAGTTTGTTCAGGATTGGTTTGGATCAGCTCTATCATTTGATCTTAATGCAACTACATTAGCTATAGGTATTGCACAAGGCGATGAAGGAGCAACTACTAATGTTGGAAAGGTTAATATATATAAATTTACTACTTCTTGGATATTCTCAACTTCAATACCAGCTACTGCAGGCGTAACTACAAGTGATAGAAAAGGTATATCAGTATCTTTATCTGGCAGCGGTACACGGATTGTTGTTGGGTCTGATTGGGCTGACAGCGGAGGTTCAACTGATATAGGGTTAATTCAAATATATCATAATACAACTGAAAGCACCTGGACTTTAATGGCTAGCTTTAATGGAACCATAGGGGTAGGAATAAATTATTTTGGTTATGCAACAAAAATATCACAAGATGGGAACACTCTTATAGCAGGAGGCTTTGCTGCCTCATCTAACGCTGGATATGCTCAAGTATATAGATTTAATAATAATTCTTGGACACTATTAGGAAGTCAGATTTATACATCACCAGATGTAAAAACAGGATTTTCAGTTTCCATAAATAGTAATGGAAGTATGATTGCTGTAGGCGCGCCAGGATCAAATAGCAATATGGGAAATATTAGAGTTTATAATTTTAATGGAACTAATTGGACACAAATTGCTATTATAGAAGGAACAATTACAAATGAACAATTCGGGGCAGGATGCGCATTAAACCCTCAAGGAAATATGATAGTTTGCAGCGGTTTTACTCAAACTACCAACACTGGTAGCGTAAAAGTATTCCAAATTGAATCATCTGGTTCTGGTGCAATTATACCCGCTGGTTCTATAACTGACACTAATATAGCAGTTGGAACTATTACAGAAGCAAAATTAACAACTGCACTCCAGACAAAATTAAATGTTAATAAGATAAACCTTAATTTTCCTACTAGCGGTCTAACTTCTATTAAAAAATCAATAATATACACAACTCCCACTACACTTACACAGAGTAATATTACTGCGCAAATAGACAATGTAGCCAATATTCAACAAGTTTATACATTCGGTCAGAGTATTCCTAATCGTTGGGTCGCAGTAGGAGAAGAAACCCATAAGATTGCTTACTCGTCTGACGGTATTACTTGGATACCATCTGCAAATGGTAACAGTATATTTACAACTGCAGCAAGAGATGTAGCGTATAATGGAACTCTTTGGATTGCAGTAGGACAAGGAACAACTAATAGTATTGCTTACTCATATGATGGTATTAATTGGACTGGAGTTCCAAATAGTAAGACCAATATATTTACAACTGGAGGATATGGTGTAGCATATAATGGAAGTATTTGGGTTGCAGTAGGAAATGGAGGAAATAGGATTGCTTACTCGTATGACGGCATTAATTGGTTTGTAGTTTCAGGTAGTAGTGCCAATATCTTTACAAGTGCCGGAACTGGTGTAGCATGGAACGGAACTCGTTGGGTCGCAGTAGGAGAAGGAGCAAACTCTATTGCTTACTCGTCTAATGGTATTACTTGGATACAGTCTTCAAATGGTAACGACATCTTTACGACTGCTGGAAACAGGGTAGCGTGGAATGGAACTTTATGGATCGCAGTAGGAGAAGGAACAACTAACACTATTGCTTACTCTTCTGATGGTATTACTTGGAATGGGGTTCCAAATAGTAAAACCCAGATATTTACAAGTTCAGGAAAAGATGTAGCGTGGAATGGAACTCTTTGGGTTGCAGTAGGAAATGGAGGAAATAGGATTGCTTACTCATATGATAGTATTAATTGGATTGCGTCTTCGAGTGGTAACAACATCATTACATCTGAATGCAGAGGGGTAGCGTGGAATGGAACTATGTGGGTTGCAGTAGGATCTGGAACAAATAGAATTGCTTACTCGTATAATGGTATTACTTGGTATAGCTCTTCAAATGGTAACACTATCTTTATAAATGCCGGAATTGGTGTAGCATTTAATTCAGACCGTCCAAACCGCATTGTATTTCCGTCTAATTTAATAGTTGCAGTAGGAAATGGAGCTGGAATTGGATATACTATTGCTTACTCATATGATGGTATTACTTGGAATGTGGTTTCAGATAGTTATACCAATATATTTACTGAGCGCGGAAGAGATGTAGCGTGGAATGGAACTATGTGGGTCGCAGTAGGATCTGGAACGAACTCTATTGCTTACTCATATAATGGTATTAATTGGAACTCAGTTCCAAGTAGTACCAATATATTTAGTGATGGACGAGGTATAGCATGGAATGGAACTATGTGGGTCGCAGTAGGATCAAATGGAGCATATAGTATTGCTTACTCATCTAATGGTATTACTTGGAATGGGGTTCCAGATAGTAATACCAATATATTTAATTTTGGATATGATGTAGCGTATAATGGAACTCTTTGGGTCGCAGTAGGAACCGGAGCAAACTCTATTGCTTACTCGTATAATGGTATTAATTGGAACGGTGTTCCAAGTAGTACCAATATATTTAATGTTGGAATTAGTGTAGCATGGAATGGAACTCTTTGGATTGCATTAGGAAATGGAAATTATAGTATTGCGTACTCGTCTAATGGTATTAATTGGAATGAGATTCAATCTAGTAGTAGCAATATATTTGTTATTGGATATGATGTAGCATATAATGGAACTCTTTGGGTCGCAGTAGGAGCAGGAACATTAAATAAGATTGCTTACTCGTATGATGGTATTACTTGGACTGGATCTTCAAGTGGTAATAGCATCTTTACATCTGGATTCGGTGTAGCGTGGATTGGAACTATGTGGGTCGCAGTAGGAAGTGGAACATCTAATAGTATTGCTTACTCATATGATGGTATTAATTGGAATGGTGTTCCAAATAGTACTACCAATATATTTATAAATGGTGAGGGTGTAGCGTGGAATGCGGGTATAGGTGGTGTCTTTATGCAGAGATCTTTAATAATCGCTGGCTTAGTTAGAGGAAATGTTAATCCAAATGTTATGAATTACTCGATTGATGATGGTAACAGTTGGAATGAGATTCCTGGAGTTCATCTCATTTTTGATAATCGAGTATTAGATATAAAGTATAATGGAACTATATGGGTAGCTCTAGGAAATGGTCCAAACTATATTGCTTACTCTACAGATGGTTTTAATTGGAGTGGGTCTTCGAGCGGAAACAGTATATTAACCAACGAAGGACGTGCCGCAGCGTATAATGGAACTATGTGGGTTGCTGTAGGACTAGGAACTACTAATATTGCTTATTCAACAAATGGTATTAATTGGTCTTCGAGTAATACCAGTATTGGAGGTAGTGGAGCAGGCCAGGGTGGATATGATGTAGCGTGGAATGGAACTCGTTGGGTCGCAGTAGGTGTAGGAGGAAATAATAATAAAATTGTTTACTCAACCGATGGTATCAATTGGATTGCATCTTCAAATGGTGGTAGTATCTTTACAAGTGTATATGGTGTAGTGTGGATTGGAACTCGTTGGGTTGCAGTAGGAAATGGAACATTTACTATTGGTTACTCAGATGATAACGGTAATACTTGGATTGGGTCTTCAAGTGGTACTGCAATTTTAAATAATTCGGTATATTCTATTGCGTGGAATGGAAGTCTCTTGGTTGCAGCAGGACGAGGAAATAACTTTACTATAGCTTTCTCGTCGGATGGCATTAATTGGACCGGAGCATCAAATAGCAGTAGTATCATAGATTATATTGCAAATAAAATAATATGGACTGGAACTCGTTGGGTAGTAGTAGGAGAGTCAAATCAATATAGAATTGCTTACTCGTATGATGGTAATATTTGGACGGGAGTTCTTTTATCTAGTGATCCGCTTGCTGGAGCATGGGTACAATGTCTGGCATTAGGTAAGACTAGCTCGATACCTAATTTACTATTAAACAAATACGGTTCAGGACTAAGTAATAAGTTGGATATAGTGGCCGATAAGTATTATAATCAAGGCTATAGTAATTTAACACTGACATTTTAATCTCCGTTATATAGATACAGTTAAAAAAATCTCATATGATCCAGACATATTACTATATTTATATATATATGAAGTTGCTAATATAAAGAGTTAATATTCAAGAATCTGAGCAGCCAACTATTTCAGTATTTATAACATTTATTATATTTATTATATTTATAATATTTATCATATTTATAATATTTATTATATTTATAAATATAATGTTATATAACGAGTTTACTAAAACAAGAAGTCAACCTACGGCTATTAGTATTAGTAATTATATAAGCAATGGAGATACAGGTTCAATGAATGGAAGTGGTGCGACTGGTGCGACTGGTGCGACTGGTGCGACTGGTGCTACAGGACCACAAGGCTTACAAGGTGCTATAGGACCGCAAGGTGCTCAGGGAGATCCAGGAGCTGACGGAGATCAAGGAGATCCAGGAGATCAAGGAGCAACCGGAGCAACTGGAGCAACCGGAGCAACCGGAGCAACTGGCGCAACCGGAGCAACCGGAGCAACTGGATCTACCGGTGCAACCGGAGCAACCGGAGCAACCGGAGCAACTGGCGCAACCGGATCAACTGGATCAACTGGATCAACTGGATCAACTGGAGCAACCGGAGCAACTGGAGCAACCGGAGCAACCGGAGCAACTGGATTAACTAATACATATTATACTTTTGCGGTAGGTAACACTCTTACTGGACCATCTATAAACTCTTATTTTGGTAGTTTTGTAGAAATATCGGGGGATGGCAATACAATAGCAGTTTGGTTGGCTCCGGGTGGCGGGGGTGGAGTTGCTATATATAGATTGGATGTAAATAGACAATGGATACAGCTTGGTAATACACTTACTATAAATAGTGGTTATAATGGCAGCATAGCATTATCAAATGATGGAAATACAGTTGCTTTAGGTGTTGTTAATTCTGCTAGTGGGATGGTTAGAATATATAAATGGACTACAGTATGGAATACGGTTGCTACATTTAGTGGTGAGTTTGCGGGTGATTGGTTTGGATCCGCGGTATCTTTAGATTTAAATGCAACTACCTTAGCGATTGGAATACCACAAGGCGAGGCAGGAGCCACTACTAATGCTGGAAAGGTTAATATATATAAATTTACTACTTCTTGGGTATTCTCATATTCAATACCAACTACTGCTTGTGAACTTGTAAATGATAGAAAAAGTATATCGGTTGCATTATCTGGTACTGGTAATAGACTTATTGTTGGTTCTGATTCTACATCTATGGACGGATCACCGTTGGTTGGATTAATTCAAATATATCATAATATAAACGGAAGTTCGTGGACTTTGATTGCTATTTTTAATGGAACTGCTGGAATAGGAACAAATTATTTTGGTTATGCAACAAAAATATCACAAGATGGGAATACTGTTATCGCAGGAGGATGGGCCGCTTCATCTAATGCTGGATATGCTCGAGTATATAGATTTAATGATAATTGTTGGACACTATTAGGAAGTCAAATTTATACATTATCAGATGTAAAAACAGGGTTTTCGGTATCAATAAATAGCAATGGAAGTATGATTGCTGTAGGTGCTCCAGGATCAAATGGCAGTTTGGGAAATGTTAGACTTTATAAATTTAATGGAACTAATTGGATACAAATTGCTATTATAGAAGGAACAATTACAAATGAACAATTAGGCGCTGGATGCGCGTTAAATCCTCAAGGAAATATGATTGCTTGCAGCGGTTTTACTCAAAGTACCAATACTGGTAGCGTAAAAGTATTCCAAATTGAATCGGCTGCTTCTGGCTGGGTTAATATTATTACTGGAGATACTGGGCCAACTGGTCCGGTTGGAGACAAAGGACCAGACGGGGGATCAACTGGTTCTACTGGTTCTACTGGTTCAACTGGAGCAACTGGTTCAACTGGAGCAACTGGAGCAAGTGGTTCTAATGGAGCAACTGGTTCAACTGGTTGTACAGGAGCTACTGGAGCAACTGGTTCTACTGGTTCTACTGGAGCAACTGGAGCAACTGGCGCAACTGGTTCAACTGGTGCAACTGGTGCAACTGGTGCAACTGGTGCAACTGGTGCAACTGGAGCAACGGGTGCAACTGGAACAACTGGAGCTACTGGCTCTACCGGAGCAACCGGAGCAACTGGAGCAACTGGTGCAACTGGGGCAACTGGTGCAACTGGAGCAACTGGAGCAACTGGTACAACTGGGGCAACTGGTACAACTGGAGCAACTGGTGCAACTGGTGCTACAGGAGCAACCGGTGCAACTGGAGCAACTGGCTCTACTGGTGCAACTGGTACAACTGGAGCAACTGGAGCAACTGGAGCAACAGGAGCAACAGGATCAACAGGATCAACTGGATCAACTGGATCAACCGGAGCAACTGGAGCTACTGGTTCTACAGGAGCAACCGGTTGTACTGGAGCAACTGGTTGCACCGGAGCAACTGGTTCTACCGGAGCAACTGGTTCAACTGGAGGAAGAGGAGCAACTGGAGCAACCGGTGCAACTGGTTCTACCGGAGCAACTGGAGCTACTGGAGCTACTGGAGCTACTGGAGCTACTGGAGCTACTGGAGCTACTGGTTGTACAGGAGCAACTGGAGCAACTGGTTGTACAGGAGCAACTGGAGCAACTGGAGCAACTGGAGCAACTGGAGCAACTGGAGCTACTGGGCCCACTGGACCTGTCACTCAATCAATTATATTTGAAAATTCTATTAATTCATCTCATATTATAGATGGCGCTATTTTAGAAAATAAAATAGCAGATTTAGCAGTTACTAATGTTAAATTAGGTGCTGATGTTAATTCTGTAATTACAGATTTAACAACAAGAATAGAAACACTAGAAAAAACTGCTATTACAAGAACTATTGATACAATCGTAACAAATGCTGTAAATGAGTTTCCTATATCAATAGATTTAGTAAATAGTGAAAGTATTGAAATAAAGATTTATTTAAAAGCAACCGGAACAAATAATAGAATGTTACAAATATTATATAATACTGCATCGGCGCAATATCAATATTTTTCTGAATATAATGGTTTTCTTATGTCTGCAACTAATCCTGTTATTGTAGAATATTTAAGTCAACAATTTCATAATGGTAATGTTTTAGTTAATATGGAAACGGCAGAATTAAGCAACATTATTACTATTAATATAAATAGAACATTTGATGTGAATACTCCAAGTCAACGAATATATATGTATGTTCAAGGATTATATAATTACACTGGACGAGGAACCGCGCGAAGCGAAATAACAATGATGAATAATACTGCTATTCCTACTGCTCTTGTTATAAAAATGTTTGGGACAGGAACAACAAATTTATCTGCCTCCTATAGTTTATCATATGATAGAAGAATAATTTCATTGTAAGACATTATTATTTTTATTATATTTATTATTTTTATTATTTTTATTATTTTTATTATATTTATAATAAATATAATAATGTCTTACAATGAAATTATAACAATTAATACTAATAATAGTTCATTAACAACCTCTGTAATAAATACTACTAATTCACTTGAAATTAATAACTATATAAATATTGAAGTCGATAATGATGAACCTAATATTGGAAATGGTGCAACTGGGGCAACTGGACCAACCGGGCCATCTGGTGGAACAACTGGACCAACCGGACCAGTAGGACCAACAGGGCCAATTGGGCCAATCGGACCAACTGGGCCAACTGGACCCGAAGGAAACAAAGGACCAGAAGGCGGAGCAACTGGAGCAACTGGTGCAATAGGACCAATCGGAGCTACCGGCGCAGTAGGACCAAGAGGTTCCAGAGGACCAACAGGACCAATTGGACCATCTGGACCCTCTGGACCCTCTGGACCCTCTGGACCCTCTGGACCATCTGGACCATCTGGGCCAACTGGGCCAACTGGGCCAACTGGGCCAACTGGGCCTACTGGACCCACTGGACCCACTGGACCCACTGGACCCACTGGACCAACTGGACCCACTGGACCAACTGGACCCACTGGACCAACTGGACCCACTGGACCAACTGGAGCAACTGGAGCAACCGGAGCAACCGGAGCAACCGGAGCAACTGGAGCAACTGGAGCAACTGGAGCAACTGGAGCAACTGGAGCGACTGGAGCGACTGGAGCAACTGGAGCAACTGGAGCAACTGGTTCCATTGGTTTAACTGGTTCTACTGGTGCTACAGGAGCAACTGGAACTACCGGAGCAACTGGTTCTACTGGAGCAACTGGTTCTACTGGATCAACTGGTTCTACTGGATCAACTGGTGCGACTGGCGCAACTGGTTCAACTGGTTCTACAGGAGCAACTGGAGCAACTGGTGCAACTGGTTCAACTGGTGCAACTGGATCAACAGGATCAACTGGAGCAACTGGAGCAACAGGATCAACTGGAGCAACAGGATCAACTGGAGCAACTGGAGCAACCGGAGCAACCGGAGCAACCGGAGCAACTGGTGCAACTGGTGCAACTGGGGCAACTGGTGCAACTGGGGCCACTGGTGCAACTGGTGCAACTGGTGCAACTGGGGCAACTGGTTCTACTGGCGCAACTGGTTCTACAGGAGCAACTGGAGCAACTGGAGCAACTGGAGCAACTGGAGCAACTGGAGCAACTGGAGCAACTGGTGCCACTGGAGCAACTGGAGCAACTGGAGCAACTGGAGCAAGAGGTCAAAGAGGGGCCACTGGAGCAACCGGAGCAACTGGAGCAACCGGAGCAAGAGGCCCCGCCGCAAGAGGAGATCCAGGAGCAACCGGATCAACCGGATCAACCGGTTCAACTGGGGCAACTGGGGCAACTGGGGCAACTGGGGCAACTGGGGCAACCGGATCAACCGGAGCAACCGGACCAATCGGACCAGCAGGACAAAATGGGTCAGCTTTATCACTTAAAACAGGAATGATTAAGGTAAAATTGTTGAATACAAATACCAACCTAATATCGTCGGGGGATACTGTAGAGAATACCTCAAGTAATATGTTTTCATCTGCTGTAGCAAGTGATGGTGGCATACTCACTGTTACACTTGCATATCCTTATTCTTGGCACTCTACTGTAGATGGTAGGCGTGTAGTTAATTGGAGTGGTACAATGTTAAAAGTTTCATATAGTGAGAGTAGTCAATCTCAATTTAAATTAAATATATATTCAATTCCATCACTTGAATCAACAATTACTGATATAGCAGTTTCAATGCAAATAATTTCAGAAACTGAAGCTCAGTTTTATCATACAGTATCTGCATCGCCAGCTCAGCCACTATATGTTCCTCCCAATAGTATATTTAAGGCTAATACACTTCCTAATTTTGGAATTATTTTTTTATTCACGTTTTTTAATTAATTTTTAATAAAATATTATATATAACATGCCTCTTAATCCCCCTTTATGTTTATATTGTTCAGGGCAAATAAATGGTTCTGTAGGTGGTCATTCTCCTGCAAATGGCTTTTTTGGATTTAACATTACATTATTAATGCCAAATGGACAAAGGTATCGCCATCCAACTGGTCCAGTTTTAAGCTACAATTTTACGAATTTAAAAAAAGGAATGTATTTTAGTAATGACATAAATGGAAAGGGTCGTGCTTGGCGTATAACAATGGTTCAAATCATAACCCCCAGCTCTGCAATATTACTTCTTGAAGATGTTAATAAATATAATTTAATGACAACTACAACAACATTTGATAATGCTTCACCAGGAAGTTCAAGTGGTTATATATATGAACTTAATACTTTAGGGCTACCAATATTACCAGATATTTCACAAACTCCAACACCACAATTTGTTTCGCAACAAATTTCTAGATTTTTAGCATCTAGCACAGCAGATGGAAAAAATATAAAGTGGACAGCTGCTGATATATCAACATTAAATGTCGGAAATACTATATATTTTGACAGCACAACTTTAACATTTAAAAAAAGTAATAATAGTCAAGCTAAAGTTTCGGTTGGGATTGTAGGAATGATTGGCCCAGAGGCAAACTATTTTACATTTGAACCATTTGGAACATTTTATGAAGATGTAGCAAGTTTTTTTGGTAATAGTAGTAGTGATAGATTTTTACGCAATATACCAGGAGTTGTTCCTGGTTCTTTAATATATATTAATACAAATGATGATGCAAATAGTTATACTACAGTTATGCCAACTGAAAATGCATTACCTATATGGCTATATTTAGGACCAACTACTTATGGTACTGAAATGGCAATATTGGATCCTTTTTTATCATCTGCGGGAACAGGTGCAACTGGCTCAACTGGCGCTACCGGTCCTCGTGGACCTTCCGGTGGTAATCATTTTTATTTTGGAGAAACAGGAGCTACAGGATCAACTGGTTCAACTGGTTCAACTGGTTCAACTGGTTCTACTGGATCAACTGGTTCAACCGGATCAACTGGTTCAACTGGTTCTACAGGATCAACTGGTTCTACAGGAGCAACTGGGTCAACTGGCTCAACTGGTTCAACTGGATCAACTGGTTCAACCGGATCAACTGGTTCTACAGGAGCAACTGGGTCAACTGGCTCCACCGGCTCCACCGGCTCTACTGGAGCAACTGGTTCTACCGGGTCAACTGGTTCTACCGGGTCAACTGGCTCCACCGGCTCCACCGGCTCTACTGGAGCAACTGGTTCTACTGGAGCAACTGGAGCCACCGGATCTACCGGATCTACTGGAGCAACTGGTTCAACCGGTGCAACTGGTTCAACTGGTGCAACCGGAGCAACTGGAGCTACTGGAGCAACTGGTTCTACTGGAGCAACTGGCTCTACTGGCGCAACTGGCTCTACTGGTGCAACTGGCTCTACCGGATCTACCGGATCTACTGGAGCAACTGGTTCAACCGGTGCAACTGGTGCAACTGGCTCCACCGGTTCAACTGGTTCAACTGGCTCCACCGGTTCAACTGGTTCAACTGGCTCCACCGGTTCAACTGGATCAACCGGAGCAACTGGTTCAACTGGTGCAACTGGTGCTACTGGTGCTACTGGTGCTACTGGTGCTACTGGTGCAACTGGTTCAACTGGCTCCACCGGTTCAACTGGAGATACCGGCGCAACTGGCGCAACTGGCGCAACTGGAGCAACTGGTGCGACTGGAGCAACTGGTGCAACCGGAGCGACTGGTTCAACTGGTGCAACTGGCTCTACCGGAGCAACTGGTTCAACTGGATCTACTGGAGCAACTGGTGCAACCGGAGCAACAGGAGCAACTGGCTCCACCGGTTCAACTGGAGATACAGGAGCAACTGGTGCGACTGGAGCAACTGGTGCTACTGGTGCTACTGGTGCTACTGGTGCTACTGGAGCAACTGGTTCAACTGGAGCAACTGGTTCTACTGGAGCAACCGGGGCTACCGGAGCAACCGGGGCAACCGGAGCAACAGGAGCAACTGGTTCAACTGGAGCAACTGGTTCTACTGGAGCAACCGGGGCTACCGGAGCAACCGGGGCAACCGGAGCAACAGGAGCAACTGGCTCCACCGGTTCAACTGGAGATACAGGAGCAACTGGTGCGACTGGAGCAACTGGTGCTACTGGTGCTACTGGTGCTACTGGTGCTACTGGAGCAACTGGTTCAACTGGAGCAACTGGTTCTACTGGAGCAACCGGGGCTACCGGAGCAACCGGGGCAACCGGAGCAACAGGAGCAACTGGTTCAACTGGAGCAACTGGTTCTACTGGAGCAACAGGAGCAACTGGCTCTACTGGTTGTACTGGTGCAACTGGTGCAACTGGCTCTACTGGCGCAACTGGTTCTACTGGCGCAACTGGAGCAACTGGTGCTACTGGAGCAACTGGCTCTACTGGCGCAACTGGTGCAACTGGTTCTACTGGATCAACTGGTGCAACTGGCTCTACTGGCGCAACTGGTGCAACTGGTTCAACTGGCTCCACCGGTTCAACTGGATCAACTGGAGCAACTGGAGCAACTGGAGCAACTGGTGCTACTGGAGCAACTGGATCAACCGGAGCAACTGGATCAACCGGAGCAACTGGTGCTACTGGTTCTACTGGTTCTACTGGAGCAACAGGTGCAACCGGGACAACGGGTTCAACCGGATCAACTGGATCAACCGGAGCAACCGGATCCACCGGTTCAACTGGCTCCACCGGTTCAACTGGTTCAACTGGTTCTACCGGAGCAACTGGAGCAACTGGTGCTACTGGAGCAACTGGTTCAACCGGAGCAACTGGTGCTACCGGATCCACCGGTTCAACTGGTTCAACTGGTTCTACCGGTGCAACTGGTGCTACTGGAGCAACTGGTTCAACCGGAGCAACTGGTTCTACTGGATCAACTGGTGCAACTGGTTCTACCGGAGCAACTGGTGCAACTGGTTCTACCGGCTCTACTGGTGCAACTGGTTCTACTGGAGCAACCGGTGCAACCGGTTCTACTGGAGCAACCGGTGCAACCGGTTCTACTGGAGCAACTGGAGCAACCGGTGCAACTGGCGCAACTGGAGCAACCGGTTCTACTGGAGCAACCGGTGCAACCGGTTCTACTGGAGCAACTGGTGCTACTGGTTCTACTGGAGCAACCGGAGCAACCGGTTCTACTGGAGCAACCGGTGCTACTGGCGCAACTGGTTCTACTGGAGCAACTGGTGCAACTGGTTCTACTGGAGCAACTGGTGCAACCGGTGCAACCGGTGCAACTGGTGCTACTGGATCAACTGGTTCTACTGGATCAACGGGCTCTACTGGTGCAACTGGAGCAACTGGTGCAACTGGTGCAACTGGTGCAACTGGTGCAACTGGTGCTACTGGTTCTACTGGAGCAACTGGTGCAACTGGTGCTACTGGTTCTACTGGAGCAACCGGCGCAACTGGATCAACCGGTGCAACAGGATCAACGGGTTCTACTGGATCAACTGGTTCTACCGGAGCAACTGGTGCAACTGGTTCAACCGGCGCAACTGGATCAACCGGTGCAACAGGATCAACGGGTTCTACTGGATCAACTGGTTCTACCGGAGCAACTGGTGCAACTGGTTCAACTGGTGCAACTGGTGCAACTGGTGCAACTGGTGCAACCGGTGCAACTGGCTCTACTGGTGCAACTGGAGCAACTGGAGCAACTGGAGCAACTGGTGCAACCGGGGCAACTGGATCAACCGGTGCAACTGGAGCAACTGGTTCTACCGGAGCAACTGGATCAACCGGTGCAACTGGTTCTACTGGCGCAACTGGCTCTACAGGAGCAACTGGAGCAACTGGTTCTACCGGAGCAACTGGATCAACCGGTGCAACTGGTTCTACTGGCGCAACTGGCTCTACAGGAGCAACTGGTTCTACCGGCGCAACTGGTTCTACTGGCGCAACAGGCGCTAATGGAGTTGGGTTTCCACAATTGATATCAACGAATGAACTTATAGAAAATATTAATAATGGAGTTATTACTGTAGTTTTGGTTGTAGATAAATTGGCTTTAGAAACAGCATATCGACCAGGAATGTATGTAAAAACATACGAAACCAATGAGCCAGGCAATTTTGCTATATCTACTATAATAAGTTATACACTTAATGAATTGACTCTTCAAATTGATTATGTCGAAGGGAATGAAAGAACAACAAATAATTTAACAACAGAGCTTTCTGGTAAAATGGGAACAACCGGCGCAACCGGAGCAACCGGATCAACCGGAGCAACCGGATCAACTGGTTCAACCGGAGCAACCGGTTCAACTGGTTCAACTGGTTCTACTGGAGCAACTGGTTCTACTGGAGCAACTGGTTCAACCGGTGCAACTGGTTCAACCGGTGCAACTGGTTCAACCGGAGCAACTGGTTCTACTGGAGCAACTGGTTCCACAGGAGCAACCGGAGCAACAGGAGCAACTGGCTCTACTGGATCCACTGGTTCAACAGGAGCAACTGGTTCAACTGGTTCAACTGGTTCAACTGGTTCAACTGGTTCTACCGGAGCAACTGGAGCAACTGGAGCAACTGGAGCAACTGGAGCAACTGGAGCAACTGGAGCAACTGGTTCAACTGGTTCAACTGGTTCAACTGGTTCTACCGGAGCAACTGGAGCAACTGGAGCAACTGGTTCAACTGGTTCAACTGGTTCAACTGGTTCTACCGGAGCAACTGGAGCAACTGGTTCAACAGGAGCAACCGGCTCAACTGGTTCAACTGGAGCAACTGGAGCAACTGGTTCAACAGGAGCAACCGGCTCAACTGGATCAACTGGTTCAACTGGTTCTACCGGAGCAACTGGAGCAACTGGAGCAACTGGTTCAACTGGTTCAACTGGTTCAACTGGTTCTACCGGAGCAACTGGAGCAACTGGTTCAACAGGAGCAACCGGCTCAACTGGTTCAACTGGAGCAACTGGAGCAACTGGTTCAACAGGAGCAACAGGCTCAACTGGATCAACTGGTTCTACCGGATCTACTGGTTCTACCGGATCTACTGGTTCCATCGGAGCTACCGGAGCAACAGGCTCAACCGGAGCAACTGGAGCAACCGGAACAACTGGCTCAACTGGTGCAACTGGATCAACTGGAGCAACCGGTTCCACTGGAGCAACAGGTTCAACTGGAGCAACTGGAGCAACTGGATCAACTGGATCAACTGGATCAACTGGAGCAACTGGAGCAACCGGTTCCACTGGAGCAACAGGTTCAACTGGAGCAACTGGAGCAACTGGATCAACTGGAGCAACTGGAGCAACCGGAGCAATCGGAGCAACCGGAGCAACTGGAGCAACCGGAGCAACCGGAGCAACTGGAGCAACTGGTTCTACTGGGTCAACTGGATCAACTGGATCAACTGGCGCAACTGGAGCAACCGGAGCAACCGGTTCCACTGGAGCAACTGGAGCAACTGGAGCAACTGGATCAACTGGCGCAACTGGAGCAACAGGTTCTACAGGAGCAACTGGATCAACTGGATCAACTGGATCAACTGGCGCAACTGGAGCAACTGGAGCAACTGGAGCAACCGGAGCAACCGGAGCAACTGGTTCCACTGGAGCAACCGGAGCAACCGGAGCAACTGGTTCTACTGGAGCAACCGGAGCAACTGGTGCAACCGGAGCAACTGGAGCAACTGGAGCAACCGGAGCAATCGGAGCAACCGGCGCAACCGGAGCAACCGGAGCAACAGGTTCAACTGGAGTAACTGGTGCAACCGGAGCAACTGGAGCAACTGGAGCAACCGGAGCAATCGGAGCAACCGGAGCAACCGGTTCCACTGGAGCAACTGGAGCAACTGGAGCAATCGGAGCAACGGGTTCAACCGGAGCAACTGGATCAACTGGCGCAACTGGAGCAACCGGAGCAACCGGTTCCACTGGAGCAACTGGAGCAACTGGAGCAACCGGTTCCACTGGAGCAACTGGAGCAAAGGGAGATAGCGGAGAGGACGGGGTACCCGGGCGTAATGGAGAAGATGGTGCTCCCGGACTAAATGGAGAAGATGGCTCACCCGGAGCAACTGGATCAACCGGTGCAACTGGTTCCACCGGAGCAACTGGAGCAACTGGAGCAACTGGTTCCACCGGAGCAACTGGAGCAACTGGAGCAACTGGAGCAACCGGTTCCACTGGTTCTACTGGTTCTACCGGAGCAACTGGATCAACCGGTGCAACTGGGTCTACCGGAGCAACCGGTTCCACTGGAGCAACCGGTTCCACTGGAGCAACAGGAGCAACTGGTTCTACTGGTTCCACAGGAGCAACTGGAGCAACTGGTTCCACCGGTGCAACTGGATCAACCGGTGCAACTGGGTCTACCGGAGCAACCGGTTCCACTGGAGCAACAGGAGCAACTGGATCAACCGGTGCAACTGGTTCTACCGGTTCCACTGGAGCAACTGGAGCAACTGGTTCCACCGGTGCAACTGGATCAACCGGTGCAACTGGGTCTACCGGAGCAACTGGTGCAACTGGTTCTACCGGATCAACTGGAGCAACTGGTTCTACTGGAGCAACTGGAGCAACTGGAGCAACCGGAGCAACTGGAGCAAGAGGAGAACCCGGACAATCTAGTACATTTTATAATTATAAAACAAATACACAATATACTACTCCTGAAAATATTAATAATGGTGATATTATGTGGAATAATTCAACACAAAACTCAGCAAACAAAATATATTTATCACATAAAGACTCATTACATAATGATGTTGAAAATATTTTAATAAGACTAAAAAGTGGCGATAATATAATTATTCAAGATAAAAGCGATTCATCAAACTTTCAATCTTGGAATATATCTGGATTAGATTCTCTTCAAATAAACTCTTATATTGCATTTAATATATCACTTTCAAATGGAAATGGATACCAATTTACTAATAATCATGATGTTATTTTAATAGTATTTTCAATAGGAGCAACGGGACCAATGGGTTCCACTGGCGCAACCGGTTCTACCGGATCAACCGGAGCAAGAGGTTCAACTGGAGCAACTGGAGCAAGAGGTTCAACTGGAGCAACTGGAGCAACTGGAGCAAGAGGTTCAACTGGAGCAACTGGAGCAACTGGAGCAACTGGAGCAACCGGACGAGTTGGAAATAAAGCAGGGCTAAGATATAATTTTACAAATTCTATTTATTATTTAAATTTTAACATAGCGAGTGGGTATTTAGCATTTAGTAATTCAACAATAGAATCAGTTGGGATGATTACTTTAAGCGAATATGACCAAGGAGGGACTAATGTAGGACAATATGTTTATTCTATTATTGAGAGTACTACTACTAACCCTTTAAATAGAGGTACTATTACAATAATGGGAAATTTAACAAACTCTATTAGTATTTGGACTATTATAGGATCAGTAAGTGATGGCATTATAATAATACCAGTACTATATCTTTCTGGAACAATGCCAGCGAATAATGAGGAATTAGTAGTATTATTTTCAAAAACTGGAGATATTGGAGCAACTGGCGATACAGGAGCAACTGGCGATACCGGAGCAACTGGAGCAACTGGAGCAACTGGCGCAACTGGAGCAACTGGAGCAACTGGTTCAACTGGTTCAACTGGTGCAACTGGTTCAACTGGACCAACTGGACCAGCTGGAACAAATGGAATAGCTGGTTCAACTGGAGCAACAGGAGCAACAGGAGCAACAGGAGCAACCGGTTCCGCTGGAGCAACTGGTTCCACAGGAGCAACCGGATCAACAGGAGCAACAGGAGCAACTGGAGCAATAGGAGCAACAGGAGCAACAGGAGCAACAGGCTCTACCGGAGCAACTGGAGCAACTGGTTCAACTGGAGCAACTGGAGCAACTGGTTCAACAGGTTCCACCGGAGCAACTGGAGCAACTGGAGCAACTGGACCAGCTGGAACAAATGGAATAGCTGGTTCAACCGGCGCGACTGGTGCAACTGGAGCAACTGGACCAATGGGAGCTAGTGGAGTTGGTAATATTTATAGAAGTTTTGTTTCAAGTACAACTGGTGGTAATTCTATAAATATTCCTGTAGATATAATTAATAATGAATATATTGAAATTGATATAAATTTTAGATTTTATGGATCTACAAGTAATAGTAGATTATGGGGTGGTTATGCTGATACATTCAATAATGCGAGAATTTTTGATAGTTATAATGTAATACTAATCAGGCATCAATCTAATAACGCATGGGCTATGGAAAATTATGGACAAGATATGTTTAGAGGTATGTTAATGTGGGTTATGGAAACAAATTATTATTGGACGAATGCAAATTTAAGGTTTAGAATATATAATGGTTCAAGACTAAATACAACTGCTGATCCTAAACGATATAATTTTGATGGCGAAAGTTTGTGGGGAGTAACTGGTTCAGGTATGAGTAGAGCAAACTTTAGCGGTAGCTATGAATATCAACCCCAAGCATTTTTTTTCTATACAACATCAGGCACTACGTTTGATGCTCGTGCTTATAAAACTATTTATAAATAAATAACTAAAGATTTTCTTGATTTTTTTTATTAAGTTCCTCAATATATTTAAGATGGTCTTCATATGCTTTTTTATATTGTTCATATATTAGTTCAACCCCTGAAGGGTCAAGGGTTGGATTGCTTGCTTTTATAGTATTTAGTACAGATTGTTTGCCTTCGTCAATTGCTTCCATTTTTTTTAATATTATATATTATATTTAATTTATTTAATTTATTTAATTTATTTAATTTATTTAATTTATTTAATTTATTTAATTTATTTAATTTATTTAATTTATTTAATTTATTTATTTAGGCGTTTTACAATAAAAATAAAAAATAATTTTTTTATTTTATATATAATAAATAACACCCGCAAAAAGGAGTTATTTATTCGTGGCTGGCCGAGACCATACCCGTCCATGTGGTTACGGAGACATCCGATAAGGGCTCCCGCCCTTAAACCGACAAGCTTTATGGAGGGTTTAAGGGCGGGAGCCCTTATCAATTGCCGATACTATATATTTTAATTCATTTAAGGGGGCCGTGCCCCCTTAGACCCCTTACACTTATCAATTTAAGGGGGCCGTGCCCCCTTAGACCCCTTACACTTATCAATTTAAGGGGGCAATGCCCCCTTAGACCCCATTACTAATTACTGATACTATATATTTTAATTCATTTGGAGAATACTCGCAATGATTTAAGTTCTCTTCAATGTGCCAATCAATAGTGCATTTTTCTTTAAGTTTGGCGAGAGAACTTTCTTGTAAATGGATATTATAGATTGAATCCTTTCTCCCAGAAAATAAATAAATAGGAATTGTTTGGATAGGTTTAATAGGAATAATTGTATTTAAAAAAATAGTATGAATCCCAATAATTGCCCCTAAAGGTTCTTTATAATGTAATCCAACATTAAAAGCAATCGTCCCGCCTTGGCTTATTCCAGCGACTATTATATTTTGCACCAATATGCTCTTTCTCTCGTTGTCAATAATTTTATAAATCCGCTGGGTTTGTTCTATAAAATGGTTTTCATTTATGTCGTCGTGTTCTAATAATCCATTTTTTTGTGTATAATAATCATACCATGAACTGATATTATGTAGCGGTTGAGTAGACCAAGAAATAGTACGCAATGGTGCCGTTGGTAATATTACTTTCATATTTTTATTATGTTTTTGAATAGCCGTTTTTAAAGGAATCAAATCTTTATAAGTCTGAAACATCCCGTGGAGTATAATGATTGTATATAAATGTTTTTCAATAGAATTAAATATCATAATTATTAATATATTATTAATAGATTAATAATAGATTAATAATATAAATTAAAATTGTTTAATAATAATATTAATAATTAATATATGGATTCACAACCATCTAGTGAAGAACCAACTATAGAAAATCTGATAAAAAATAATAACAACTATAAAATATTTCGGAAATTAAAAGATCTTTGTAATTCAGAAACTGGTGATCTAACCAAAGATAATCAAAAGAAATATGAAGAAATAGTGGATAAAATAATTAAACAATATGCAAAGGCTGGATTTAATGGAACAAAACCGCCCACATTTATTAACTGGGTACATAAACATATACCTTCATTCTCGCAAAGCTCTATAAAATGTTTAAAATATTGTTTTACCAGGTTTCAAGAAGAAGCGCTTCACTCTTGGAGTCCGGCAATGGAGAAGGCTGCTTCAGACAAGTGAGCTTCTACTTCAGGAAGTTAATAAATAATATATTATTTAAAATTGAAAAAGAGTAATTAAATTGTAAATTGTATACGATGTTTGAATTATTTATTTTATTAGTTAGCAATACTGATAATCTATTAGTATTTAATGTTATTAACAATAATTGCGATTTTGATATTATAAGAATTAAAAAAGAACATATAATGTGCAATGATTTAGGAATATATAAAAAATATTGTAATTCACGATATCAACCAGAAGAGTTTATTATATATAATGAAAAAACAGTAAATAAAAAACAAATTACTATAAAACCATATAATTTAATAATTAGCACAAATTATTATAAAAAAGAAATAGCTAAATACTATTATTATTTTACTTGTAATAACGCAGATAACTATCCAAGACTAATACAACATATTATTCCAAACGCGAGGTATGATGTAAGCCTAATATATGATTTATTAATAATACTAGTAATACTAATAATATTGACAGTATTATTAGTATATTTAAATATTATAAATTATTTTTGGATTGGTTATTTATTTGGTATAATATCTATTACTATACAAAACTATTATATTATATGATTTATTAATTTTAAGGTTTAGGTTTAGGGTGTAGGTTTAGGGTTAGACTGCGCCTCAATTTCATCTTTTAGTGCTTCAAGTTCTTTTTTAAAATCTTTCATATGCACAACAAGATCAGCTGATGATTTCATTAATGTTGTTGTAGTTGGACCAAGCATTCTTAAACCCATATTCTTTTTATTTGCAATTATAGTATCTATGTATTTATCCAATTTATCCGGATCAATACTTTCTTTTAATTTTTCTAGAGAGAACTTTAATTCGAGAATATAGATTGCTAAATCTTTTATTTTTTGTATTTGTTGTATTTGTTGTTTATCCTTAGACATAATTATATATTATATATTATAGATTATATATTATTTAATTTTTGTAAGTTTTCTGTTTTTTATGCCTTTTTTGCCTTTTTTGTCTTTTTTCTGTTTTTTTATGTTTATTATGTTTTTTTGTTTTTTTACCGCCACTAACAGTTGCTGCTGGCTTAGTCTTAAACCTTGTAAATTTTGAAAGTGGCCATACGCGGGTAGCGCCTGTTGTTGCCCCTTTTAACATTCCACTATTATTATAACCAACTGCTCCCCTTGCGGCTCCCGCTACTCCACCAAGGACTCCTGCCGTTAGTCCTGCCGCTCCAGCAGTCGTAGCCCCTGCTACAAGCCCCACTGTTCCAAAAAGACCTTTGCCTAAGTTATAAAGTCCTTTAACGCTTTGCTTAGGTGCCTGATAAAGCGCATTAATTAGTTTGCCTGTATTTGATTTTTCATTATCTTTATAAGTTTCATTTTCGTTTGTTTTTTTCTGGATTGTAGTTGTAATATTCTGAAACTCCTCTATAGTGGTGTTATTTTCTATACTATCTATTATTTGATCACAACTATCAATCATTTGTGTTAATGGCTCAGTTAAACTATTAAGGTATTTTTTAATTTCATTTGAGTTAGTTGACATAGTTGACATAGTAATATATATATATTATATAATATATAGATATAAAACTTTAAAAAATATATATATGAAAATATTAAGTATTGATGTTGGTATTAAAAACTTAGCATTTTGTCTAATAGAAACAATAGAAACAATAGAAACAATAGATTTAAATGTTAACGCATATAAAAATTTTAAAATTATATATTGGAATATTATAAATCTTTCAGAAGATAAAAAATATTGTAATTGTAGTACTTTAACAAAAAAAACACTAAAACAATGTATTAAACCAGCTTTTTTTTTTAAAGACGATAAATTATTTTGTAAAATACATGCTAAAAATTCAAATTATTTATTGCCAGAATCAATACCTAAATATAAATCGCTTAAATTAGACGAATTAATTAATTTATGCAATCAATACAATATTAAATATTCTGAATTAACTAAAAGTGCATTAATAAAAACCATTGATACATATATAGAAAAAAATGGTTTAATAACATTGCCAAAATTAAATTGTAATACTATTAATTTAATAGAAATAGGCAAATCAATAAAAACTAATTTAGATAATTTAAATGAATCAACTAATTTATTTATGAATATTGACTATATATTAATTGAAAATCAAATAGGTCCCATTGCAAATAGAATGAATAGTATTCAAGGAATGTTAACTCAATATTTTATAATGAAAGGACTTTATAATATTAAGTATGTATCCGCATCTAATAAATTAAAAAATTTAATAGAAAAAAATACAAGTTATAGCGAGAGAAAAAAACAAAGTATATTAATTGCTAAAGCTATACTTATTGAAAAAAATATTGATACAAAATATATTGATTTTTTTGAATCGCATAGTAAAAAAGATGACTTAGCTGACTCATTATTGCAAGCAATATGGTTTCTTAAAGAAAATTAATTATTTATTAAATATTTAATTAATATTTAATAAATATTAATTAAATAATTAATTAATTATAATTTCGTAATACTTAAAATTATATGTTCTAATTTAATTATAATGAATTCTTTAGAACCGGTAGTTATTGAATTAGATGGAAATAATAAAAATGAAATATCTTTAACAAATGATTCGGGTATCAATGCTAAATCATCTATTAATTTTGGAGGCGGGATAGAGTTATTAATGAATGATAAAAAACGTGGAGGCTCTAATAAAACATTAGGCGACTTAAGCGAACTTGAAAATGAATTAAATGAATTGTCTAGTAATATTAATGAAAAAAGTGTAGAAAATACTAGAGATAATATTTTTAATAAAGCAATCAATGTTAATTTTAAAGATACTAATAAAACAATAGAGAAGGAAGATCCAACTGTATCGGAGGAAAGTAATTTAGGAAAACAAACATTTGGCAATATTAATAATACAAAAACGTGGGATGGATATGGAAAAGTACATCCAATACCAAATGACGCAGATGAACCACAATTAACGAAAGAAGAGTTGGTTAGAGAAAAATTTAAATTTTTAAGAAGGTTAGAAGATTTAGAGAGAAAAGGAGCTACTTTAACAAAAAAATATACAATGGACTCACCTCTACAAGAACTTCAAGGTGAATATGAAATGATTATTTCTGAAAAAGAAAAAAGCAACAGTATTAAGTTTCAAGGAAAAATGTTAATGGCTTGTGTTACTGGTCTTGAGTTTTTAAATAATAAGTTTGACCCATTTGATATTAAAATGGATGGTTGGGGTGAACAAGTAAATGAAAATATTAGTGATTATGATGAAATTTTTTCTGAATTACACGAAAAATATAAATCAAAAGCCAAAATGGCTCCTGAATTAAAGTTATTATTTCAATTAGGAGGTTCCGCAATAATGGTACATATGACAAATACAATGTTTAAGTCCGCATTGCCAGGTATTGATGATATAATGAAACAAAATCCAGAACTTATGAAACAATTTTCACAGGCAGCTGTTAACTCAATGGGTGAATCTAATCCGGGATTTGGAAACTTTATGAATAATTTTATTCCTGGAAATAATAATATTCCAAATCCAAATATTGGAACCCCTCCGCCCCCACTTGAAACACAAACTATAAAAAGTGACCGATATGCTATTCCAAAAAATAGACCAGATTTGATGTCTTCCAAAAAACAAAATGGAATTAGTATAGAAGAGAGATTTGCTTCGCTTGATTCATCTGATAATATTAAAACTCCTGCACCCCCTAGAAGACAAGAAATGAAAGGACCACGCGATATTAATGATTTATTATCTGGATTAAAAAGCAAATCGGTTGCTATTCCCGATTATAGAGAAAGAGAAGAAAGAGATCCAAGCACTGTAAGCATTTCTGAGTTAAAAGAATTAAACAGTCAAAAGCAACCAAAATCGAACCGCAAACAATCTAATAGTCAAAAAAACACAATTAGTTTAGATTTATAATTAAGCAATATTAAGCAATATTAAGCAATATAAAGTTAAAAATTGAATTATTATAATAATTATTATAATTAGTATAATAATACTACTTAGATGAGTGAAGAAACAACTTATATTTTATTAGATACTAGTTATTTTATATTTTATCGGTATTATGCTTTAGTAAATTGGTGGAAGTTAGCAATGCCGGAAGTTCCGCTAGGAAATCCAATTCAGAATGAAGAATTTGTTAGTAAATTTACAAAAACGTGCATTAATAAAATTAAAGAATTGCCTACAAAACTAAAAATAAAAAATAATAAAAATAAAAATAATAATAATAATATTAAAATAATTGCTTCTTTAGATTGTCCTCGAAATGATATTTGGAGAAATAATATTTATGATAATTACAAAGAAACTCGTGTATATAATAGCGAATTTCTAGGCGGGCCATTCTTTAAGCTTGGAATTAATATAATTAAAGAAATGAACATTCCAACATTTTACCATAACCATTTAGAAGCTGATGATATTAATGCTTTAATTTGCAAACATTTGTTAAATAAATATAATAACATTATGATTTATATAATTGCAAGTGATATGGATTATTTACAATTAGTTTCAGAAAAAGTTAAAATAATGACTCTTCAATATAAAGATATTACTACAAGCAAACATTGTTCTGGAAGTCCTGATTTTGATTTATTTAATAAAATAATTAGTGGAGATAAAAGCGATAATATTAGTCCTGTTTTTAAAAAATGTAATCATTCAACGATTGTCAAATATTATAATGATAAAACATTATTTGAAGAACAACTACGGTTACAAGGGTGTGAAGAGATTTATAAACGAAATAAAAAATTAGTAGATTTTAATGAAATCCCAGAAGATTTAGTATTAGAGTTTATGACAAATATCACCAATCTTTCTATTTAAATATTATTTCAATATTTTAAAAGATTCTTTACGCTTTGGTTTAAGTAAGTGTTTTTTTGAAATAGTTTTTGTTTTATATTGAAACCCGCTACCACCGCCACGAGCAGGAGGCGCAGGAGCAGGAGCAGCAGCAGCAGGAGCAGCAGCAGCGGCCGGATCCGCCGGAGCAGGAGCAGCAGCAGGAGCAGCAGCTTTCTTAAAATTAATATAAAATAATTTTTTTTTATTTTCTTCCTGTTCTGCAGTTTTCTTTTGAACGTCTTCTATAAATGTCTTTTTAGTTTTTTTTTCTTCCTCAGCATTTTTTGCAGTTTCTTCTGCAGCTTTAATGGCAGCCGCCGCCGCTTTACCCGCAGCAGAATTAGGATTCGCCTGAGCAGCAGCTGTATTGGCTTCCTCTGCCTTCGCTTTAGCTTCCGCTGCAGCTTCCTCTGCTTTAGCAGCCTTACTAGCAATCGTTATATATTTTTGATCATATACACATTGAATATAATTTTCACATATATTACACCATAGTTTATTTTTTAAATCTGGCTTATCTTGATTACATATATTATCGCATTCTTTTTTAAGGTTATCTTCTATATCTTTAGGAGTTTGACAGTTTTTTACATATTTAGAAATTTCTTCTCTGATTTTTTTTTGAAAGAGTAGAACATCACTCAGTGTAGCAGTAGAAGTGCCAACAAATTGTTTATTTGTAATACTTACATCAGAAATTATATCCTTGGTTAATTTTATTAAAATATTTATTTTTTTTTCTCTTTGTAGTTCATTTTTTTTTTTCTCAATATAAAAAGTTTTAATCAGATTTATAATATCTTTGCGTATATCAATCTCATTTTTAATAATTGTACTTTCTTTTTTAATATTATTTAATTTTTGAATTTCCTCTTTTACTGTTTCTACTAATGCTTGTACTAGGTTGTTTAAATCTGTATTTACTTTATATTCACTTTTTCTATAGAACGCTTTTGTTTCATTATTTAATGCTATTAAAACTTGATCTTTTAATATTATATTATAATCTAATTCGCTAACATAACCATATGGTTTTTGTTGTAAAAGTCTTGTTTTTTCTTTTTCAAATGTACTATCTAAAATAGTTTTAGTTAAACCTCTTTCTTTTTTTGTTTCTTTTATTGCTAATTTAATAAGTTTAGCTGTATCTATACTAAAATATTTTTTTGTTTCATCTTTTAAAAAATCTCTTATTAAAGTATTTATATATTTAGTATCACTCGCTGGAAATATCTCAGTTGGCTTAGCAGAATCCGCTTCATCAGCATCTTCGTCTGCATCAGCAGCAGCAACCTCAGCAGCAGCAGCGGCCTTCTGGGCAGGGGTAGCATTAGGATTTTTATTGATAGCATCAGCAGCCGCCACAGCATCACTTTTTTTTTGCGCCTTCTCTTTGTTTCTCTTTTCGGTTGCGACCTTATCCGCCTCTGTATCTGTGGCTGACGGTTTTTGATATATAAAACTGCCAGCAGGAGTGAATATAATTTTAATAAGATATATATATACATTTTCAAGAAATGTTTTATATCTGTTTTCGTTGTCTTCATCTCTAGTATTCTGTTCATACTCACGAGGACGCTTTGTTTTATATTCACTTATAAATCTTGTTACTAACGATTTATCCTTAATAAAATTAATACAGGCTTTTGGTGATAATTCTTGTTTTAATGTGATTGTAATGAACTCTATAAACTCTTTAATAAATAAATCTTTTAATTCTACTTTTATTATATCATTAACAGATTTAGTTTTGCCAATATTAAATATATTTATATAAAATGGTAAATAATATTTAGGCTGTTTTTGTTTTTGTTCCTCAAATGAATATAATCTATCATTTGGATCAGTTGTAAAAATCAAAGTTTTCATTTTTTTTTTAAGATTTGTTATATGTGTAGTATCAGTAATTAAAAATTCCATACTTCCATATTCTTCTTTTATAGGTTGAGCCATTTTTATTATTATATATTATAATATTCCAATATTATTAAATATTGTTTTGTGCTTTAAACAAAATATTTTGTGCATTTTTAATTTCTTCATCTGTGACTTTTCCGTCTTTATTTGTATCAACTTCATTATATAAATATTTATATTTTTCTGGTATTACACAATATTGACTATTTTCATTAAAAATAGTTCCAGATAATATTATAAAAGTTGCTGTTAAAAATAAAGAAAGTAATAAGTCTCTTGTTCCTGTGAATACTGTTAAAAAGATTATAATCTCTCTAGTAATTGTATTTTTGATAAAGGCTTCTTGTGATTTACTAAAATTTAATACTACATATTTAGAAAAATAATTTAAAATAATAAGTCCTAATCCAGCAAGCAATTTGCTGTTATTAATCGGTTTTAAAAACTTACTTGAAAATGTATTAAAAAAATTATATTTTTTTTTCATATATATATAAAAAAATATAAAAATAAAAATTAATTAATAAAGTGTAGATTTATAAATATTTATTCTCTCTTTTTATTAGTATGAGTTCTTTAGTAATTACTGCTGCTACATTAGATGATGAATATAATAACAACAATAATAGCAATAGCAACAATAATAGCAATAGCAACAATGGCAATAGCAACAATAATAGTAATAATAGCAATAGCAACAATGGCAATAGCAACAATGGCAATAGCAACAATGGCAATAGCAACAATGGCAATAGCAACAATACTAATGTAAATTATAAAAAAAATCAAACGTATAAAAATAAAAATAGTCAAAAAATAGATAAAGCAATGCTACAACAATTATACAATTCTAATAATGATGATAATTATGAAATGGGAGATTTTGTTCCTGTTCAACAAACAATGCAAAATGCTAATATTCAACAACAAGTTTTAAATACTAATACACATTATAATCCTTTATTAGATGACGATGAAGCAGTTGATAAAAGTAAATTAGAAATGTCTAAAGACAATGATATCTATAAACAATTTATCAATAATTATAATAATTCAACCGCAAAAGAATTATACAATCCAAATTATTCAAATCAATTGAACAGTTCCTGCTCTAATAATGATCTTATAAAACGTTTAGACAAAATACTATATCTTTTAGAAGAAGAGAAAAATGACCAAAATCATTTAATAACAGAAGAACTAATATTATATGTGTTTTTAGGAGTATTTATTATTTATGTTTTAGACTCTTTTGTTAAAGCAGGCAAATATGTTCGTTAATTATAATATGCTTATGCTTATGCTTATGCTTATGCTTATGCTTATGCTTATGCTTATGCTTATGCTTATGCTATATTATAATTAACATATTTTTAGAAATAACTGGTTTATTAATATAATTATATAAAAAATAAGAATTCTTAGAAATATTTAAAGCACTTAAGGAATTATTCAATAAGTATCGAATTAATATATTATTATAACTAATGTTTTCAATATTAATATAACTTTTTTTATTTAAAACAAGCAAAAAACCATTAATAAACTCCATGTTATCACAGTTGTTTATAGAGGCGACTAAATCAAATAATATTATTTTTTTATTTTCTTTTTTGTATAGCTCTTTAATATTTAAAATTATATTATTTTGTTTAAAAAAATAGCAACATTTCAACTCATTTGCAGTAGGATCTAATAATCCATATATTTTATATATATTTTTTAGTATTAAATGTAATAAATTAGACTCATCAATCATTATAATACATTTAAAATAATGTTTACTAACATTTATAAGATTTATTAGTAAATAAAAATTAACCTCACTTATTTCTATAATTTTATAGTAACAATTATATTTTGTATGAATTAGTGCACTATTAAAAATATAACTATTATAACGAGTAAAAGGAACAATTCCTTTTAGTGTTCCATTATGTTTAAAAAGAGATGTTTTAAATTTTTTGTTATTATGCATTTGATAATATACGTGTGTTTGTATTAATTGCCCCTCAATATCTTTATTTAAGTAAGTATTATCAACTGTTAAAAAATCAATAAAGTAACTCTTTAAATTGTTATTATTAATTATTATTATTATAGGTTTTCCAGTGAGCACGCCAATTATGCCAGTAGTGTTTTGTATGTTTTGTATGTTTTGCTCATTTAATGAATATAGTTGTTTTTTATAAATTGATATATATGATTTATTCATATGTCCTGTAAAAAAAGCAACAAAACTATTTTTATTTATTGAATAATTTGCTTGAAAGTTTTTATTAAATATTGTTTTAAACTGTTTATCTGTTTTAAAATGTTTATTTATTAAATCAACAATATTTGTTATTTCTTCTTCATTAAAATCAAAAAAGTTTTTAGTAGTAATATCAATAAAATTACTATACTTATTTATTTTTGGTTCATCATTTATTATACCATTTGGTTTTATCCAATTTATTAAATTATAACTATGAAATACAGGTTGATATGCCCAAAAGTTATATGTAATTTTTATATATAATTTAAATAATAAATAAAAAATAATAAGTAAAACTAATATATAATACAATATCATTTATAGTATATAACAATTTATAAAATTACTATAAAATTACTATAAAATTACTATAAAATTGTTATTTTATTTTGAATAGTAGTATTTAAAAATGGATATATTAAAGCTATTATAGTATTTATATATATATTTTTATTTATAATTACAATTTTTTCAAGTCTATCGCTATATTTACTGGTTATTAATTTGGCTAATTCAATCCCAACTTTAATTTCTAATAAATGTTTTGAACTAAATCCTTTGCAATCAAAAATCCACGCCCATTTATTTTTATTGGATGATAAGAATAAATCATAATGATTTACTATTCCTTTAGTATCATAATATTTAGTAGCTTGGGCTGGGCAGGTATAATAATATATTATATTATTATACGTTCCTACAATTTTAAATGAATGGCTTGTTGGGTCATCTTCGCATATTTTACATATACAGCAAGAATCCAACATATCTGACATATCCAACATATCCAACATATTTATTTAATTATATTTTATTTTTAAGATAAAATTGTATTAATATATGAGGTTGATGTATTTATTGAGTTTATAAACTCACTTATAACTACTGTTTCAGATAATTTAAACTCATCTAAACTATTATAAAATAATTTATAATTTAAAATACCATCAATTTTAGATACATAAACATAATAATATTTTGTATTAGTAGCTTTGGTAAGCTTTATTGGATTTTTTTGCGTTGTAAGTAGTTTTATTTTCTTTTCTTTATTTATTAAAAAGTAAATATTAAGAGGCTCAATTTTAATATTAAACTCGTTAAATGGTTCAGTTGAGAATAACACTAAAGGTATTTTATATATATCAGCTAATAGCATTATATCTGTTGTTGTTATAAAGTATGTATTTTCAGTTAAAATATCATCAATATTAACTTTTTTTTGCGCTAATTTCTCGCTAAGCTCTTCTTTATAATTGCCCTCAGTTGTCCATAATGAGAGAATAATTTGTTTATATTTTTCATTTTTAAATAGTTCAGTATATTTTTTAATTAAGTTATTTATAATATTTGTTAAACTTACATCAGTATTAGTATTAGTATTAGTAATATTATTATTAATAAGTTCTGTTATTAATTGATAACTACATAATACAGAATTAATTATATTATAATCTTTACATTTCATTGGCTCATTAAAATAAGTATAATTTGCAAGCTCAATTTCATTTGTGCAGTTTATAAAGTTAGCTGGACCTATTGTTTCTATTTGTGTAGTTTTTTTAATAGGTAGCTCAGACTGGTTTTCTAGTTCTTTATCTTCATCAATTATTTTTGTACTTTTTTTTGTTAAAATTTTTAATTTACTTAATTTGGCTGGTTGGGCTGGTTGGGCTGGTTGGACTGGTTGAGTTTTATTTTTTTGTTCTTCGAGCTCTTGATCAAGTAATTTGTTAATAGTTTTTGAGTTTGGAATAAATCGGGTAGATAAACTTTTACTAGGATCTGGAAACTTAAACTCAAACTCATTTTCTTTACTTTCAAAATCTTTGTATGTAAGTTCTTTTAAAATTTTATTTTTTCGTAAATTATTTGGATTAACAATATCATATGGTATGACATCCGTGTTATATATATTTATTGGAACAAGATTATTAAAAAAATCATCATTTAATTTAGATTCAATAATTAATAATTCATTAGGATTTAAATTGTATTTATTATAAGAAAAATTTAAAAATGAACGTTGGCTAAAAATGAAATCTCTAATTCTATTATAACGTATTAATTCATCTGCAATTCTTTCATAATAGTATTTTTCATTGGATGTATTACTAAACAAATTATTTTTTGGTATTTTTAATTTACATATTTTATTTTCTTCATCATATTCACAAAAAAAAGTATTTTTACATTTAATATTATTAACACACGATTTTATTTCATCACTATTATTTGATTTATATTCATCATATGATATATCTATAAATGTTATATATTTACTAGTTAATGATTTTAATTCTTGAATAATTGCTTCATTTTTTTCAAAATAATTAGACTCACTACTTTTAATAATAGCTAAAATAGTTTGAATATAATTAGTCGTTATTTTTATTTTAATATTGGATAATAAACTTCTTATTGTATTTCTAAATGAATTATATAGTTTTTTTTCGAAATTAATTTTATTTAAATCAGACATATCTTTTGATTTTTTGGAGGTTAATGATACTATATCTGCTTTAATATAATCATTATTTATTAAATTAACATCTATATATTTATAATTTATAGAAGGCAGATTATCTGTAATCAACTTGTAATCCTCTGGTGGTTCAATCTTAATATATTGATTAGTCTTAGTAATAATTCCAACAATCATATCGGTTTCAATCACTTTTAAAACGGGTTTACAAGATATTTTTTCATTACTTGATTGATATAATGTTTCTAAAAACTCTTTTGTTTTGTTATAAGTATTCCATTTAACATCACTAATCCAAATAATTTTTATATCTGAATTAACCATATCAATTAAAATATTAGATGGATAACAAGGAATATAAAATGTGTCTAATGTTTGACTATTTAATTTAATAATTAAAGCTATAACTTTTCCATTATAATTCAATACTTGATTTACAATTTTATAATTTAAAGATGTAAGTATTTCAAATACTTCTTTAAGTGGTTTATTTCTTATAAACTCATATTTTTTTATTTGTGATTCTTGTGGCGCGCAATGTTCTTCAACATTTTTAAATATTTTGTAAATAACATTATTTATTTCAGACATTGTTTTTGTTTTTTTAAAAAACTTTGTGATTGTAACATCTGTTTTCTTTTTAGTTTTTTTAATCTTGGCATCTCCATTATATTCAACACTATATATAGGCTCATATGTATTATCTTGTTTAATAATAATGACTGTATCTTTTTTTATAGTATAGGGCTCACTAGAAAAATAATTTGAAGGACAAATAATATTAATTTTATCAGTCATATCATCATTTACTAGTTCTAATATAATTAAATTTACACCATTTACAAATAACCCATTTTTTTTACTTATTAAATCCCATAAATACGAATAATCTATTTTTCCTTGTGATTTTATAAATCTTATAAAATTACTATATGAGTTTGCAATATTTATAAATACTTTTTTTTGTAAAATATTATTCATATCCGTATTTTTATATAAAATAGATGACTTAAAAGAATCTAAAACACTCGATTCTTCTGATTCTGCAATATTTTTATCATTAAAAATAGAGATTAAAGAACCATTTTGTAAACCCATAAAGGTGTCGATATTTACTTTATTAATTATTTCTTGTTTCATTTCTTCGATAGTATATTGTTTTTTATCAGTCTTATATAAATCAGCCAATACTCCAATAAAAGACTGATTCTCATTTTTCTCTACTCCTTGTCTTAATAAATATATTTTTTGTGGTTCTAAAGTATGTGCATTAGATTGTTTTTGTTTTAAAAGAGTTGCAACCGCAATTGGCAAATAAGCTAAGCGGTTTTGATCTAAGTTTTCTTTATCATAACTTAATATATAATTTTCATCCTTTTTTTGTTCTAGTTTATTTAATTTATGTATTTTTTTCTTACCACAACAAGGAGGATAGTATTCATCTTTATTTAATAAATAAGGATATTCATATAATTCATTGTATAATATAAACTTATTAGCACTTGTTTTACTATCACTTTTGCCTAATATTTTATCAGCATATTCTTTTGATTTAGCAGTTTCTTCGGTCAAACTTACATTATTATGTAAATCCCAATATCTTGGGCATATATACCAAAACTTCTCACCTGTCGGAGTATTATATTCAACACTGTCTTTATATGAACCAGGATGTAATTTATCTATTTTTTTCTTTTCTTTTTGATCAAGAATAATTGGTTGTCTTTTTATGTCTCCTTTTTTGGAAGATTGACAAGTTCTTCCATATTCATTGATTCCTTGTTTTTTTAATGCTCCGGGTCCGATGTTTAATGTTGGATCTTTTTCTTTCATTCTATTTGTAAAATAGTTACGCACTTCTATCCCTACTTTAGCACCTCCTATGTAACGTTTAAGAAACTCGCTAGAATCACTCCCAGACTCACTCCCAGACTCACTCCCAACATCAGAGTCTTGCACTGGTTCTGGTTCTGGTATAACTTCTGGTATAGAGTCTTGCAATGATTCAGATTCTTCTGGAACGGGTTCCGGTTCTGGTTCTGGTTCTTCGATATCCGATGCTTCTATCTCTGATTCTTCTGGAATGGGTTCTGGTTCTGGTTCTGAGTCTTCTGGAACGGGTTCTGGTTCTATCTCTGGTTCTGCTTCTATCTCTTCAGGTTCTGAGTCTTCTATCTCTTCAGGTTCTGAGTCTTCTATCTCTGAGTCTTCTATTTCTGAGTCTTCTATTTCTGAGTCTTCTAGTGGGGATGCTTCAAGTTCTGGATCTAGTGTTGGTTCTTCCTCTACATCTACATCTACATCTACATCATCTTCGTCTTCGTCTTCGTCTTCATCTTCTTCGTCTTCATCCTCTTCATCTTCGTCTTTAACTCCAAAGCCAATCTCTTTAAGTAGTTTATTTTTATCAGCTGTTTTAAATTGAGTTAATATGGTAGTATCAAGCGTTTGATTACTAAATAAAATATAAAAAATGCTTTGTAAATAAATGTCTATTGTTTTTAAATAATTTAAATTATTTAAACCAAATACTTTAATATCTAGTTTGGAGTTTGATGGTTTTTTAAATGAAATACTAGTTAAGAGTCCAGGAAAGATATCATTTAAAGATTTATCTTCATAATATTTGTCAACTTCAATGATTGAATCTTCATTTGATAGATTTAGATTTGTAGCTAATTCAGATATAATAACTTGTTTGTCTATACTTTTCTTTTTTAGATTATTAATGAATGCTTTAATAAAATTATTTTGATTATAATTAGAAACTCGTTTATAAATTAATAATATTCCTGTTTGATTTTCTATGTTGTTTTCTATAACATCAAATACAGATAACAATAAATTAATATTTTTAAGAACATTTTCTCTCAAAATATATTCTTGTATAATGTTTGGATAAATTAAATTATAAGTTAAATCAATTATATCAACAGTATCATGTTGTAAACTAACAAAACTTAATAATTTAAAACCAGTTTCTTCAATTAGTGTATTAATTTCATCTATAAGCGGTTGAACAAGTCTTTTTGTTAGTTTATTAATAAAATTAATAGATTGTGGAGTAGGCATTTTGATGTTAGTTATAATAGACATATCTTCTTTGAATCCGATGATTATTTCAATATTATTTTCTTTAATAAAATAATAGACTCCTTTTTTTTCAGTTTTAGTTTCAGTTTCTTCTTTTTGTTTTTTAATTTTTCCTATTTCTTTTTTTTTTTTTATTTCTAATTTACTTAAAAATGGTATTTTAGTGCCATCATATGATATTTTATCAGTATATAATCTATATATATTTTCCATTTTATTAGCAGGAATAAGCTTAATAAGTGGCATTTTAATAGTTGAATGAATATTTTTAAATATTATATCTAGTGGTATGGTATTATTATGCAATGATTTAATTTTAAACTCAATATTTAAAATATTATTTATAAAATTTTTATTTTTAGTATCTTCAGATTGATCTTCCGCTTTATCTTCCGCTTCCTCTACCTCTACCTCAGAGGTGTCATCCTCCGATTCATATTCATCTACTTCAGATTTTTCATCTTCAGCTTCAGCTTCAGCTTCATCTACTTCAGATTTTTCATCTTCCTCTAGTTCAATCGTTATATTTTTATCAAGATATATTTTATTTAAAGCAACTATTTTTTGGTCATTTTCTAAATATAATGTTTTTTTCTCATTATATTCGACATATATTTTATGTTTTCGTTGTTCTAATGTATTTAAATCTAGTATATCTGCTTTATATAAAAGCGGATAAAATTGCTTAATATACTCAGATTCCTCATAGGATTGACTAATCGCATATTTTAGAACATCCGTTGCTAGACAACAAAATATTCTATTTTTATGTACTTTGTTTATTTTTTTAAATAATATATTATAACTATTTGTTTCATATTTATGGTCATTTGGAAGTATAGTACCAAAAGGATTAACGAGAAATGGATATATATTTTTTTCTGAATTATATTTCATTTTTTTAGTTTCTACTTCTAATGGGATTTGTATTATAACGTTAATTTCATTAATATATTTCTCATTTAATTCATAAAAAAAATCAATTAATTCATTATAATCATAATACTCTTTGGAGATAGATAATTTATTTATTAGTATTTCTGGTTGATTTATATTATATAAAAAGTTTATTAATACAGTTTTAGAAACAAATCCAATATCTTTATGTTTTAAATTGTTAAATATTTCTTCAATTGTTAAAGTTATTTCTTGTTCGCAATACAAATATAATTCTTCATATATAATTTCAGCACCAGAACTAGTATTAGTGCTTAAAATTTTTTTTTTAATAAGATCAATTGTATCATCAAAAAAAATGGTTGATTCATTATTAATTATTTGAATTTTTTTATCTGTAACTTCTTCTAATTCTTCAGTATCAAATATGTCATCTCTAGCACTATCACTAGCTCTAGCTATCCCATTAAAAATTTCAATCTTGTTTATATTATTATATTCTAAATGATATATTTTAAATGTATCTTGAGACATATAAACTATTTATATATATTATTTAAATATTAAATAGTTATTTTGTAAATATTATATAAATATAAATATAAATTATTTATAAAATGTATAATATCATAGTAGCATTTGATAATAATAGAGGAATTGGAAAAAATAATAGTATCCCGTGGCATTTTTCTGAAGATTTAAAATATTTTTCAAAAATGACAAAAGGGGATGATCATAATAACGCTATTATTATGGGAAAAAATACTTGGACTAGTTTAACTAAACCATTAGCGGGGAGAGATAATCTAATATTGTCTACAACATTAGATATTACAATAAATACTCCAAAAAATAATTATATTAAAACATTTAGAACTTTAGAAGAGTTAGAATTATTTTGTATTAATCAAAAATATACTAATGTTTGGATTATTGGAGGTGGTAAAATATATAATGATTTTTTAAATAATAATAAAATAGATAAAATAGATAAAATATATGCAACATTAATTAATAATAACTATGAGTGTGATGTGTTTTTTCCTAAATTAGATGAACATAAATGGAGGATTATTAAACAAGATGATAAAATAGAAAATAATATAAGTATTTCATATATTATATATGAAACAATTAATAATAATTAATTATTAAATTGCGTCTCATATATTTTGATTTTTTCTATATTATCTTATAATGGAAAACATAATAACTAATTTAGTAGGATTTAATTTTAAAGAACTTTCATTAGAAAATCCTACACCGCTACAAGGCGGTAATTTTTTTACAAAAATTAAATACTCAAATAAAGGTGTTGCTTTATATTTACAATTTCCACAATGTGTTAGTAAAAATGGTATAATTACATGCACAAATAAACGTTCCTATATAGATTTACAATATAACTACTTTGAAACTGATTTATTAAATTGGTTAGAAAGTTTAGAAACAAGATGCAGGGAATTAATTTATGAGAAACGTGAATTATGGTTTGAAACAGAAATGATGGAAGATGATATTGAAAATATGTTTTTAAATACTTATAAACCATATAATTCTGGAAAAAATTTAATTGTTAGAACTAATGTTCCTACTTTAAAAAATATTAAACAACAAGGATGCTTAATATATGATGAAAATGAAAACTTTTTAGACTATGATTATATAAAAAATAATATTCAATTAATTCCATTACTTCATATTGAAGGTATTAAATTTACTTCGAAAAGCTTTAAAATAGAAATTACAATAAAACAAATAATGGTTTTATCTTTAGAAGATAAAATAAAAAGCAATTGTTTAATAAAACAAAGTAATAATAATCAAAAAAATGATGAAACTCCTCAGGAAAAACCTCAGGACAATGATAACAAGGAAGAAGCTGATGATGATGATGATGAAGATGATGATGAAGATGAGGAAGAAGAAGATGAAGATGAAGAAGAAGATGAAGAAGAAGACGACGCAAAAGAAGAAACTAAAGAAGAAATTAAAGAAGAAAAAAAAGAAGAAAAAAAAGAAGAGAAAGAAGAAATTAAAGAAGAAACTTTAGATAACTTACAAGAATATAATTTAGATATTGAAAATATTGAAAATATAGAAACTAATAATATTTCATTAAAATCACCAAAAGATGTATATTATGAAATATATAAAGCGGCTCTTAAAAAAGCACAACAATTTAGAAAAGCAGCTTTAGAAGCAAATTTAGAAGCTAAAAATATTAAAATTAAATATAATCTAGATGAATTAAGTGATTTATCAGAGTTATCAGATTTAGAATAAAATAATAAAATAATAAAATAATAAAATAATAAAATAATATATTATTTTATATATATGAAAAATATGTCTGCTTTTTCAAATCTGACTAAAAATCGGAACTTATCTATGATTTTAGCAATTTTAGCATTTCTTGGAGTAGTTATATTTTTATATAATTCTCACAAAGCACAATCCCTTGCTCCTCTTTCGCCTTTAAGCTATAGTTTCGTAAATAATAATGATCCAAATACTAATACTTTGCAAACTGATTTAGCAGAAACACCAATTGCTATGAATGTTCAAAGTAGAGAAATACCACAAACAAATAGTGGAAATTTTAATCCTTCTGAATTACTTCCTCCAGACAATAATAGAGAGTTTGGAGAGAATAATCCAGTAGGACAAGGACCTGGCGCTAATTTAAATATGTTAAATGCCGGTTTTCATCACGGAATTGATACCGTTGGCTCAACTTTAAGAAATGCAAATCTTCAATTAAGATCTGAACCAGCAAACCCAAGATCTGCAGTGAGTCCATGGTTACAAAGCACAATTGAACCAGATACTTTAAGACGTCCTTTAGAAATCGGTGGTAATATGTAAGAACATTTAAAAATATTTAAAAACATATAACAACATATAATAGTATATATGTTGTTATTTTTTTGATTTGTAATAGTTAATAGTTAATAATAAAAATATTGCGTCCGATAGAAAAAAATGTTAATTTTATAAACAAACAGATTTATGTTTAAAATTTTAAGATAAAGTATCATAAATTTCATTTATTAAGTCTACTAATTCATTTGCTAGTTTGTCCTCATCAATATCAAAGAAACATTGACTATTATTAAGGATTAGCGAGGCTTCATCGTGTGGCCATAGTTCCCTATCTCCTGGTTCACGCAATAGTGTATTATATACATAAGTTATTACAGGAATGTCTTCACAAGTTATGCTAACTTTCTTTATATGTTCAATATAATCTTGAACAAATGACAAATCTAGAATAAATGCTATCTTATCTGTCTTCATCCTATATTTCAAATATTCAATTATTAAAATCTCATTCATATAAGCATCACAAATAGTTTGCGCACATATGTTTTTAAATTGATTTTCAATATATGAACCTGTTAGTAGTTCAATATTAAGATGGGGTTCATAATTTGTTTTTTTAAATAGCATTTGATTCTTTAGCATTGATTATTGATTATTGATTATTCATTAAAATAATTTTAAATCAATTTTTTTTAATTGATTTAAGGCTCTCGTCATAAAGCCATAAATCTTAAAATAACATAAGCAAATAATGCTATGTTAATATTTGTAAAAGGAATGACATATTAATAATATTATTCTTATGTATACACTATGCCAACTAGACAAGGACCAACTGAAAGTGCTAAAAACTTCACAATAGGAACAAAAAAACGCGGCAATGATGGTAATATGTGGGTCATAATACAAACAAAAAATAGTAAACGGTGGTCTAAAGTGAGTAAAACAAAAAAAACAAAAAAAACAAAAAAAACAAACAATCTAGGAAACAATAAGACAACAAAAAATATAATTAATAAAAGCAAAAAAAACGACATTTCAGTAGAGAAATTAAAACAACTACTTAAAAAATATAATGTCACAACAAGTGGTTCAAAAGAAAAGATGGCACAAGGTTTAGTTAGAGTACGCAATTTTTTAATTGAAAGCAAAGATTTAGAATTAATTTATAATTTATTAGATAAGGCCCAACAAAAAAAAGCAACAAAACTCATACAAGATAGAATTAATAAACCAATTACTAATTATAGGGGAATGTATGAACCACCAACCAAACCAATAAGTTCAATGACGCGCGATGAATTAATAAAGAAGTTACAAAAATTTAGAGATAGTTGGGAAAAAATTACTACAAGAAATCAAGATTTATCAGATGAACGGTTAAATGATGAACCAACTGACCAATTACGAAATTTAATTAAGTTTTATTATAGTGACAGTGCAAAAATGTCAGCTGAAGATTGGTTGCGAAATTACAAGAAATAAATATTTGACATTTTATAAAATTAAAATAAGATTTAATAACACATAATATTATATGTTATTAAGTTTTGATTTTTTAACGTTTGTGCTAATTATATTAATTCTTATTATAATATACCGTATTTATATTAACTCTGATACATTTCAATTAAAGTGTATTGTCTCTGATGTTAATGGTAAAAAATATTGCGTTAGAGAGAGAGAAAAAATAGAAGACGCTGCTGATAGATTAGCCGAAGTAAATGAGAGATTGATAAAATTAGTTGACTATTGTATTAAGACATATCCATCAGATGAGAGATGCAAACGTTTAGTTAAGAGATTTAATCCTGATAAAATTGTAGAAATTCTACCAACTAGTGAATATACTGCATATAGCGAAAATAAAGGCGAGAAATTAGCATTTTGTTTAGACGTTAAAAAAGAAGAAACTAGTAATTTAATTGATTTAAATACTTTAACATATGTAGCAATTCACGAATTATCCCACGTATGTACTGTTAGTATAGGACATACTCCCGAGTTTTGGGAGAATTATAAATTTTTATTAGTAAATGCTGAAAAAATAAATATATATAAACCGGTAGATTATAAAAACAAACCACAAGAATATTGCGGTATAAATATAACAGATAATCCTTATTTTGATGTATAATTATTTAATTATTTAATTATTTAATTATTTAATTATTTAATTATTTAATTATTTAATTATTTAGTAAAATAACAATATACATTATATATAGTATATATACTATATATAGTATGTATATTAGTACTAAAATTATATTGTTATTAATATTAATAACAACATTAATAGTAATTATTAAAAATATGAAAGATAAACAAGTTAAAGAATATTATGAAAACACACTAACAGATTCTCCAAACTCAATATTAAATAAAGTTATGGATGATTTTAATAAGGTTTATAAAAAAGAAATAAGTTCTTCTATTGGACTTACCAATTTTATAAGAAATTATTATAAAAACTAATAATTTTTGTTAATTTTCATCAATATATATTTTTTGACTTCTAGGAAGTTTAACTTTTAGAGTTTTTTCCAGCAGAGCAATTTGAGAATTATTTGGTAGTTCTTTGTTTGCTTCCCACCTAGCAATAAATTGCTGCGATACTCCAATCATAGAAGCCAATTCTTTTTGATTTTTACCGTGAATTACTCTTGCTTGTGCAATCAGTTTTCCAATTGGTTCTTTCATAATAATTTTTGCAATACTAGGTTGAGTTGTAGATGTATATTGTTTATTTGCAGTTGTTAGTGCAGGTTTTTTAGTTTTTTTTGAATTATTAATTGTAACAGTATTCCAGTCTTGGTGTTCTATGGCTTGCATATACTATACTATACTATAATATATAATATATAATATATTATTTATTATTCAATTTTAAAATTTAAAATTTAAATTGAATAATTGAATAAGCAAATAATCGAATAAAGATAATCGAATAATATACTAAAATGAAACTATTAGTATTTGATACCGAAACATCTGGATTACCAGAAGAGAAAGGGCAGTCGCTTTACGCAACCCATAAATGGCCTTATATTATGCAACTATCATATATATTTTACGATACTTCAAGTAATGAAATTATTGAGCTATATGATTCATTCGTAAAATTAAATAATAATACTATAATTTCAGATGATAGTGTAGCAATTCATAATATAACACGTGAAATGTGTAATAACAGTGGACAGCCAATTAAAACGGTGCTCACCAGTTTTATTAATACATTAATGAGTTCAGATGTTATTATAGGTCATAATATTCAATTTGATATGAATATTATTAGAGTAGAATGCATACGAAATAATATTAAATTTAATTTTAATATGAATAAAGAAAATAAACCTATTATTCACTATTGTACAATGAAAAAAGGAAAATATATTACAAATATAGAATTAACCTCTATACACGGTACTAAATATATAAAAAATCCAAAATTAATAGAATTATACAAGCACTATTTTAATGAAGAAGTAAATGGATTACATAATTCTTTAACTGATGTGTTAGTTTGTTTTCGTTGTTATTATATAATGGAGCATAATTTAGATATATTTAATGTATTAAAACACAATTTAAATATACAACAAGCCTTTCCTATTATCTAGAGGATACTGGAACATAAACATACTTTGTATATGTTATACCATCGCCCCTAAAAAATTGGCTTCTAAATCTCCCAACTCCACTTAACTGATTTTGAACAACCACAGTATTTCTACTATCTGTTATAATTGAGTTTTGCACAGTTATAGTATTGGTTCTATTTCTTATTGTATTGGTTAATCTTGATGATATACCAATACCATTTGCTTGGCTTGATCCAGTGACCCACGAACGTTCGCATAGATTGTTGCATTCGCAATTATTTCCTGTAGAACGACGCTGTAAAGCTCTAATACGCGCATTATAAGACATTATATATATTATATAATATATTATATAATAAGGGGGCTTTGCCCCCTTAGACCCCAGTTAGGGGGCTTTGCCCCCTTAATTAAACCGACAAGATTCAAAAACCCCGAAATCATCAAAACTCCTAAAGCCCTATATGCGGCCCTATATGCGGCCCTATATGCGGCCCTATATGCGGCCCTATATGCGGCCCTATATGCGGCCCTATATGCGGCCCTATATGCGGCCCTATATGCGGCCCTATATGCGGCCCTATATGCGGCCCTATAAAAGCCAAATAAAAAGCCCGTCGGTTTAAGGGCTCCCCCCGCCCTTATAGGGGGGTTTAAGGGGGCATCGCCCCCTTACCCAGAGCACATCACACACCCTTCGGTCGCTTCTTTATTTTTATTTAATTCAGGTTCAATTGTAAATTGCTGTGGCTGATGCCTGGCTTTTCGTCTTAAATAATATAAGCCAGTTTTAAGCCCTTGTTTCCAACTATAAAAATGCATATTTGTTAAAACTTTATGATTAGGTTCTTCCACCCATAAATTTAAACTTTGAGATTGGCAAATATAAGCTCCTCTATCTCTAGACATATCAATTAAGTTTTTCATAGACATTTCCCATACAATTTTATATTTTTCTTTTAATTGTTTTGGAATTGATTCAATATATTGAACACTTCCTTTATTTTGAATAATATTATTCTTAATTGTTTCATCCCAGATTCCTAAAGATATTAAATCTTCAATCAAATACTTATTTGCCAAAACAAACTCTCCTGCCAATGTTCTACGTGAATAAATATTACTTGTTAATGGTTCAAAACATTCATTATTTCCTAAAATTTGACTAGTGCTGGCAGTCGGCATCGGCGCAACTAATAAACTATTTCTTAATCCATATTTTTTAATACTCTCTTTTAATAAATCCCAATCATAATTAATAGTAGAATCCGAATCCTTCGCCGGGTCAACATTCCACATATCAAATTGTAAAATCCCTTTATGAGCTGGGCTATTTTCAAAGGATGAATATGCACCGCAAAAACTCGCACAATAATCTAAAGTATTCCACTCAGTTTCAACCTCTTTTCTAATTGGTCGATGTTTATCTAATAACACTTTAAGAATTTCATCTTTGGCTCGCGAAAGTTCAATTGAGGCGTCGTGACGGTTATAAATTGTATATTCAGTGCACAAGTCAGAATCGTTTTTAAAGCTCCAATTTTCTAGTCTATAATTATAGAGTAAATGATTCATCTCATTTTGCCTTTCTTTTGCAATCTCATTAGACTTCTCTAATGCAGCGTGATAAATCGTTTTAAAAATATTTTTATTAATGTTTTTGGCTTCAGCACTTTCAAATGGATAATCTAATAATAAAAATACATCTGATAAACCCTGCACGCCAATTCCAATTGGTCTGTGATATAAATTACTACGTTTAGTTTTTATTGTTGGATAATAATTAATATCAATTATTTTATTTAAATTGTCAGTTACTATTTTAGTGACACTATGAAGTTCTTCATAATCAAACTTATTTCTTAAAAGATTTTCAACCATTTGATAATTTCCAACTAAATAATTGTTGTCTACTAATTGCGGCAAACTATCTACTCCATATCTTGTTTTAAATGTATTATATTCTTCTTCATTACCATTCTCAATAATGCATTCTTTAAAACTAATTTTGCGTTTTGTAAGCAACCCTTTTAATAATAATGACTGCGAACAATTTTTTTGAATATAAATAGTCACGTTTGTAAATGGATTCTTTGTATATTTAACAAATTTAGTTAATCCAATTGATGCCAAATTACAAACTGCTGTCTCATTTTTATTGCTATATTCAGTAATTTCAGTGCATAAATTACTAGATTTAATGGTTCCTAAGTTTTTTTGATTCGTCTTTGAATTAATATGATCTTTATAAAGCATATAAGGCGTTCCAGTTTCTATCTGAGAATCTAATATTTTTAACCATAAATCACGCGCATTAATCTGTTTAATATATAATTTTTTACTCTCATAATCATTATATAATTTTTTATACTCTTCTCCATAACAATCTTCTAACCCAGGCGTTTTATTAGGACAAAATAAAGACCATTTACTATTTGTATGAACGCGTTCCATAAATAAATCAGAAATCCATAGAGCATAAAATAAATCTCTAGCCCGCAACTCTTCATCTCCGTGATTTTTCTTTAAGTCTAAAAAATCTTCAATATCTGGGTGATGTGGTTCAATATAAATCGCAAAACTGCCAGCTCTTTTACCTCCACCTTGATCTATATATCTTGCAGTTTTATTAAACACCCCTAACATCGGAACAATACCATTTGAAGTACCATTCGTTCCTTTAATATGCGACCCAGTTGCTCTAATATTATGAATATGTAAACCAATCCCTCCTGCGTGTTGCGAAATAATAGCACATTCTTTTAATGTATTATAAATACCATCTACACTGTCATCCTCCATTGCAACTAAAAAACAAGAACTTAATTGTGGTCTATGAGTGCCAGAATTATATAATGTTGGTGTTGCGTGTGTAAAATATTTTTGCGAAAGTAAATTATAAGTAGTTTTAATCTTATTTAAATCATATAAATGAATAAAAATGGCAACGCGCATCCACATATATTGTGGTCGCTCAATAATTTTTTTATTAAAATGCATCAAATAAGCGCGTTCAAGCGTTTTAAATCCAAAATAATCAATTAAATAATCCCTCGAATGAACAATTAAATCATTTAAATAATTTTTATGCAAATTAACAAAGGTTATAAACTCCTCAGTTACTAAATGTTTGTCTGCCAACTCATTCATTGCATCAGAAAACAAAGGGGTCGTATTTTTCTGCAAATTAGAAACAACCAATGCACTTGATAAGACACCATAATCTGGGTGTTTTGTAGACAGAGAGGCTGCCTGTTCCGCCGTTAATTCATCAATTTTACTTGTACTAATATTATCGTGTAATTGATCAATCACTTTAATTACTAACCCTGTATAATTTATTTTTAAATTAAACTCCTCTCCAATTTTTTTAACTCTACTTAAGATTTTATCAAATGACACCGCCTCCTTTTTTCCTGACCTTTTCACTACAATCATATCTTTTGTTTCATCTAATGTAGCGGTTGTTGTTTCCATTTCCATTTATATTTATATAGCGTTATTATTTTAAGCATTTTTTAATAATCAATTAGTAGTTGTAATTGAAATAAAACATTTATTTACTAATTTATTATATTGATTGTCGTAATTGTTGTTGTTGTTATTGTTGTTGTTGTTGTTGTTGTTGTTGTTGTTGTTATAAACTCGTTTCTTTGGTGCTCGGTGTTCACATCCTTCAATTCTTTCTTTTTCAATTGTATCCCACACATCTTTTATTTTAGGTAATGCATATTCGAACCATAATTTATTTCGTAAAATTAATACATTACTAAATACCTCTAACTTCCAATAAATTGTTCTTAACCATTGTGAGTCAATATTTTTTTCATTAATAGTATTTTCTTCCCATACATTATATTCTTCTTGACTTAATAAAAGTTCTGGATATTCATAATAAGTATTTCCATTTTTTGAGAATAATAAAATCACGCCTTTTTGTTTATTATCATTCGAATAGTTAAATGTTCCATCATTTATAAACTCATCATACCCATCATATTCAACAAACTTAGTTTCTAAAAAGTCACACTCATTTAAATCACACGTTTCTAGTTGCACTTGAACTTGAATCCAATAATCCATTTTTGGAATACCTGTTATTGTTCTGCTTACTACATTTTTAATTTCCAACATTCTACCATATCGTCCATTATTTGGATCCATATTAATTCCATCAGGTGACGCTCCAATAAAATAATATTTTGGATGTTGAATACAACCAAACTCTTCAATTATTGTATTATACGTGTGTTCATATAATTGAACCGATATAGGTTCATACTTTTGACCCCAGTGCATTGGAGAATCTAATGATTGTTGCGCAAATTCAAATCTTGATCTACATTTTTCATAAATGATACTATTAATAATTGGTTCCGAACCAAATACTTTCCAGATTGAACTCGCTGTTAGTAAATTATGTCTAAATGCATACCACTCATCTGTTCTCTGTGCTGGTTGTTCTGCGTTTCGCAAATATTCTAATTTTTTATCTAAATGTGTTTTATTTACTATTACATTTCGAATAAAACTATTACTATAAGACCTATATGGTATAATCTTGCACCACGCGGTTTTAATTGTTTTTTTAACAATTGTTCTTATTTTTTCATTAGTATCATTATGACCATTAATATTGTTAGTATTGTTAGTATTGTTAATACTAATATTCGAATATATAATATGATTATAAATATAATCTGTTACCTTAATATCAAAGCATTCTTTACTCAGTTCTAGAATATTTTTAGTGACATATTCTTTAAATAATTCTATGCACTCCGTTTTAATTTTTGCAATGTCTAATTTACTCGGTCTAACGTTAATGACATTTGCCATACTATACTTTAATATTATTAATTGTTTATATTTATTATCAATTTTATATTTATATTAAAATGATAATAAATATTAAATATAAAAATTGGTCTCATTTCAAGAAAATCCTCGTGAGCGAATTGAAACCCACGAATTGTTACAAATTTTATAATTGTTATAATATAGAATGAACAATGTTTTACTATACAATTATTGCGTATATTTTAATTGGTGTGCCGTTATTATAGCTTATTTGGTATAGAATGCTTAAATTCTATAATTTTAGTGTGTTAAGAGTCTCTTTATATGCTTTTAATATATTTTATTGCTGATTGAACTATGTAACCCACTATAATTGCCAAGGCAAGACTTTCACTATAAATACCTAAACTTGCTGTTAAAAGAATAATTAACCATTCGCTTTTGAACTTCTTTATTAAATAGTCATACTTGGCTGTGCCTGTTTTAAACGCAATCATTATCATAATACCAATAATTGCGGGCATTGGTATTTTGTTAATAGTACTTGAAAACATTAATGTTAGTGCTATAAAAAACAAACTGGTTGCTCGTGAAGATACTCGTGTTTTAGAGCCATTTTCCACATTATATTTACTTAGTCCAACAAATACACAGCCTCCAAATCCACCGCATAATCCAGATATTATATTTCCAACGCCTTGTGCTAATGTTTCTATTAATGGACTACTAATAATTTTAAGTTGTTTACTTGTATCATCAACCATAAAAATACTCTCAGTTAACCCAGTTATAGCCATTGCAACAGCAAAAGGTAGGACTTTTAAAATATTTGCGCTTGTTAATTCTACGTTTGGAATATTAAAAGCAATATTATTTATTTTAGTACTACCTCTTGTACCTACAATTTCTATTGTTTGTTTAATAGGCATAATATAATATAAAATGCTTAATAGTATAATAGCACTTAGTGCTCCAGGAATATTAATTTTAATACTTTTTGTTTTATATGAAAAATTATACAAAAATCTACCAAACACAGTAATGAAAAGACTAATAAGAGAGAATAATAGTGTTCCTGTTAATTTATAATTATCACTATCTTTAAACCAATTTTCTGTATTAGGATACTTAAAATTTTTAATTAGTGATTTGGCTATTAAAACACCTAATGCTATTAAAAATCCAGTCATAAGTGGTTGACTAATGTTTGAAAAATATTTATATAATCCACTAATTCCAAATAATAGTTGAATAAATCCACCAATAATAGCTGTTAAAAATACATATTCTGTTCCATATAATGTTTTTACACCAAGCAATGAGGTAGCTACTGCTCCAGTAGCTCCAGATATAAGAGTGGGACAGCCTCCAAATATAGATGTTACAGATGACATAATTGCGGTAGAAGTTAATCCTACGGACGGAGGAAGTCCTAATAATAATGAAAATGCAATACTTTCTGGAATTAACACTAAAGCAATTGTAAATCCTGATATTATTTCATTAATAATATTAGTCGGTTCCATATATTATTTTATATTATATTATATTATATTATATTATACAGCTATAAAATATTTAATATTAACTTTTAACTTTTATTAGTATTCTCTGGAGAGACTGCTCTAACTGCCATTTTATTTTTTCGAGTGGGCCCTAGATTTTTTAAAACAGATTGTTGATGCTTTTGACGCAATGTAAATTTTCTTGTGCTATTATTAAATTGTAACGTTGGAATACTTTCTAATACGCCAGATTCTTTTTTATAGATAACATCTTTATTTCTTTGGAGCGATTTTTTATCTAAAATAGTACTCAAGTATTTTTTTAATTCTTCTTTTTCATCAATATTTAATTTATGTGTAATTGCAATAGTTTCAATATATTGCGTTATTTTTTCCATTTTTGCCGATTTATCTAATTTATTCCATGACTCTTCTTTGTTTTTCTTTGTTTCATTATCTAATAATATATCTAAATTTGATATATTATTTATTACTGAGTTTAATTTCTTTTGATTTCCATTTAAAAGCATTGTTTTATATTTAATATTTTTTAATTCTTGGCACTCATTGCTCATTCTTATATATTATATAGTAAATTAATTTTAACTATTTATTTATATTAATTAATTATTTATTAATATTATTTATTAATATTATTTATTAATATTATTTATTAATATAAAGAAGAAGAATGAAAGAAATCATTGTTAAGTTTGAAAAAGGTCCAGCGAATAAAAAATATACGGCTTATATTAAAAATAAACAAACAAAAAAAATAAGAAAACTGCATTTTGGAGATAAAAATTATCAACAATATAAAGACAGAACGCCGCTGCAATTATATAAAAGTCAAAATCATAATACAAGAAAACGAATGGAAAATTATTTTTTACGACATTCAGGAACAAAAAATAAAACACTAGCAATTAAAAAAGAAAAAGCCAAAAGCGATGGCTATTATACACCAAAACTATTAAGTCATATTTATTTATGGTAATATGAAAATATAAAAACAAAAAATATAAAAATTGAATTATAATATTAAATAATAAAAATAAAATAACAGTAATACTATTAGTATGCCTTCCTATCAATTCAAATTATTTGAATACGACATAAGAGAGGATTTACATCTTGAAAAAATAGAATATGTGCCTGGAAAAGATTTAAAACAATTTATAATTCAAATGTATGGAATTGACGAAACTGGAAAAACTGCTTCTATATTTGTAAAAGATTATTATCCATTCTTTTATATTAAAGTTGATGATGACTGGAATAATGCAAATGTATCTGACTTTATTTCATTTCTCAGAAATAGTTTAGGAAGTTACTATGAAGACTCGTTGTTATGTGGAAAATTAATGAAAAGACATAAACTTTATGGATTTGATAATAAAAAACAATATAATTTTATTAAAGTCAATTTTACAAGCTTACAAGCCTATAATAAATGTAAAAACTTATTTTACGATGAAATAAAACAAAATGGAACATATGAAAAAAAATTAAAAGCAAATGGAGTAGAGTTTTTAAATTGCAAAACTGAATTATATGAAGCACAAATCCCTCCCTTGCTTAGATTATTTCATATTTGTAAAATTAAACCCTCTGGTTGGGTGGAATTAAAAAACGGCACTTATGATATTACTAAACAAAAACTTACAACCTGTGATTATGAGTTTATTATCAATTATAAAAAAATAGTTCCGTGTACTGATCCAGAAAAAGAAAAAGTTTGCGTTCCATTTAAAATTTTGAGTTTAGATATTGAAGCTTCTAGCAGCCACGGTGATTTTCCACTTGCAAAAAAAAACTACATTAAAGTTGCCACAAATATTATTGATTATTTAATAAATAATCAAGTAAAAGAGTGCACTACTACATTATTAACAAAATTAATCAAGTCCGCATTTAAGTATGATGAATGTAAAGGGATTGAGCGTGTTTATTTAAAAACTAAGATCAGCGAAGAAGAATTAGATGAAAAAATAGAAGAATTGTTTAAAATTAAACCAGCAAACCACGCAACTTATATCGACATAAAAGAAGAATCGGAAGATGAACTAGATGAGGATGACGAGGATAATGATCATATAGATGCTGATTATAATCATAATAGTATCGAAGAAGTGGCGCATAAAAAAACATATAAGGCAGGACATAAAAATACTGAATCTAATATTTTAGAAATTATAAATGACTCTAGTCTACGAAATACTAAAATCTTAGAATTAACTAAATGTTTTGGACAACACAATCCAAATCATTTAAATAAATGGGAAGGATTATTCCCAGAAATTGAAGGAGATAGAGTAACATTTATTGGATCTACTATAAGAAAAAACGGAGAAGCCAAGCCATATTTAAGACATTGTATTGTTGTGAATAGTTGTGACCCGATTGAAAATGCAATTGTAGAAACATATGACACCGAAAAAGAAGCATTATTAGCTTGGACCAATTTTATTCAAAAAGAGAATCCAGATATTATAATTGGATATAATCATCACGGCTGGGATGAAGGGTTTATGTTTGACCGCACTATTGAATTAAACTGTATGCCTGCATTTAGCAAATTATCCAGACTAAAAAACGAAAAGTGTTATAAAGAGGTTTGGCGAGGCCCTGATAAACCACGCGCAATTTCAATTGAAGAAAACAGTTTAAAAATTGCGAGCGGACAATACAATTTACGTTATTTTCATATTTCTGGTCGAATGCAAATTGATTTTCTAAACTTATTTAGACGCGAAGAACAGCTGCCCAGTTATAAATTAGATTATGTTTCAGGGCATTTTATTGGTGACATAATTACTGAGGTATCCTATGATAATGCAACCACACGTTTAGTAACAAAAAACTTAACTGGGTTAAATGTAAATGATTATATTGTAATTGAAGAAATTGGCCATTCAACCGAACAGTTTCAAAATGGTAAAAAATTTAAAGTTCATAATATAATTAACAATACTATTGTTTTAAATGAAATCATTGAACCAGATAAAACAAAAGTCTTGCGGTGGTGTCTTGGAAAAGATGATATTGGACCACAAGATATATTTAATTTAACAATCAATGGCGGCGCAGAAGGTCGTTCAATTGTTGGAAAATATTGTTTAAAAGACACTGAACTAGTCCATGATTTGATGCGAAAAAATGATACATTAACTACTTATACAGAAATGTCTAATTTATGCTGGGTTCCAATGAGTTTCTTAGTGTTTAGAGGGCAGGGCATTAAATTAACCTCTTATGTTGCACAAAAATGTCGCGAAAAAAATACACTTATGCCTGTAATCGAAAAAGACACTAGCGATGATGGTTATGAAGGCGCAATTGTATTGCCGCCAAAATGTAATTTATATTTAAAAACACCAGTTGCGTGTGTAGATTATAGTTCGCTTTATCCGTCCTCTATTATTAGTGAAAATATATCACACGACAGTAAAGTATGGACAAAAGAATATGATTTGCAAGATAACTTAATAAAAGAAACTGGAGAAAAAGAATATGATAATTTAGAAAATGTTGAATATATTAATATAACATACGATACATTTAAGTGGGTTAGAAAAACACCAAAAGGATGTGCTATAAAAGAAAAATGTGGTTATAAAGTATGCCGATTTGTTCAATATCAACAAGGAAAAGCAATTATGCCTTCTATATTAGAAGAATTATTAGCAGCCAGAAAAAGCACAAAAAAACAAATGAAAAATGAAAGTGATCCTTTTATGACGAATATTTTAGATAAACGACAATTAGCAATTAAAGTAACCGCGAACTCATTATATGGTCAAACTGGTGCTAAAACGAGCACTTTTTATGACAAAGATATTGCTGCTAGTACTACTGCAACTGGTCGAAAATTATTGATCTATGCGAAAGAAGTAATTGAAGCTTGTTATGATAATGTGCAAGAAGCAACAACTAATCATGGGCTAGTTAAATGCAAAGGTGAATATATTTATGGAGACACTGATTCAGTATTCTTCACATTTAATTTAAAAGATATGGAGGATAAACCAATTATTGGAAAAAAAGCATTAGAAATCACGATTGAACTGGCAAAAAAAGCCGGCGCCCTCGCAAGTATGTTTTTAAAAGATCCACACGACTTAGAATATGAAAAAACATTTCTACCGTTTTGTTTGTTGTCTAAAAAACGCTATGTTGGTATTTTATATGAAGATGATGTAAATAAAGGAAAACGTAAATCTATGGGAATTGTATTAAAGCGACGTGATAATGCGCCAATTGTGAAAGATATCTATGGCGGAGTAATTGACATATTAATGAAAGAACAAGTAGTTCATAAGGCAGTGGATTTTGTTAAACAATCATTGGAAGATGTAGTTAATGAAAAATATTCACAACAAAAATTAATCATCACAAAATCGCTGCGGTCTTATTATAAAAATCCAAAACAAATTGCACATAATGTATTAGCTATGAGAATAGGAGAACGCGAACAAGGAAATCAACCAAAACCAGGTGATAGAATCGAGTTTATCTATATTGAGAATAAAGACAAAAAAGCATTGCAAGGAGAAAAGATTGAAACTCCAGCATTTATAGAAAAAAATAAACTTAAAATTGATTATAGTTTTTATATTACCAATCAAATTATGAAACCACTTCAACAAGTATTTGCTTTAATCTTAGAAGAAATGGAAGATTTTATTGCCAAACGCGGATTGTCTATGAAAAGCTGGAAAGCCGATATTGAAAAACTGCAAACTAAATGGCCAGAAAAAGAAAAATTCGCAAAAAAATATGAAGAGTTTAGATGTAAAGAAGTGAAAAGTATTTTGTTCGACCAATTTATTAATAAAGTTAAATAAAGTTAATCATTAAGCTCAAGATCATCCACAAATAGATGCAACAATTTATTATGTAATTTTTTTACTGCGTCCCATTTTGCTTTTGGTGTTACTAAGAACATTGAGCTTTGTTCAATTGTATAACTAAATTGATAGTGATTGTATGTTAAATATCCTTCAATAATATCTAATTGTCGTAACCACCATTCTCTATCTTCTGTTCGTCCAGTTAAATATTTAACGCAATAGGTTAACACAAAGTATAATTCATTTAGTATATGATATCTAAAATAATAATTAACACCTATAATTTTGGCATTCACACTTACAATGAGTTGTGCTGCCGTAATTTTTTTTGATATATAATTAAACCAATGGCGAATAATAGTATTTGCACTTTTTTCCCGATGATTGTTTAATACTTGTCCGTATATCTTAGAAGACAATTCAATCGGCAAGCACGGAAAATTGCATAGATGAAGCATAGTGTTAGGGTTAGTCTTGGTCACTTGCATTAGCAATACGTAGTGTGTGTTGTTATTATTTAAATTTTAAATATTTCAATTTTAATTTTTATATTTAAAATTTTAATTTTTATGTTCTTGTTCTTCATGTTCTGCCATTAACCACGGAGAGTTTTCATTTATATTTGGTTTTACTTTCACTTTATTTGCAGTAATTTTCAGCTTTTCTAATATATATTCACCGCAAGGACCACAGTTGTCTTCGTTTGCCAAATCTATTTTCTTATTTATTTTAATTGCACATTTTTCTTGCCCCCATCGACCAAGTGGCCCTAATTCATTTAAAAATAACATATTAAATACCGTCTTGCTATATATAAATTTTTTTGCTTTTGTAAAAATCATTTTGCTTTTTAAATTATTATGATCTATTTTTAATAAAAAATAGATTCAATTTTTATTATAAATATATAATTTAATATATTTTATCTACTATTTCTCCTTTTGAATCATAAATCCAAATCTCACATAAATAACCAGCATCTTTTAATGCTTCTTGCTTTAAATAAATACTATCTTGTTTCTTTTCAGCAGTCCATGTTGATTTTACTTCAATACATCTATTTTGTGATTTAATAAAACAATCTACAAAATATCTATGTTTTTTATCATCAGCGTCTTTATACCAAATAATAGGTACCTCATTTCTACTTACTATAATATCATTTTCTGATACATTTTCTTTAAATAATAAATCATTTAACATATAATTTTCATATCCTTGTATTCTCTCAGTTCTTCCTGAAGGAAATACATAATCATATCCATTGTATGCATTTTTAGACGCTTTTTCTGATATTTCTGCATTTTGTGCTGGATGTTCGACGCCGTAATTTTTTAAACATGTTGTCTTCTTTTTATCTTTAACCTCTTCTGATTGTGAAGGGTTTTCAACACCTAATCTTTCTAAATTGGTTGCTTTACATTTATCTCTTACTTCTTGTGATTGTAAAGGATGTTCAACACCTCTTCTTTCTAAATTAGTTGCTTTCATTTTATCTCTAACTTCTTGTGATTGTAAAGGATGTTCAAAACCTAATCTCTCTAAATTAGTTGCTTTCATTTTATTTTTTACTTCTTCGGATTGACAAGCATATTCAAAACCATATTTTTGTAAACAGGTATCTTTAATTTTACTTTTTATTTTATCTGATTGTAAAGAACATTCAACCCCATAATTTTTTAAAGTAGTCGCTTTTCTTTTATCTCTTACTTCTTGTGAATAAGAAGGATTTTCAACACCATATCTTTCTAAATTAGTGGCTTTTGCTTTTCTAATTCTAATTTGTGTCATATGTTTTTTACAATAACACCCAGTATCTATAATTTTTCTAAAAGTTTTATCACATAAATCATTACATTCTATACATTTTTCTTTAATTCTATATTCGCGATTAAGATTTATATCACTATAATCGGTTGTTGAATTAATATTATTTTCTAAAAAATATTTTTGTAATAATTCATTATTATAGCTAATTTTAGGTTTACTCATATTATTATACTATAAACAAAGTTAGTATAATAATATATTCAATTTTTAAATAATAAAACGGTATATATATATTTTAAATTGAAATAGTTTTTATTATTAATTAAATACAATCTAAACTATGAAAGTCCTCATCGTATTCTTGTTCATGCTAATTATTACACCGCGTGCGATGTCGTATGGAAAGGTTTATCCTACACGTCTTCAAGATAAACATAAGACCTCTATTAAATCCAGTCGTTGTGTTATAAACGATATTTCCAAATTGGTCGAGTTTGCCAATCTCATTTCAGATGTAAATAATACTCGCAGAGTTTTAGAACTTCGCGAGGGTATTAATGAAGCTAAGGCAAAGCACTTCACATTTCAGTGTATGTGTGGAACTACATATGCTAGTGTTTTTGGCGTTAAATATTTAAAATAGTTTAAATATGCAAAAAACTTACATCCAAGGATAAGGTAAACGCGCCATTCTTTCCATATCCCAATTAGCTCGTGGTCTAATAAGTTCTCTATAATTTTCGTTTATTCCTTTTTCTAATTTAGTTAATCCATTCTCATTCCATTTTAAAGCATATTTTGTATATGCTCTTTCTTTTAGTAAGTTGGCAAGCCTAGCAACTCTAGGATCTGGATCTGGCAATCTGAATTTACTACGCGTTCTTCTGGCTGGACCATCAACTCCTTGCTTTTCTAATTCTAATATTTCGTCATTTTGTTTAGCAAGCATTTCTGTATTTAAGGTAAATGCGGCTTTCAAAAGACGTTCATATTCCGCTTTAGCGTTATCATCTAACAGACCAGGTAATCTTGAATCAAACACTCCTCGTGCATTTCTTTTTGTTTCTCTTAAATTGTTATATTTTTTATTTCTTTTTTTATTTCTTTTTTTATTTCTTTTTTTATTTTTTTTATTTATATTTATTTATATTTATTTTTTTTTATTTATAGTATAATGGATTTTTATACTAAGTTGTTTTGGATGTTTTTCTTAGCATTTATCTTTTTATCTAGTTATTTACTTTGCTGTACTAAGAAAACAAATATATTTTATTTACAAATAGCTTCTGGTATAGGAATGTTTGCAACAAGCAAAATTGGAAGAAGTTTTTTAAAAATAACTTAGGTTAGTTTTAAATAGTAGGAATAAATCGCCAATTCAATTCTTTACATATTTGTTTCCATATTTCATCTTGTTCAATTATTTTCTCTCTATCCTTTAACATCGGAAAGAACGGCAGAAATTCTTTTTGATTTAGCAATTCGCATAATTTATAAATAGTATAATAATAATTTAAAAAATTAACACGCTCTTCTGGACAAAATTTCGCATATGGAACTTGTATTTCGGTGAAAAGATTACATAATGTTTCTTCTAATTCAGAAGTCATTATAGGTGGGCGAACGCCTAACTTATCTTTTATAAACGGTATATGCTCATAATATTTATTATATTTTAATTTTTTAAGTACTTCTTTTATTTTTTTATTGCATATTGTTTTAATATCTAATCTTTCTTTTTTAATTTGTTGGCTTATATTTTCAAGTATATCATCCGGTATTAAAGTTGTTTCTTTAGCTTGAAACTGTGCAAGAATCTCTCTAAAATGATTTATTCTTTTATAAGAATAAAAACAAACCTCTTTAGGCGGTTCTTTATAACTTGGTTTATCATTTTCAATAATATATTTAAGATTTGCACTGCAATTATTACAAACTAAGAGGCCTTCATGTTCAATATGAATTAACTCTCCAAAATTACATATTCTACATATATCTGCTTCACAAATAAAATTATTAATATCGATATTTGTTGGATCAATATTTGAAAAATATTTTTGTATATTAAGATTATTTTTTGTAATGCAATTGTCGCTACAATCCGATATTTTGAAAAACTTTTCTAGTACTATCTTATTACTTGCTGTATTAGGTATATTTTTTTTTTCTTCAAAATAATTAAAGATATATGTAGAATTATCTAAAAAATATTTTTTTTTCTTTTTTTTAAGACTATTAATTTTATCATCTATACTTTTAATAGAACATTTAATTTCTAATTTTTCATCAAAAGATTTATTATTATTATATTCTAATAATAATTTTTTTCTATCATTTTCTAATTTAGGAATAATTTCATTTGAATTTTTTATAAACTCATCTAAAAACTTTTCGTGTTTGTAATCTAATGATTCTTTAGGTTTTTCAATAATAATTGTTTTTAGATTTTTAGGTTTAAAATTATTCATTTAATAAATATTAGTAATTATATATATTTAATTAAATAATATTTATATATATTAAGGATAATATTCATTTTAATCATTATTATTACAATTTAGTTAATTAAAGTAATAATTTAAACACTTTTTAAGAGTTTTTAAGAGTTTTTAAGAGTTTTTAAGAGTTTTTAAGAGTTTTTAAACATTTTAAACAAAAAAAATTTTAACAAAAATATAAATATTAGTTTAATTTATATTTTTATTAAAATTTTTTTCTTTTGTTATATTATAAAATGGGAGGAGGCTTAATGCAACTCGTCGCTTATGGCGCACAAGACGTTTATCTTACTACAAATCCACAGATCACATTTTGGAAGGTGACATATCGTCGCTATACTAATTTCGCAATGGAATCGATTGAGCAAACATTTAACGGACAGGCTGACTTTGGCCGCCGTGTAACTTGCACTATTTCTCGCAATGGTGATTTAGCATATCGCACATATTTACAAATTACTCTACCAGAAATTAACCAGCAAATGAACCCCACTCCTGCCCGCTCGGTACTCACCCCCGCTGGCCCCGGCGATCAGCACCGTGGAGAGACCGGCGTGTTTGCTCGCTGGTTAGACTTCCCCGGCGAGCAAATTATCTCGATTGTTGAGGTTGAAATTGGCGGCCAGCGCATTGATCGTCAGTATGGTGATTGGATGCATATTTGGAATCAGTTAACTCTTACTAGCGAGCAGCAGCGTGGCTACTACAAGATGGTTGGCAACACTACTCAGTTAACCTTTATTACTGACCCATCGTTTGCGGCGGTGGATGGCCCTTGCGCTACCAGCGCGCCCACCCAGGTCTGCGCCCCCCGCAATGCTCTTCCAGAGACCACACTTTATGTGCCTTTACAGTTCTGGTATTGCCGTAACCCCGGCCTTGCTCTTCCTTTAATTGCTCTTCAGTACCACGAAATTAAGATTAATCTTGACCTTCGCCCGATTGATGAATGCTTATGGGCGGTTACTTCGTTAAGCAACACCTCATCTACCAGCTCCTTAAAAGTGTCGACCGCATACCAGATGTCGCTTGTTGCGGCCTCGTTGTATGTTGATTATGTGTTTTTAGATACCGATGAGCGCAGACGTATGGCTCAAAGTGCTCACGAGTATCTTATCGAGCAGCTTCAATTCACTGGTGATGAGTCGGTTGGTTCTTCGTCTAACAAGATTAAATTAAACTTTAATCATCCTTGCAAAGAGCTTATTTGGGTTGTCCAGCCTGACGCAAATGTTGACTATTGTGCGTCGTTAATTACTGGAACCCCCTTATTCAGCGTTCTTGGTGCCCAGCCATTTAACTACACTGATGCGATTGATGTCTTACCCAATGGCATTCACGCGTTTGCTGGCCCTGGCTCTGTCAGTGGTCCGAATGCCTTTATTAACACTTCTGGATTCTTCGAGGATCCCGGTGCCACTGATGCGGTCACCTTCCCTGGTTGGGATTATCAAGCTCCCAACTTCAACCACTCTGGATTCGTTCAGTCGGCAAACCAAACCTTATTAAATACTGCCAATCAGCTAGGTTCGACTGACTTCCAGTCCTCGGTTTCGGATGCCGGCACATTTGTCTTAACTGAGACTTCCCTTGACATGCACTGCTGGGGTGAGAATCCAGTTGTTACTGCCAAATTACAGCTTAACGGCCAAGACCGCTTCTCTGAGCGTGAAGGCACCTACTTTGACCTCGTTCAACCCTACCAGCACCACACTAGAACCCCCGACACTGGTATTAATGTTTATTCTTTTGCTCTTCGCCCTGAGGAGCACCAGCCATCGGGCACTTGCAATTTCTCGCGAATTGACAATGCCACTCTTCAGCTTGTGCTTTCTAACGCGACTGTTGGTGGCACCAATACTGCCAAGGTCCGTGTCTATGCCACCAACTATAACGTCCTTCGTATTATGTCGGGTATGGGTGGTTTAGCTTACTCGAATTAAACATTTTAACATACTAATATAATTAGCTTAATTAGTTTATAATTAGTTTATAATTAGTTTATAATTAGTTTATAATTAGTTTATAATTAGTTTATAATTAGTTTATAATTAGTTTATAATTAGTTTATAATTAGTTTATAATTAGTTTATAATATGTTATACATTATAATATATTATGAAGTGTCTTTTAGTAACAATTGCAATTGGAGAAAAATATTTAGAAGAATATAAAAAATTGTTTTATAAAAGTCAAAGAGATTACGCTGTAAAAAATGGTTATGATTTTAAAGTTGTTAGAGATTTTTTAGATAAAAAGATTATTAATAAAGCTACAATTTCATTTAATAAAATATTAGTTTGTAATCAAGAATGGTCAAATGATTATGATTTTATTATATTTATAGATGCGGATATTATAATTAATATTAATTCTCCACCAATTCATAATTATATAGATTATGGTGATAGCATTGGAATCGTTGACGAATATTCTCAACCTTCTAAACAAAGAAGATTAAAATTACAGCAAAAAATGGGGTGGGAGACAACAGCAGTTAATTATTATAAATTATGCGGATTTGATATTCAAACTGATATGGTTTTTAATTCAGGCATTCTTGTAATGCAACCAAAAAAGCACAATGATTTTTTATTAAATATATATAATAAATATATATTGCAAAGTATATCACATCCTAGAGGGTTTCATTTTGAACAATCATGTATAGGTTATGAACTTCAAAAAAATAATTTATATAAAGTAATAGATAATAGATTTAATGCTGTATGGGGTTTAACTAAATTAGATAATATTGAAAATATTAGTTTAAATCAATATTTAAATGATAATTATTTTATACATTTTGCAGGACATACTGATTATGATAAAATAAAAACAATAGAATATAAGTAATATTATTTATAATATTATAAATAATAGTAATATATATGGATTTAAATATAAATAATTATTCGCTAGATGAATTACATAAGTTATTTAATATTACAGATAATAAAATAGATATAATTACAATTGAAGATTATTTATCAAAAACGATATCATTAATTAGTGTTCAAGACAATGATGACTTGCCAGAAAATAAAGAAAAATTAATTAAGTTTTATACAAAAGCAGCATTTAAAATCTTTAATTCTAATATTAAAAACAATAATTCAATGGAGATAGACTATCTGGGCTCACTTGCTCTTGATAGTACTAATAGTTTAAATCCCAATGATCCCAATAATTCCAATAATCCCAATAATCCAAATAATATTAGTTATTATAAAGAAAATGAAGAAATAATTAGTACATTACTTGAAAATAATACAAATTTTAAATCTAACCTATTAGGCGATGCAAATCGCGAGTTACAATCAGAAAAAAAAGAAACATTATTTGTGAAAGGATATTTAAACAAATATACAGAAGGCTTAGTAAATCCATTAGAAAGAGAGACTACTTCATCTATTTTATCAATAAATAGTAAGTTTAGAGATAATAATAGTAAAAGTAGTAGTGACTTTATAGTTGAATTAAATGACCCTTATCATAATGTAGTTTCAATGAAACTAGCATCTATTGAGTTAATTAATAGTTATTACACTATTTCTGAATATTTACGAACAAATAATTTTTCAGTAACATTTTTTCAATATAATAGCACCACAAATGATATCTCTCAAAACTCAATATCTACAGAAGACTTTACTATTCCAGATGGAAATTATAGTGTAACAGAACTAGTAACTATTATAAATAATGATTGCTTTAAAAATAATCAAACAGATTCGAAAGTTATTAAAATAGTAAAAACAAATAATACAGGCAAACTATTGTTTGTAGTAAATGATAGCAGTGGAAATCAACCAGCACACGGTTATAAATGGGGATTTAATTTAAATTTTACTGATAAAATAACCCCAAATAGACCGGCATTTCTAAATTTGGGTTGGATATTAGGTTATAGAAAATTAAATTATAATTTTTTTAAAACCATAAATAATGAAACTTACTATAATCAGAATAAAACAATCAGCTTAGAGGTTGGATTTAACCCGGAATCAACTGCAAATACAATTGGCACTCGTTATTTTTTACTGGAAGTAGATGACTTTAATAAAAATCAAAGTAAACTTTTTAGATTTAATGCTGAATTAAAAAATAATAGCTCAGAAGCATTTACTTATAGTGTGTCAAATATATTAGCATTAATTCCAAATAGATGTAATTATTATGACAAAAGTTTTGAAGATTATACAGACAAAATATTTAACACTAAATTATATTTTGGACCTGTTAAAATCTCAAAATTAAAAATCAGATTATTGGATGAAAATGGAGTAGTTGTAAATTTAAATAATATGGATTTAACAATAAATATTGCAATTGAAACTATCAATAAACATCATAATACGTTATCTAAATAATTAAATAATTATGTATGTCTTCTTGACTTTTTATGTCTTCTTGACTTTTTATGTTTTTTTGAATATTTATGTTTTTTTTGGGTGCCTCCTTTTTTAACGTTTTTAACGTTTTTAATATTTTTAAATTTTTTTATTTTTAAATTACGTATAAAAAAATTAAGTAAGTCATCCGCTGTTCTAGACCCATCATATATTTGAAGTACATTATTATTTTTTACTGTTAAAATTGTAGGATAGCCGCTAGATACTGCAGCTTTAATTTTACTATTAGTTAAAATTTTATCAAATGCTTTATTTTCTATATTATATATTTTAGTTATACCATCATCATTATAAAATTTTAATTTATCATCTAGATCTTTTAAAACAGGTTTTAATTGCTCACAATAGCCACAGCCCGGCATTGTGATTATTAACCCACTATGTTTTAAAGATACCTTAATATTACTATCTTGATTTGTATAGTATATAATATTCATTTATATATTAATAAAATATATTAATATATTATATAATATATTATATAATATGTTAATTGATATTTTTTATAGTATTTTAATAATTATAATTATAGTAGGCATTTTTTGGTTTGTGAATAATTATAATAAAAATAAGAAGGAGGATTGTCCTGATGTATTAATACAAAAAGGTAAATATATATATTTAATGAATAAATATAAAAAAGCAATTCTTAAGTTTAATAATTTAGACGAATATCGTAAATATTATAAAAGTCAACAAGAACAAGGAAAAAAATGTCCTGAATTATATTTACAAAAAGAATATAATATTCAAGGAGAAGCAGTTTTTGTTAATAGAAAATCTCCATTTGAAAAAGAAGGCGGCGCACCTTCTATTTCTGGATTGGATTTATATAATACTAATAATAATTCTTTATTAGTTGATTCTACGCGGAATAATCCTCCATTTAATAATAATTTATATCCTGGGTTTGACCCAATGAACCAATATATAGGACTTGAAACTCCATTAGATAAAATGTATAATAAAGACTCCAGCGTTCCTCCCATATTAACTACCACAAAATATGAAGGGTTTCAATTTAATTAACCAGTAATTAAACATTTATTTACTAATAAATTATCTATGTTTTCTAATTCTTTTTCTGTCTTTTTACTTAATAGTGTCCAATTGTTAGTATCATTATTAGTATAATTATTATTATACTGAATTGTATAACCATTTTTATGATAAAATTGTCGCCGCTTTAACCATTGTTTTTTAAATATGTCGTGTTTGTCTATTATATCTATAACTAAAGGATTAGCATGTTTTACTCTTAGAATACGACCAACTGCTTGTTCTATTTCAGTTTTAGGTGTCACAAACACCAATGTTGTTAAAGTTTTAATGTCTAATCCTTCCGATGCCATTGAATATGTAGCCACCAATATTTGTTTAGTTTCACTAATTTTAAGATCTTTTTCTTTCATTCCTCCAACATAATAACCAACTGTTGTAATATTACGATGCTCTATTGCTTTAAATAAATATGTTAATAAACTTTTATTATGTCCTAAAATAATCATTTGTTGGTTATTATTAAGTTCCAATTCATTTTTAATTATTTTTAAAATAAACTCACTTCTAATATTAAAATTACATAATTTACTAATCATAGTACTATATTTAGCATTTCCTCGATGATCATATTCAATTGTATTAAAATCTTCATCATTCACATTAAACTCAATTGCTTTTATTAATACACTATTATCGCTTTCACGTTTCTCTTTATGAATAATATCTCCAATAAACAATTTAAATACTTTTGTTAATCCATCTTTTCTATTCATTGTAGCACTTAAGCCTAATGTATACATTGTTACGACTCGTTGTAATGCTCTTACAAATACTTCAGCTGATATATGATGAACCTCATCTACAACAGTTAACCCAAAACTATTAAATTGTGACTCGTGATAGTCTTTCATTGATAAAGATTGCAGCATTCCAATGACAATATCTTTATTATCAATATCTATAACTTGTCCTTGAATACGGCCAACATTAGCATATGGCAGAAATTGTTTTATTCTCTCGATCCATTGGTCTACTAGAAATCCTTTATGCACAATAATTAATGTTTTAACGCCTAATTGAGCAATAATTTTTAAAGCTAAAACTGTTTTACCAAATCCAGTATATAAATCTAGAAGACCGCCAAATCCTCCATTTTTTATAGTATTAATATATTTATCAACCACTAATTGTTGATCTTCCCGGAGAGAACCATTAAAAATTATATTAATTTTTTCATAATTATTAATCTTTATTTCATTTGGTTGACCAAAATGAGTTATTCCAAATACCCGAGGCACATAAAACTTTTGCGGGGATTCTTTATATATAGGAAATGCTTCTGATTCTACTGGTGATTTAGGAATATATGGTTTAGCCATTAATTCATCTCTTATAAAAACAGATTCTTTAAGTGACAATGTGTTTTTATAAATAGAATATCCTTTTTGTCCTAAATATGTTTTATACATTCTATAAAATACTAATATTTTATAGAATAATTTATTAATATTCTTCAATTTTATATATTTTATTTTATTTTATATTTTTTTATTTTAATTAAAAATATAGATATTTAATATATATAATATGTTTAAAGTGATCATTAGTTTGTTATTTCTTTTTATTATGTTAGCATATGTTTTTTCTAGTGAGTTTATTACATCAAACACTATTTTAAAAGATTTAAGCTTATATGAAAAAAAAATACAAATAGAAAACCCTGTTTATAATGAACCAATTCAAAAAACCCTTGAGGAAGAAATTGTAACAACTGTGAAAAATGAAAATAATACTAGCACTCCAGCTGCATATTTTCCTATTTTAGAATCAGTTTCTAATGCTGCCAATTTAGAATAAATATATTTACTATATTACTAATTAGGGTTTTTGTAAGCTAGTTAATTGACTGTAGCCATAATCTGTTTTTTCAGTAACTACATTAGACGTATTAAATAATACATCTCTTACTTCATCTGGTGTAGCCAATTCACCTTGTTTTAATAATCCATTTTCATTACTTATAATGTCTTTTACATTTACAAGTTCGCCATCCTTATTTATTGTTTGTGTTAATACATTTCCTGTTTCTTTTGCCTTTTTAATATTCTCTTCAATCGCTTGTTTTCTAGCTTCTTTAATCCGTTTATCAAATTCTGTTTTAGCTGCTTTTTCATTTTTCTGCTTTTCATTCATTAACTCATTTAGTTCAGATTCTAAATATTCAACTTTACCAGTTTTATATGCTTCTGGATGCCAAGGAAGCCATACACCAACCGGTCCAACTAAAATATCGTGATTTGGATCTAGCTCTCTCAGCACTTTACACCGCATTTCGGCTTCTTCTTGCGACGGAAAACAGCCTCTAACTTTTAATCCTCTTGTTGATGTTTGAAACTTATTATCCTTATTAAATAACTGTTCTAGTCTCTCTTCATTATGGTCAATATAGGTTTTATATTCTGCATCTAAAGAAATATTAAAAATATTATCTTTTTCTAGTTTTGCAAACTCTTCCAAATCACTTTGTAATTTGTCAAAGGGTAACTTATATTTATAGGCTACAAAACTTAAAAACTGAGTAAATTTCTCAAGCGATTTAAATAAATCATATTGTTTCATAAACTGTTCAAAATAAAATTGCTCTTTTTGTTTTAAGATTTTTTCTGGGGAGAGAAAAGATAAACATACAAATTTTTGTCCAGCTAAGGATTGATCTTCATCTAATAAATCAACATATTTTACATTTTGTTCTTCTTTAGTAATATCCATTATAATATTTATTACTTGTCATTTAATATTTAAGTATTTATTTTAATTCATTAATAATTATTTTCTTAACAATTATTATATGTCATTGATTGGATATTTAGATATAAATGAATTGTTTAAACGCGCCTTAAAATATTTTTTTGAAGGTATTATTGTTGCCTTAGCAGCATATGTTATACCTACAAAAAATATAAGAATTGATGAAGCAGCTTTAATTGCATTAGTTGCAGCAGCAACCTTTTCTATTTTAGATACATATTTACCCGCACTTGCGGTAAGTGCTAGAACTGGCGCTGGCTTTGGTATTGGTGCCAATCTTGTAAGCTTCCCACACGGCCTATAAATAAATAGTAAATAAATATATTATCTATACACATATATATAGATAATATGAGTAATTCAATAGAGTTAATTGAAAACGAGTTTAGACAACAATTAAGTCAATTAGATGCGTTCTACAGTAACAATTATAGAAAAATTATTAATAGTCGAATGGCATATCGCGCTAAAACTTTTTATATTAATCAGTTAAAAAATATGTATACTACTAATAAAACTAATTTAATTAATTATAAAAATAATAAAATTAGAGAATATTTACTACAACAACAACAACAACAACAACAACAACAAGAAGAAGAAGAAAAAATTATAAATAATATAGAATTAAAAGCATTAATTATTGGTATAAATTATTTAAATACAGAAAATGAACTTTATGGATGTATTAATGATACTAACCATTTACAAAATTATTTAAGTAATAAATATAATTTTACTTCTAATAATTTATGTTTGCTAACTGATAACACTATTGTTAAACCAACAAAACAAAATATCTTAAAAAAATACAAAGATTTATTAATTAATGCAAAGCCCGGAGAAAAACTTTTTTTTACCTTTAGCGGACACGGGTCATATATGCAAGATTTAAATAATGATGAGCTCGATAAAAAAGATGAATTATTAATTACTATTGATAATCAATATATTAGTGATGATGAACTTAAAACAATAATAGATGAGTATTTACCAGATGGCGTTAATTTATTTGTTATTTTTGATTGCTGCCATAGCGGAACTCTTATGGACCTAAAATATAATTATTTAGCTGGCAATGAAGACCTCATAATTAATGAAACAATTAAAGAAACTAAAAGTAATGTATTTTTGATAAGCGGTTGCTTTGACTCGCAAACAAGCGCAGATGCTTTTATTGATAATAAGTTTCAAGGTGCGTTAACTTGGTGCTTGTTAAAAACATTAAATGAAAATAATAATTTAACTTGGAAAGACTTGTTAATAAATATGAGAACCTTATTACATCTTAAATATAGTCAAATCCCACAATTGTCATCTGGTAAAATGATTGATATTAATTCTCCCATACTTTTTTAAAACATAATTTAATATGATATATGATATATATATTATATATGATATAATATATATATAATATATAATGTCAGCATTAGAGATAGAGTGTCAAGAAAAACTACAGCGTGAGCGAATGATTGCAACAACACTTCGCTTTAGATTGGCGCATGAACGCAATAAATTGGCTGATCTTGTACGAGCACATGGTGCATTGCTGCGTTCACAACGGCAAGCAGCAGAACAAGCAGTGATAGGATCTGTAATTGTTTCTGGTGTTCCTGTCGCAGGAAAAAAACTCAGAGTTGTAAAACATTTAAAAAGTAAAAAAAAAGTAAAAAAAAGAGTAAAAAAACGAACACAAAACAAAACTTAATATTTATAGATTAAAATCCGCCTCGTAAACGTAATACAAGATGAAGAGTGCTTTCTTTTTGAATATTATAATCGCTTAATGTTCGTCCATCTTCTAATTGTTTACCAGCAAAAATTAAGCGTTGTTGGTCTGGTGGGATTCCTTCCTTATCTTGAATTTTTGCTTTTATTGTATCAATTGTATCTGCCGATTCAACTTCAAGTGTAATTGTTTTTCCGGTTAATGTTTTCACAAAGATTTGCATCCTTATATTATTATAATATTATAATATTATAATTTATTTTTATATTAATTTTTTATATAATTATCCAATTATCCAATTTCTATATTTTGGTAAATTTTATTTTCTTTATAAAAAATGGCTTTAAAAAATATAAAAATTAAGGAAAATCCTAGTTTAATTAAAAATATTATTTTATTTACAATCACTTTAATCGTTTTAAATATTTGAGCAAATAAAGCCATCATAAGTTTTAACATACTTTGATAATACTGAGAAATTGCTTCAAACATATAAATATTTATATATTACAATAATATAAATATTTAATTTTTTTTTGATTTACGATTTTTATGATTACGTGTACTTCTAGTTTGTTTAGTGCCACCTCCGATTTGCGGCGCAGATTGCTGCCCCAATGGCTGCACAGATGGCTGCCCCGATTGCGGCGCAGATGGCTGCCCCGATTGCGGCGCAGATGGCTGCCCCGATTGCTGCGCAGATGGCTGGGCTGGTTGCTGCCCCCAGCTAGGAAGCAAGTTGGAAAACCAACCCGGTTCAGCAGGAGCTGTCTGGGACCCAGTGGCCGCAGGCTGCGATGGCTCACTCGGCACTAAGTCAGTTTGTGCAGGTTTAACTCTATTATCAAAATCTGTATGTTGTGCCTCACTGCACCACCAACCAGCAAACTGAAGAAACTGTCTTATTTGGTCTATATCTTTAAATATTTTTAGTTCTAATATTTTTAGTTCTAATATTTCATTTTCAGCTATATTAATATCTATAGTCTTATCAGAAAGCTTTACTTTTGAATATAATGATTCATTTAGAGCTGATATGTCTGGCAGTGTGATTACTACTGTATTTTGTACTGTTTTTTTATTTTCGTCTTGTATCATTGTTGTATTCATAAACTCAGTTCTATCAAAGTTAATTTTATTAACGCTAACATTAGCATCTGTAATCTTAGATTTTAAGTAGTAATTGCTAAAATAAATATGATCATCCACAAAAATACATCTTTCTGTCTCTAGAGTTATTTCATTATTAGCAGCCATTCTTATATTACTATTATATTATATTTATGTTTATATTTATGTTTATATTTATGTTTATATTATTGTTATGCATATTATAAAGATTCTTCGCAAAAGTCATCTTCTATGTTATCTTTTGAGTTTATTTTTGCAGCAGTTGAAGCAACATTATTATTAGAAACTGGGCCTCTTGGACCGGTTGGTCCTATTAAACCAGGCGGGCCTATTGGACCAGTTGGTCCCATTAGACCATTTAAACCTCTTAAACCAGGTAGGCCTATTGCACCATCTTTACCGTCTTTACCTGCTGGCCCAGTAATCCCGGCGGGTCCAGAAGGTCCAGTTGGACCTATAGAACCCGGCGCCCCATTTATACCATTTGTACCTGAAATTCCTTTATCTCCTTTATCTCCTTTATCTCCTTTATCTCCTTTATCTCCTTTATCTCCTTTATCTCCTTTATCTCCTTCAGCACCTGGCGTACCTGGCGCACCTGGCGTACCTGGCGTACCTGGTGTACCTGGCGCACCTGGCGTACCTGGATCTCCTTTATCTCCTTTATCTCCTTTATCTCCTTTATCTCCTTCAGTTTCAAATTTTAATTTAACTTTATCAAATATAGTCTTTATTTGAGTACCAGTTAATGCTCCATCATATATTGTTAAATCTCTCATTGAGATATTTGTATTTGAAGAGCAATACATGGCATGTCTATCTCGTCCATAAGCGCATGCTACTTTACCAGCTGGTGGTGTACCTGGTGGCTTGTCATCAAGTCTAGAGTAATATGGAGTTGAGCTTGTTTCTAATTCTCCATCAATATAAAAATCCATTATCTGCTTAGGGTTCTGCGAGACAAGGTCTTCATTTCTTACTACAAATGTAAACATATATGTTTTGTGGAATGCAATACCCTTAGACATGCTATTACTTAATTGGAAATTATGATTTGTAGGACCACTACGGTCAGTAGAACCTTGTGTAAAAAAGAACAAATGGTTCTCAGCGTAATTATCATTTCGACGAACAAAAATGATAGGACATCTTGCAAAAGGTCCCCATTCAGCATCAGCATTAAATGCCTGTATTCTACAAATACTAGTCCAATGGTCGCCCCCAGAGTATGATGCTGCCACTCCAGTCGAATGATATATAAAATTAATAGAAATCTCCGGTTTTGTTAGAGTCAATAATGGCAAGTTACTAAGATAGGATTGAGTTGGATTATAACAATTTACAAAAGTGTTAGGAGGTCCTTGAGGTTGATAATTTGTCGGTAAACTTATGCCATCAGTAAAAGGATTCGATCTTGAAATTGTAAACACTTCTTTTTTTGAGACCATATATTTTATTAACATAATAGCTAATATTAATATTAATATGAATAATAATATATAAATTATATTTTTTGTAGTATATATTTTTTTCATATAATATTTAAAAATATTATTATTTATTTATTTTAAAATAAATCAAAATAAATAATTGAAACTATATAAAATTAAAAAACTAAATATTATGAGTAAAATGAGTATTTGGAAGCCTATAACTATTAATCCAAATTATTGTATAAATTGCATAGGTCAAGTTAAAAACAATAAAACAAATAAATCATTAACTCCTAAAGTAAATACAAAAGGGCAGTATGTAGTTAAATTAAAATTAAATACAGAGTCTAAAGAATCTAAAGAATATAAACTTTATAAAGTAGATAAATTAGTTGCAAAAGCATTTATTGTAAATCCAAATAATTTACCATATGTAAACCATAAAAATGGTTTATTAAATGACAACAGAGTTTCAAATATTGAATGGACTGCAGCAAAACCAATAACTATGCTTAATACTTTTAATACTTTTAATAGTAGTATTTATCCTAAAATAAAAATTTTTGTTAAATATACAATTTGTAAAAATGAAAATAATCAATCAAAAAAACAACTTTATTTTAAAACAGAAAAAGAAGCATTAGAGAGAATCAAAACAATACAATTAACAAATCCAGAATATAAAAGCAAGGTTCAAAAAAAAGTATACTATTTAACTGAAATAACCTATAATGAAAAAAAATTTTATAAAAAACACCAAGACTATTTATTAGTTCATAAACTTCATAGACAAATGTATTTAGTAATTAAATATTGTAATTTATTTTTAAAATTACTAAATAAAAATAAAAAATAAAAAAATAAATAAAAACAAATACTATATATGTCTGGAGGAATATTTCCTGAAAAGCCATTTGCTTTTAATATCAAATGTATAATTTTTGCAATGATTATTATGATAATATTTTTATATTCACCAAATATTAAAAACTCTTATGTATTATATGCTACATTATTTATTATTTTTGTAGTCTCTTATGTCGCTATGGCTTGGTATGATTATTTTTTTGATTGTAGAACATTACCATTAAGAAAAAGCGGCCATAGTTTACAAAGACATATAAAACCCGACGCACATATGCCTGAAAAACAAAAGGACTGGATTTGTGAGAAAGATACCAGTTTGAAATATATTTTAATATATATTTTACATATTTTGATTATTGTTCCATTAATTGCATATGTTGCCATTTATAAAAAAAAGGCACATCCCTATATTTATCCATTGCTCGGTGTTTTAGCCACTTTCACCCTAGGTTATCACGGTGTTTATTTATTAATTAGCAGTAAAAAACATTTAGATACTATTGGTGACACTAGCAATACTGAAGATAATCCATCTAAACAATTTGCATAATTATGTTAATTTGTTAAACTCATTCCTTCTATTTGTTCTGTGATCAATTGCAGATAAATAGTTTTAGCCATATTAATATAAACCTCTGGAATATTTTTATAATCTTTTATTGCTTGTTGTATAATTGAGGCATTACCACTTTCAATTGCGGTATCAATAATGTATAAAAAGTTGTCATAGATAGTTGTATTGTCATTATCAATGCCGTTATCCATCTTAGTTATTATAGTATTCTATTTTTATAATTTAATAAAAATAGTAATTCAATTCAATTTTATAATTAAATCTATAAAATATATTAAAGATAGTAGACAATATATTTTATATAAAGATGGAGAAACCCCCTAGAATCGCGATAGGTATTGATTTAGGAACAACATATTCTTGTGTTGCAGTTTGGCAAAACGATAGAATTGAAATTATTGCAAATGATCAAGGAAATAGAACAACTCCGTCATATGTTGCATTTAGCGATCAAGAAAGAATGGTTGGAGATTCCGCAAAAAATCAAGCATCAATGAATCCAAGTAACACCGTATTTGATGCAAAGCGTTTAATTGGGCGTCGATTTTCGGAACAATCAACGCAGGCTGATATTAAACATTTTCCATTTAATGTTATAGCAAAAGATGGTGATAAGCCTGTTATTGAGGTTGAGTTTAAGGGGGAGGTTAAACATTTCTTACCAGAAGAAATCTCATCTATGATTTTAGTTAAAATGAAAGAAATTGCGGAGTCTTATATTGGACAAACAGTAACAGATGCGGTAATTACGGTGCCAGCATATTTTAATGATGCACAACGATCAGCAACAAAAGATGCTGGAACAATTGCTGGGTTAAATGTAATTAGAATTATCAATGAACCAACTGCAGCAGCAATTGCATATGGTCTTGATAAAATGAGTGATGCTGAAAAAAATATTTTAATTTTTGATTTAGGCGGCGGCACATTTGATGTATCTTTATTAACATTAGACTCGGGCATTTTTGAAGTAAAGGCAACTGCTGGAGATACTCATCTTGGAGGCGAAGATTTTGATAATCGATTAGTTTCTTATTTTGTAAAAGAGTTTAAAAAACAAACAAAACTAGATATTAGTGAAAATAAACGTGCAATGACAAGACTGCGAACTGCGTGTGAAAGGGCGAAGCGTTCATTGTCTTCTAATACCCAAACAACTATAGAAATTGATTCCTTATATGAAGGAAATGATTTTTTTTCTTCAATTACGCGTGCTAGGTTTGAAGAATTATGTATGGATTTATTTAAATCAACAATGGAACCAGTTGAAAAGGTGCTTCGTGATGCTAAAATGTCTAAAAGCGAGATTCATGAAATTGTTTTAGTGGGAGGATCTACGCGTATTCCAAAGGTTCAACAATTACTCAGTGATTTTTTTAATGGAAAAGAGCCTTGTAAATCAATTAATCCGGATGAAGCAGTTGCTTATGGCGCCGCAGTTCAAGCGGCTGTATTATCAGGAACAAAAAATTCAAAAATTAATGATTTATTGTTATTAGATGTTACGCCATTATCGCTTGGGTTAGAAACATCTGGGGAAGTTATGACTGTTATTATTTCAAGAAATAGCACTGTTCCAACTACTAAATCGCAAGTATTTTCAACTTATTCAGATAATCAACCGGCTGTAACAATTCAAGTATTTGAAGGCGAGCGTGCTAGAACCAAAGATAATAATAAACTAGGAGAGTTTACGTTAAGCGATATTCCACCAATGCCTAGAGGAGTTCCACAAATTGAAGTGTCGTTTGATATTGATGCGAATGGTATTCTAAATGTTACTGCGGTTGAGAAGTCAACAGGAAAGAGCAGCAATGTTGTTATAACAAATGATAAATCGCGTATTTCAAAAGAGGAAATAGAACGTATGACTAAAGAGGCCGAACTATATGCAAAAGAAGATGAAGCGTTTAAAGAAGCCAATGCTGCTAAAAATGTATTAGAAGGTTATTGCTTACAAATCGAAAGTTTAATTAAAGATGATAAAAATACAGAATCATTAGATGGAGAAGAAAAAGATAAAATTAAAAATTGTTTAAGCTCAACTATGAAATGGCTTGAAACAAATAAATATGCATCAAAAGAAGACTACACTAATAAAAAAGCAGAACTTGAACAAGTATGTGAGGGACTAAAGCCTGCTGGAATGCCTGGAATGCCTGGAATGCCTGGAATGCCTGGAATGCCTGGAATGCCTGGAATGCCTGGAATGCCTGGAATGCCTGGAATGCCTGGAATGCCTGGTGAAGATGATATTGATTAAAATAATAAAATAATAAGTATAATAAGTATAATAAGTATAATAATTATACTTATTATATATTATGCAAAAAATAGAAACTGTTATGTTAGAAAAAAAATATAATACATCACTTTTATCAAGAATTATTAATTTTTCTAAAAGATTATGTATTCAATCATTAATTATTTTAACTATAACACTTATTTATATAAAATGTAATAGTACTAATTATTCTGATATATTAGTATATTTTAGTTTTGGTTTGTTTATTTCAATATTTTTAAATGCTACTTTAGCATTGATTTATAAAAAAGATTTTATAATAAATAGATATACAACTAAGATTGAAACTAAAAATGAAGTACCATCATTGCTTAAAAATCCATTTCTTTTAGATTTTTTAAAAACTATTAGTAAAAATAATAACAAAACAATGATTACATATTTTTTAAGTTATACAATTGGTTGGCACATTTTATTTTTATTAATAGCATTGTATTATGTTAAGTCATATATTATTGCTGCAAAAAAAACAAATGATGCCTATATAAGTGCTTTTGTATTTTTTATATTATTTGGACTATTTAATATATATATCATTGATATTTTTAAAATATATAGTAAAAGGCTAGATATTACTAATAATGAGTTTAAATTATTATTATTTTTAATAACATTAACTTATATACTATTATTATATTATTTTGAGACAATTAAGAGTTTTTAAAAAATATATATTTATATATATATAACTATAAATATAAATATGCTAAGCAAAAAACTGTTTCAAAAACTGCATTATTTATTAGTATTTTTATTATTAATAGCATTTATATTAGTGCCGTTAGAATATATCAAATATATTGCTTGGATACCTATTGCAGTAGTGATTCAATGGATAATTTATGATGGTTGTATATTAGATAAATTACACAATAAAGAGTCTACTGGTAATTGTACATCTTGTTTAAAATTATGTAATAAAAAATTAGGAGACCATATAAATAAAAAATATTTTAAAAATACAAATAGAGCAGGCTATATAACATTTTTAATTTTTATTTCATATACAACAATTGTTGTTTATAGATTAATTTATAAGATTGATGTATTATAATAATATAATAAATAAATATGTTGTTATTTATTATAATTTTGATTTTGATTTTGATTTATTTATTTTATTTTTTATTGCCATATGTAAATATGAAGCATAAAGATTTGCGTGTAGTAGTATTTGATTTAGATGAAACAATTGGATATTTTCAACAATTTGCTCAGTTTTGTCAAGCCTTGGAGTTTTTAAAAAAAAAAAAATTAAATCAAAATGAGGTTATGTTTTTATTAAACTTATATCCAGAATATTTTAGACCTAATATTTTTGAAATAATGAGTTTTTTAAAACAAAAAAAGATAAATAACGAGGTTTATAAGGTTTGTATTTATACAAACAATAATGGACCAAAACAATGGGCAAAACAAATATATAACTTTATAGAACATAAAATAAACTATAAATTATTTGATAATCATATTGGCGCCTATAAAGTAAATGGCGTTCAAATAGAAAAAACTAGAACTACTCATAATAAAACACTCAGCGACTTTTTAATAACTACAAAAATACCAAATCACACCAAAATATGTTTTATTGATGATTTGTATCATCCACATATGACTGGAAGTAATGTAACATATATAAAAGTTCAGCCATATACTATAGAATTACCAATAAATATTATTACATTACGGTTTTATCAGAATACTAGATGTAATATACCATATAATGATCTTCAAAAAGTAATTTCTGGATTTTTACACGGACCATCTATTCCACATAATATTAACGTAAATCATAATGCAAATGGAGAAAAATTATTAAAAGATTTAGAAAAGTTTTTTATTAATCATTACTAATCATTTCTAATCATTTAAATTAATCTCACTTAACTCTTCTTCATCCTCCGAATTAATTATTAACTCGTCTTCATACTCATCCACTATAGATGCTTCATTATTATCTATATTGTATATGCTTAAAGACCTAGCACTACAATCATCAGCATCAACATATTTAGGCATCCAAAAATATGGAATCAAATGACTTTGGTTTTTATAAATACTATCATAAATTGTCCTATAATATAACTGCTCCATTGTTTCTGGAGTATTATGTGTATATTCTATAGTATTATCATATTTAATTGTTTTTTGTTTAGTTACAAACTCCTCAATTATTTTATGCCACGATCTCTCTTTGCTGCTTACTCCATCGCTAAATGCTTCTTTTTTACGCCATAAAACATTGCTTGGCAAATAATCTCTGTCAAATGCTTTTCTAAATAAATATTTTTCTTGTTTTTTATTAGTTTCATATCTATAGTTTGCTGGAATTGAAAAATAAAAGGCAATAAAATCTAAATCTAAAAATGGCGACCGCGACTCTAGTCCATTTGTCGAAATACACATAGTAGAACGTAATACATCAAATCTACTAATGTCATTTAATAATTGTTTACATTCTTTATCAAACTCTAATGCATCAGGGGCATAATTCATATATAAATAACCGCCCATTAATTCATCGCTCCCGTCACCATTAAAAATTACTTTAGCATCAGATGTTTCAGAAATATACTGTGCAATTAATAAATTGCCAACGCCTGCCCTAATTGTTGTGGTATCATAACTTTCAATTATTTCAATTACTTTTACTATAGATGCAAAAAAATCTTCTTCAGAAACAATTACTTCTGTATGATTTGATTTAATATGTTTAGCAACATCTCGAGCATATTTTAAGTCTTCTGATCCTTCTAGACCAATACTATATGTTTGAATTGGTTTATCATATATTTTACTTACTAATGCTGCTACAATGCTGCTATCTAATCCTCCAGATAGTAAACAAGCAATTGGTTTAGTAGTTGTAATAATCCGTTTATAGACTGCTTCAAAAAATATATCATGAATATTATTTGTTATGATATTCATATTTATTTCTTCGCTATGTTGAGTAATTCTTGTTAAATTAAACTTGTCATATTTATTATGATTAGCAATAAACCACTTATCATTAGGAGTTTTTTCTAATACCATATAACTACCAGGATCAAACGGTTCAATTGCCAGATTATGCTCTCCCTTATAAGTATATTCACTATTATTTTGTGTAAAAAAATATAATTGTTTCATTGTAGAAGAAAAGCCTAATATATTTTTTTCTTGAGTCGGATCCCACGTTTCTGAAACTGATTTATTTGCTAAATAGAATAATGGTCTTTCGCCAAATTTATCTCTTCCAATAAATATTTTATTAAGATCATTATCAATTAAAATAAAGGCATATACTCCATCTAAACATTTAAGCATATAGTCAATCCCATATTTTTCATATAAATGAATTATTACCTCACAATCAGAGGTAGTTGTTGCTTTAATATTCATTAATTTATACAAGTGTTTGTAATTATATATCTCTCCATTACAAATTAAAATTTTATTATTATATTTTAAAGGTTGTTCCGACCTTTTATCTAATCCATTTTCACTTATTAATTTATTAAAAGATAAACAAGATAAAAAGATTTTATTATTAATAAATATTTTTGAAGATTCAGAACCTGATAAAATACCCTTTTTTGCTTGATCTTCTATAATAGTATTTGTTAATTTTATTTGATTATGATTTAATAATGCAAAAATGCTAGACATATATTAATAATAATATCATAATATCTTTTTATATTTTTTTTATTATACAAATATATATGGAAATAAAAAACAATTCCTACGATTCATATAATTTAAGTAATACTAGCAATTATAGCAACTATATTAACAAACGAATATTAGAAAGAACAATGCAATTTGAAAATATAGAAGCTTTAATTTCGCCTAGACCGCAGTCTACAGTATGTACAATGCCATTAGATAATATAATTTTAAACGAATCTTGTAGATCAATAATATTAAATTATGAGAATACTAATAGTACAACAAGTGATACTAATACTTGTAATATAGATGGTAAATGGTGTAAATATGTTAATAATATAGATACTGAATCTATATTAAAAAATCAAGTATATGCATTACAACACGCACCTCATACCAAATATGTACCTGACAGTAGTAGTGAATTATATAAATCAAATACTATTAAAACCTATAATAAAAATGCAAAACAATCTACTCATTCTAATATAAATAATCCAAATAATCCAAATATAGAATCTCATATTTCAACACTATTTAATCAAGATACTCGTCAAATATTAAAAAATAACAAATACTAATATAGTAATATACTATTATACTAATATGAATAATAGCGAAGCAATACCTGAAGCAATACCCGAAGCAATACCTGAAGCAAACAAGGATTATTATATTAATAAAATAACTTTAGAATATTTAGTAAATCCTAGCATACATATTAAAACAAATAATTCTAATGAATTATTGAATAAAGATATTAAGTTTTATAAAAAACGAATATGTCAAATTACGAAAGATATGAGCTGCGGAGACTTTATAAATAATAACTTAGAATCACTCTTTAATAATTATGCATCCCAATTAATATATTATTTTAAACAAATTGATTATGAAGATATAAATCAAAAAGAATATAATGATTTAGATAATTTTGTTAATAATGTTAATGATAAACCAGTCTTGCCAATAATAAAAGATATAAATATTAGCGACCCAATATTAAGGAATAAAGGGATCAAAAAAAATTAATATTTATTATATATATATTAAATATATACTAAATATATGCATAAAAAAACAAAAACAAAAACAAAAAAAAAACAATCTAATCAAAATAATCAAAATAATCAAAATAATCAAAATAAACAATATAAATTAAATTGTGGTCCAACTAAAAAATTAAAATATTCTTGTTATGAGCCTAAAAGTATAATTAAAATGAAACAAGCATGGAATAATTATTATCCAAATAATCAAATTGAATCAAATGATGTATTTACTATTTGGAAATTTATAACAGAAAATCTTAAAGAAAAATGCACTAATGAAAAATGTTGGTTATTTCAACCATTCATGTCGGCGCATTTAGATAAACATTTAACAAATTTTACATTTGCACCACCTTCGCCAAAAGAATGGCAAAAAAACCCAAATACTTGGTTAACAAATCATGACATAGAAAAAGTTTTAAAACAATATGAATATAAATATTCTAGTTTTAAATTAATTGGACCATCCGCGATTGATTTTGATAAAAAAATAAATCCCAATGAATGCGTTTATAATGAATTATGTAATTTTAGTATAAGTGAATATAAAAAGAAAGGTCTCACAAAAATAGGTATTGTTTTAAACACCGATCCTCATACTAGTGATGGCTCTCATTGGATTTGTTTATTTATAAATATTAATCTTCAATATATTTATTTTTTTGATAGTAATGGATTTGTAGTTCCAAAAGAAGTAACTATCTTTATGAATAGAATACATGAACAAAGTAAAGAATTAGGAATGCCATTTAAAATAATAATTAATAAAGTGGAACATCAAAGAACAAACACAGAATGCGGTATGTATGTATTATATATAATAATTTCATTATTAAAGAAAGATACTTATCCAAATTTTAAAAAAATTATTCCGGATTCTAAAGTAGAATCATTAAGAAAAATACTTTTTAATTAATTATTTTATATTTTATATTTTATATTTTATATTTTATATTTTATATTTTATATTTTATAAAATATAAATACTATACTACTTTAAATATATATATATAAAATGGCTAATAACTTTGTATCAAATGAGAATAAAGCATTTATATGGCAGATTTTAATGGAAGCAAATGCATTTAATAATATTTCTAATAGCAAGTTTCAACAAATAAACTTAAGTTATGAGACTATTATTAGTGAAATTTCTAAAAACACAGGAATGAGTTTAATTGAAAAAAATAAATTATTAATGAGTAAAATGTTAGAACTGTTAAAACATTTAAAATATGAAGCTCAACATACTCGCTTACAAAATGTTGACATTAAAGTAGATCTGCAAAAAGGAGAGACCGATTATATAAAGATTGTAAATCATAATAAACCAAAAGATATTAGTTTTAATGAAGAAATAGATAAACCATTTGATCCTAGTGAATTAAATACAAAATTAAATGAAATAGTTGCTGCTCGGTCTTATGATAATCCAAGTTCAATCATAAATAAATCAAGTGATAAAAAAGTAGGGTTTTCTTCAATCCTAGAAACAATTCCAGAGAAAGATTCAACAAATGAAAAAGTATATACACTATTACAAACTATCGCAGCAGACTTAAAAATATCTATTAATAAACAAGATTTGATTATTGAAATGCTTAATAGAGTTGAAATGCCGAATAGAGTTGAAATGCCGAATAGAGTTGAAATGCCGAATAGAGTTGAAATGCCGAATAGAGTTGAAATGCCGAATAGAGTTGAAATGCCGAATAGAGTTGAAATGCCGAATAGAGTTGAAATGCCGAATAGAGAAAGCTAATTATTTTATATTTATTTTATATTTATTTGATATTTTTCATAGTTTGGAGGTTCGCCTGCGAGAGAAATATTTTTAAAAGAAATAGTTCCTAATATAACAGGATTATTTAATTTGATAGAATCTAATGTGTAAAGAGTGGTTTCAACCACTTTATTGGCATCTTCATTTGCGGGTATTAAATCTAATATATTATAGCCACATTCTATTTTAGAACCATCTTTGTTTGTTATTAAAATTGGTTTAATTTCTATTTTTTTGGATTGTTTATTTAATTTCTTAGCGTCATCTTTATCGTCTGTTTCTATTGATGGAGTATATATATATTTGTTTGTATTTGTAGATCCAAAACTTAAACATTTTAATTCGGAACTTGAGCCAACACTATTATGTAAATTACAATCAATAGATGCTTCTTTCATATTTTTTAATATTTCTTGAGTTACATTCTCTTTTTGTTTTGATATTTCATAAAGAGATTGGTCACTTGTTAAATATGGATCTTCTGTTGTTTTATAAAACATGTAAATACTTTTATCTAATGCACTTCTATCTTGTTTTTTTAATTCTTTTGATGCATTATCAACTAATTCTTTTGTAAGGTCCATTAAATATAAAAAGACTTCTACTGTTTGTTTTTCTAGTGGCAAACTTTTATGACTACAAATTCTACGAGCGCGACCAATTACTTGATCATTTCTAACAGGATGCCAATATGGTTCTGTAATATGGACATAACGCACATTGCTTAATGAAATGCCTTCGGCACCTGATGCAGTAATCATAATAATTTTTATTATTGATCCATATATATTTTTATCTCCGATCTCTCCACCATTTAATTTAATAATGTCTTCTTTTAATGTTTTTGTGTTTGTAGCATCTAATGCCTCCCAATTACTATTAAATATATTTCTTAAAATCTCCTTTTCATCGGCTTGTTCTGTGCCAGTATATAGAATATATTTAGGCTTGGCAATGTCCTCTTCTTTTATATTTAATCGCCATTCGCCTTGTATCTTAACAATTTTAAATTGAGCAAAGCCATTTGCTTTTAATACTAATGATAAAATACCGATTCCTTCTAGGGTTCTAAATTGACTGTAAATTAAATGAGTTCCTTCATAAGTATCATCTAGTAATCGATTTAATATATTTAAAAACTTTGGACTATAAATACTTAATTTTTCTGGTGTTAAAAACTCATCGCGTCTCTTATCTAAAGTGTCTAATGCTTTTATAATTCTTGAAGCATAACTTGTTATTTCGCTTTTAATAAGTTGTCCTTCGGGCGCTTCTTGTACTTCTTGTCCTTCTTGTTCTATATCATTTGGAACTAAGATGGCATCCACTAAATCTTCATTTGCTTCATCATTAATAACATCACCAATAGATTTGCCATCTCGAGGCAAGGGTCTAACAATCTCTGGCGCAGGAAATACAAAATTACAAAATGCACGAGAGAAAATACGATAGGTTGAGGAAGACTCAAACAAATCGCCAGCACCTTTTAATGCGTTTTTTTTAGCATTATTTCGTTCTAATTTACGCTCTTCGGCGCGTGCTTTTTCATATTCATCAAACTGAATTTTGCTCATAGGAACTAATATGATATTAAAATTTTCATTTTTATTATATTTTGGGAGCAAAGCATCTATATCTGGAAAATAAGAAACTAATCCTAAAATACGACGTTTAAACATTTCCATATTTTTAAGCTTAATAGGCTCACCTTTTTTACTTGATTCTAAGAAATATTTATTAAAGTCATCTTTATTATCTGGCAAACATTTATTCGCTTTCAAGCTTATAAAAGAATCTTCTGTTTTAATATTTTCTTCTAATAATATTTGTCTCACAATTGCAATAAAGTCAGAATCACTAATATTTCCACCTTCATTTAATTCAACACCAGAATAATTTGTATTTTTATCAACGGTTGAAAAGAATCCATATGGATTTCTAGTAATTGTTAATATTGGTTCCGGAGTAGCTTTAAATCGCAAGTAATCAATATTTGAGTTTAATTTTGATGTAAACAATTTTACTAATGAGCTTTCTGTCAATTTAAACTTGCCTTCGTTGATTAATTTAAGCTGCCAGGTATTTATATTTCCGCGCAATATATTCATCATAATTGCAATTTCGTGTGGGTAGTTAATAATAGGAGTTCCTGTTAATAATATAATCTTAGTATTTTCAGCACTTTGCAAATAATTATATATTTTCATCGCCAACGAGGTTGGACGCTTTATTTGATTAACGATTCTACTTACAAAATTATGTGCTTCATCTATTACAATTACTTTATTCGAAAATGGATTACCTTTAGCTAGTGCAACCATTTCATCAAACTTTTTCTCTCTTAATCCGTTATATCTAACAAATACATATTTATTATTTAACATACTGTCAATTTGCTCATTTAAAACTTTTTGTTCGCTAACATCCAAAGTGCTATAATTTGGAGGTTTGTTTTTATCAATAAACCAAGCACCTCCATTCTTTTCTATTATTTTAGGAGACAAAGATAATACATTAGCTAATGCATCTTTTAATTTTGGATTTGTTTTGATACTAATAAACTCCCAATACTGATTATTTCTATATAATATATCTCCGCATTTTTTTAATTCTTGTTTATAATTTTCTTCTAATGATTTAGGAAGCATAATCATAACTTGTTTATCTGTTTTAATTCCTTCTACAATCGCAATAGAAGAACAAGTTTTACCAGAGCCTAATCCATGATATAATAATAATCCTCTATATGGCGTTATTAAATTAATATAATCTCTTACTATCATTTGATGCGTTAATAAACTAAATGAATCCGTTCCGCTTTTATCGCATTTATATTCATCTACTTTGGCCAGTAATTTTCTTTTATATGGTTCTAATAACCGATTTATAAAATTAATAAAATATTCGCGATTATTTAAATAGTATTGTGAACTTTTAATATTAATTGCTTTTGTATTAGGAAGTCGTTTTGTTAATTCTTCTACATTTGCTCGTTGAGTCACTAATTCCAATTGTGTTTCTTCTTCGGTTTGTATTAGTGGTTGCGGTGGTTGCGGTGGTTGCGGTGGTTGCGAAGGATCCAGCTGTATAATCTTTGTTGAAACATTACTATCATATTTGGATAAACTCCATAATATTTTTTGAAAATATTTTTTTATAATAGTTTCATCTAACATAGTTGTCGCAAAACTAAGACTATTTTTAGCAACCGTTTCACATTTTTTATCATTATCAATACACCATTGAACTCTCTCTTCTAAGTTGGATAAATCCGCATTTATAAGTATGTAATGTACATTTGGCTTAATAAGATGGTCAATCCAAGATGTATATTCACTTTTAACTCTTAAAATTAAAGAACCTGTTCTCATTGTTGTTAACAATCTATATGCATTAACATTGCCATCTACATGAATAATATACTTACAATTGCTTTGTTCTTTCATAGTCAAAAACCCAGCAGATTTAATATTTGTATTTAACATTCCAACTCCATTAATTGGGTCAAACTTAATTGATTTGCTATCTATAGTTTTGCTTTTGCTTGTTAATCCAATATCTAATAAATCTTTAGGTACAGATTTAAAATCAAATGTTAATAATTTTAATCGTTGATTTGTTTCTGCAGTATAACCGCAGCCAGAAGGACCGCCTCTAAAAACCGCTTTTACTTTTTTTTGATTCCAAATAGTATTAAATTGCTCAAAATCTGTTTTTTTACTAAAATCAATATCATCATAATTTGGAATAGGAATATCTAAATAATTATTTTCACCAGACATTGATAATATTGGAATATGTTCTGTAAAATTATATTCATTTAATGCTAAATCACCAGTAACCATTGGAAATGGCTCACGTCCATTCGCTTTTAATATTATTGCATCTGTCAAATTTAAAATAAAAACCCCATTCGGCAGCCTCATATTTTTCACTATATTTGAATATATGTTTTCTTCAACATAACGAGTTTCTTCACTAACTGGTTTATATTGTTCTTTAAATATACATTGTAATATTCTAGCCGGTTTTTTTAACTCTTTTTTAATAATTTTTTTTTGAACATCAGTTATTAATGTATTGCCTTCTAATGAAGGTATATGAATTGTTTTAATTGCATTTATAAAACTTGGTGCCGGCTCTGTCATTTCAACTTTATAAATTACAGGTTTATTATCCATAATACACAACATATAAAATGAATGATGTAATTTTTTAAATAAATAGTCAAGTGTATTAGTTAATGCTTGTGGTGTCATTTGCCATATTGGATTGGTAATTTGCGGTGGAACTGCTAAACTATTTATATTTGATTTATTAAAATCAAATCGTTTACTTGCAGTAGCATATGCTATATATTTTTTCCCTATTTCTAAAGCTTCTTCGTAATTATTTATTACTTTCATTTTTCCATTCTCTATTATATCTAAATCAGGCATAAGAGTTTTTGGTTTTTTAACAGTTTTCAGTTCTATTGGTTTTTTTTTTGTTGCTAGGACCGGGGCTGGCTCTGGTGCTGGGGCTGGCTCTGGCTCTGGCTCTGGTGCTGGCTCCGGTGCTGGATCTGGTGCTGGATCTGGGTCTGATGACTGCATATCTTGTTGAGGCGACTGTTTTACTTCTTTTATTCCTAATTTTTTTAATATTTGTGTTCTATTTATAGGAAGATTTCGTTTGTCTACTATATCTATTGCAATTTTTACTGGATTTGCTAATTGTGGATATTTAATTACTATTGTTTTTTTTTTAACAGGTTCTTTTTTTTCCTTAAATAAGTCAGACATTTAATATATAAAAACATTTAATATTTTAAACATTAAAATAATTATTACAACCTGAAAAAAAAAATACAATATTATAAAATGTCTAATTGTCTAATTGTCTTAATGCTTCCTCACACGCAATTTGTTCTGCTTTTTTTTTAATTTTATGAATACCTTTGCCCATAAATATTAATAGTTTATTTTGAGACTCTTCTAACATAGCATGAATATTTTTAAACGTTTTTAAATCTTTAAAATTAACAGCTTTATTAAGTGTTGTTTCATATTTTTCTTGTCCTAAACAAATGTATACACCCATTTCATATCCATGTTCTAATGAATGACTAATTTCAATATAATCTGGTGTAATTTTAAACTCTTTTTGAACCAATACTTGAAATTGATTTTTATAATTATCATCGGTTTTTATTAAGGTTACCCAATCTACATGTTTCTCAAAAATATGTTCAATGAAAACTTGCGCCATTTGAAAGCCTGGACCGGTTGAAAATGTATTAGTAAACCACTTATCATCATCTTTTATTGAAATTTTATTAACATCTAAAAATAAAGCCCCAATAAATGCTTCAAATAAACAACCTAATCTTTTAAAATTAGTTCTTATATTTTTTTCTTCAGCATGTTTTGATAATATAAACCATTTATGTAATTTTAATTCATATGCTAATTTGCCGATATGTTCATTCTTAACTAAGGCAATCTTTTTTTCGGTCATAAATCCTTCATCTGCTTTTGGAAATCTTTTATATAAATAATACTTAGTTACTAATTCTAAGACACCATCTCCTAAAAACTCTAAACGTTCATTTGATTTAGTTTTCAACGGCAAACAATTAAATGGTTTTTCTACTACTTTTATCTCTAATGTAGCATTTTCTAAAGCAGGCCTTTTAATATATGAATTATGTACAAATGCTCGCTGATATAATTGTAAATTATCAATAGTATAATTTACACCATAACTTTTGAGAATAGATTGAACATCATTCAATGTAATCTCATTATTTAATGGATTAAAAGGATTAAATGTTAATCCTTCACTTGTAGCTTTTAGATCAGGGTCATTATAATCTATCGTTTCATTATCAGTTAGATTTAGTGTCTCAAGCTCCATACTTTTAAATATACAATTACTATGTAAATATATTTATATACTATTATTATATCAATTTTATAGAATTGATTTAATAAATAAATAAAAATAACTATATAATTTATTATGAGTGGAAGAAATGATATATTATTATCTTTTAGTATATTCTTTATTTTCTTTCTATTGATTTTTAGTAATCTTTTATTAATAAGTTTGGAAGAACTGAAAAAGGATTTTGTAAAGTATAGATGTGTACCAATTTTTATGCCTTTTGTTGGAATAATTGATGAAAATCCGGTTACTAATTTTGCATTTTGTGTTAAAGATTTATTAGGCCAATTTATTCCAGATTTATTAGCGCCACTACATTTAACCGATAATATATTAACAAAAAATATTGGTGGTCTATTAGGTTCTTTAAAATCTTTACGTGAGTTTTTAAACAGAATTAGAACAATGGTAACAGAAATAATACAACTAATTATGTCTATATTTTTATATTTAGTAGTTGGAATTCAAGAAATAGTAATTTCTTTGAAAGATTTATTTTCTAAAACTATTGCAACCGCCTTTGTTTTTAAATATTTACTTGAATCTGGCAAAATGACAGCAGAATCAGCTTGGAATGGTGTCCCCGGAAAAGCTATTAGAACTCTAGTTTCTATGTGTTTCCATCCAAATACTTTAGTTAAATTAGAAAATGAAACTTATAAATTAATATCTAATATTGAAGTTGGTGATATTCTTAAAAATGGACAAATAGTTTATGGAACTATGAAATTACATAATTTAGATAATAATAATAATTATGCACAAAACTTATATAAACTCCCTGGAGAGTTTTATGATAATAAAATAAATGATGTTCTTGTTTCTGAAAGTCATCTTATTTATAATAAGATAACAGAAAGCTTTATACAGATAAAAGAATATAAAGACGCTGAGATTTCAAATATAAATAGTAAGACACTAATTTGTTTAATAACATCAGATCATACCATACCAATTGGCAATCATATTTATCACGATTGGGAAGATAAACAACACTCTATTTCTTTAAAAATATTATAATAATGTTTTAAATATCTAATATATATTATAATTATACTATATACTATATATGAGTGCACCACTTAAAAATCATATAAGTACAATAATTGAGGGAAAATATAAAAATAAACCAACCTCATTTAATGCTTTATATGGGGGAGATTTTATGTTAGGCATTGCTATTATTTTTATTTTTATAGTTCTTATTATGTATTATTATATAAAAAATAATATACCAAAAATTAAAGCAGATTGGTCAAACAAACGGTGCAATCCTTTATATATGCCTTTTGCAGATTTAGTTAAACCAGATAAAACTAAAACTAAATATGAAATAATTAGTGACAATTTTGGTCAATGTATTCATGATGTTTTATATAGTATAGCAGATGATGCGTTAGCTCCGCTTTATTATTCTAAAAAAATAGCTACCAAGAATATTAATAAATTATATAATATACAAGTTGAAGTAGGCCCAGACATTAATAGTTTAGCTGATAAAATTACAAAGATTTCTGATACAGTAATAAGCAAAGCAGCAAATGTTATAACTCCTTTTGTAGAAAACTCATTAATAATGAAAGATACTCTTTTAAAGGTACAAGGCATTTTTCAAACTGGAGAATATGTTGCAGTGACAAACTATTTAATAATTAAAAAATTATTGTTAGCTTTACCTATTATCTTTGGTATTTTATTAGGTATTCTTATAGCAAGTCTTGGCGCTGCTTTTTTTGGATTTCCATTTACTCTGCCTCTAATATTTGTTATATTAGCGTTAATAGTAGTTTGCACTGTTATATTAGTTATTTCAATTATGATAACAAAGCATTTAAAATAAAATAATTATGTATTTAATAGCAATTTAAAATAATTTAATATATTAATATATTATTATATTAATATAATAATATGATAAATATTGCTAATTTTTATATATCACGGCGTACATTGTTTTTTTTAACAATTATTTTAATTTTATTAGCGATGCATCTATTTTATGGATGTTGCAGTGTAACAATAACTAAAAATGCAGAATCTAACAATCCTGCTTTTAATACAAAAAATGAATTAACAGATTTAGAATTAACAGATTTAGAATTAACAGATTTATCTAATAAATATACTACCGAAAATCATTTTTATATACCTAATAAATCATTATCCGCTGAAGAAATTAAAAATATAGCACACAGAGGCGGCAATAATACTTAATATTATAAATTGCAAATAAATTGTCTTAATTTTTTTTGTGAGTCTTTTGAGTATTATGCAGTGTCACATTTATTTTATATAGTTTACCAATAATAAGTTGAATAAACACTTCATCTTTGTTTTTATCATAATTTAGTAATTTAAATCTTGTTAGTTTACTATTTAAAAACTCTTTAATATTTTTACTAAACTCTATATTTACCTCATTATTTATAATATAATAATTCGCATAGCCATCTAGATTAACTAAACCACTTAATTTTAATAAAATTTTATGATTCACAATTTCTGCTTCAATATATTCTTTTCCAATAAAAGGTATAGTAATAAAATGTTTATATATTCCATACTTTGGAATAGAACTTATAATTCCAATTAATAAATATAATAAGCTCATATATAAATATAAATTGAAATAATATTTATATATTATTATGTATTTTATATATAATTTTTATAGATGTCTTATAAACTTGTAATAGTTGAATCGCCTGCTAAATGTGAAAAAATAGAAGGATATCTAGGATCTGAATATAAATGTATAGCTAGCTTTGGACATTTACAAGAACTAAAGTCACTTAAAGATATTGATATAAACAATAATTTTCAACCTCGGTTTACTCCTATTGAAAGTAAACGTAAACAAATAGATTATATTCGTTCAAAAATATTGAACGCAAAAGAAGTAATATTGGCAACGGATGATGACCGGGAAGGAGAAGCAATTAGTTGGCATATATGTAATTTGTTTAATTTATCAATTGCCACAACAAAACGAATTATATTTCACGAAATAACAAAACCTGCACTAATGCATTCAATAACTAATCCGACAACTCTGAATATGAATATTGTGAACTCCCAATTTGGTCGACAAATTTTAGATTTATTAGTAGGATATAAAATAACGCCAATTTTATGGGAGAAAATATCTAGAACCAAAAAATTGTCTGCTGGTAGATGTCAAACAATCGCACTACGTATAGTTTATGATTGTCAAAATGAAATAAACAATTCTAAAGGTGTAAAAACGTATAATACAACGGGTTATTTTAGTGATAAAAATATTCCTTTTGCATTAAATCATAATTTTGAAGATGAAAAACAATTAATTGCCTTTTTAGAAGACTCTAAAACGCATCAACACGGTTTATTAATTGAAAAACCTAAAGACTCTATTAGACGTCCTCCACTGCCTTTTAATACTAGCACGCTGCAGCAAGCAGCGAGTAATGAATATCATTATTCTCCAAAAGTCACAATGCAGCTTTGTCAAAAACTATATGAATCAGGCTATATTACTTATATGCGAACAGAAACAAAAAAATATAGTAATGATTTTATTAAATTAACTACAGATTTTATAACTAATAGTTATGGAATTAAGTATGTTAATTCCAATATTAATTCAATTAAAATGGATCAAGTAAATAATACAACAACACAACCACACGAAGCAATACGACCTACAAATATCTCTCTCACTTCAGAAAGCATTGATTTAAATAAACAAGAAAAACAAATGTATAATTTAATATGGAAAAATACAATTGAAAGTTGCATGTCTGATGCATTATTTAAAACATTATTAGTAAAAATTACTGCTCCGCAAAAATATGAATATAGTTATTGCTGCGAATCTATTGTATTTTTAGGTTGGAAAGTAATTGGTTATAATAATAATAAAAACACCGCAATTGACCCAGTAAAAACAATGGCGTATGAGTATTTGCCTAAGATTACTAATAAAATATTACCATATAAAAAAATTGTTTCTAAATTAACATTAAAAGCGATTAAGTCACACTATAGTGAAGCCTGTCTTATTAATATATTAGAAGAAAAAGGAATAGGCCGACCATCTACCTTTTCATCATTAATTGAAAAAATACAAAATAGAGGATATGTTAAATTAGAAAATATAACAGGACAAACAATAACTTGTAAAGATTATTATCTTGAAACCAATACTATTTCGCAAATACAAGAAGACCGACAATTTGGAAATGAAAAAAACAAACTAGTCATTCAACCTACCGGGGTTTTAGTTATTGAACTATTATTAAAACTATATCCCACATTATTTGATTATGAATATACTAAAAATATGGAATCTAATTTAGATATTATTGCACACGGTAATAAAAATTATTGGGAATTATGTTTAGAATGTTTACGCGAAATAAACCATTTAAATAATCTAAACAATCTAAACAATCTAAACACTCCAAAACAAGCTAAATCTTCAGTAAAAAGCGAAGACATTGTAATAGATGATGCTCATATATATATGATTGGAAAGTATGGACCAGTTATTAAATGTTTAACAACTAAACCACCAACATTTTTATCAGTTAAGTCTAATATAGATTTAACTAAATTAAAAAATCAAGAATATAAATTAGAAGATATAATTGAAAAAAATGTAGTTGTTAATAAAATATTGGGACAATATAATGGTTCCGATATTGTATTAAAAAAAGGCAAGTTTGGTTTATATATATCTTGGGATAAAAATAAAAAATCATTAAATAATATTAATATTGAAGAATCAAAAATTGTTTTAGACGATGTAATTAAACTAATTGAAAATAATAAATCGTCAAATGAAAATATATTGAGAGAAATATCTAAAGAAATATCAATTCGAAAAGGAAAAGGAACTTATGGAGATTATATATTTTATAAAACATCTAAAATGATAAAACCTAAATTTATTAAATTAAATAAGTTTAAAGAAGATTATTTAACTTGTCCATCAAGTAACATAATAAAATATATTGAAAAATAACTATTTAACTATTTAACTATTTAACTATTTAACTATTTAACTATTTAACTATTTAACTATTTAAAATATTTTATCTTTAAAATATAATAATCATATTATTTATATATGCTAGTATACACTGCTTTTATTATGATATTTTTATGTATTTGTTTATCTATAATAGCAAATAATTCACAATATAAACAAAATGATCCTGTATCTAATAAAGCGTGGTTGCAAACAAGTGCTGCGTGTTATTATGTATCGGCAATTTTAATGCTTATTGTATGGGGGTATTATAGTCTAAAAACAAACTATAGTTTAGATACATATACTACTACAGAAAAACTATCAAGTATGAATGTTTTCTTACGGCCGCTTCCAGCTGCATTTACAGGGTTGCTTTTAATTTTTGCAGCATCACAACTACTATTGTATCAAACAAGATTAATTGAAAAACGTGTAGTCGCTGATTATTTTGAGTGGAACAGGACCTTTACATTTTTATTAATAGTTCAATTAATTTTATTAGTAAATGCTGCGGGCAATAACTTTATGTATAAACCTTTTAATTATCTTATATATATAATTTGTTTGCTTAACTTTATTGTTTTAGGAATAATACATATATTATTACATTTTTTTTCTACTGATGGTTAGTTTAATATATAAACTTATAAGTAAGACCTATTTTATTATTATTTTCCCAAATGCCTGATATTTTTAAAATTAACTTATTATTTTTTATGTATTTTATAATATATACTAGTTGAACTTTAATTCTATTCACTTTTTCAATATTTAATTTATATTTATTTAATATTGAGGTTTCAATATTTTCAAGTATATTATATAAAGTATTTAAATTGTTTAAATCATTTAATTTATCCAAAGTGATTTGTAAATATAAACCATTTAATATAACATTATGATCAGAATATATAATTCGAACAAATGTGCTATCATCAATTATATTATTTTTAATTGGATCATAAAAAAATATGTTATTTATATCAAAATTATTATAATCAATTATAATATTCATTTATTATAGATTATTATAATTTATTTTATTAAAATGTTTTTAAGTATTTAAAAAAAATCTCATATATGTTATTAAATGAAATTAACAGAAACGCATTTTATTGATTATATTAATAAAAAAAAATTACATACTATGCCAATTTTAAACAATTTAAACAATTTAAACAATTTAATTATTTATGGTGCGCCCGGAATTGGTAAATATAGTTATGCTCTTAATATTATAAAACAGTTTAGTAGTAGCGAGTTAAAATATGAAAAAAAAATTAATATTACTAATAATATTAGTAATAATAAAAATAATAAAAATAATTTTTTTTTTAAATTAAGTGATATACATTATGAGGTTGATATGTCTTTAATAGGATGTAATTCTAAACAATTATGGAATGATATATATTTACAAATAGTGGATATTATTTATGCAAAACAAATTAAGATTGGAATCATCTTATGCACTAATTTTAATTCAATTCATTCTGAATTATTAGATATTTTTTATAGTTATATGCAAACTAGTTTTAATAGTAATATAGTAATACGTTTTATTATTATTACTACAGATATTAGTTTTTTACCAGACAATATTATTAATTGTTGCGAAAAAATAATACTTAAAAGGCCCTCAAAAAATGTTTATAATACTACACTTAATATTAGTATTGATAATGAGTTTAATATTAATAAAATCACTAATATAAAAGATATAAAACCAATAAAATCAATAACACCTATAAATGCATTAACCAATAACGAGTGTCCATATAATAATATTATGCAAACATCGCATCATTCTCTAAGTAATTTACTTTTAAATTGTATCATTAATTATAATGAATTAATTTTTTTAGAGTTGCGAGAAACATTGTATGAGATATGTATTTATGATATAAATATTTATTCTTGTATAAATTATATTATTCATCAATTAATATTAAAACAATTATTAACCGCTGAAAAATTAAATAAGATTTTAATAAAATTAATAGATTTTTTAAAATTATATAACAATAATTATAGACCAATTTATCATTTAGAAAGGTATATATTATATATAATATGTGTATTAAATGAATTTTAATGAAGCATGTGATATTCTTGAACTTCCTAATAATTTTACTTATCAAGAATTAAAACAGAATTATTACTCATTAGCTTTAAAATATCACCCAGATAAAAATTTTGAAATAGATGCTACTAGTAAGTTTCAAACTATTCAGTGTGCATACAATTATTTAAATAATTTAAATGATCTAAATAATCTAAATAATCTAAATGATGAAAAAAAAAATAGCGTTGCTGAAGAGTTTGATAATACCCAAAACTATAATGAGTTTGTTAAAATTATTTTAGATAATATTCTTAATAAAAAAATATATAATGAAAAGATTATTAGTCTTCTTACTTTAAAATGCAATGAATTAACATTTACATTTTTAAAATCATTACCTAAACATAATATATTAGACTTACACGCAATTATTACAAAATATTCAAAAATATTAAATATTACTCCTGATATATTAGATAAAATTAATATAATCAAAGATATTTTCGACTTTAATACTAATACTAATACTAATACTAATAGTAATATTGAAGATATCAAAATTATATTAAAACCTTCTTTAAATAATTTATTAAATGCCGATTTATATAAATACACACATAGAAGTGAAGATTTATATATACCTTATTGGCATCACGAACTAGTATATGATTTATCACAATGTACTATTATATTTAAATGTGAGCCTGATTTGCCTGACTTTATACAAATTGACGAATTTAATAATTTATTTGTTACTATTACGATCAATATTTATGATATTATAAGTTTTAAGAATATAGATATTAGTATTGGTGAAAAAATGTATATTATACCCGTTAATGAATTAAAAATTATTAAACAACAAACCTATATTATAAAAAAACAAGGAATACCATTAATTAATATGAAAAAAGTTTATAATATTACTCTACGAGCAGATATTCATTTTAACATTATATTTAAAGATATTTAAAGATATTTAACGGTCTTATTGACTTAAGCAGTTGGCTTCTTACGCACAACCTTCTTCTTAACACTTGTGTCAGCTTCAGCAACAACAACTGGTTCTGGTTCTGCTTCAACATCTACATCTGGTTCTGGTACTGGTACTGGTACTGGTGCTGGTACTGGTACTGGCACTGGCACTGATTCTGGTACTACTTTTTCTACAGCTTCAACTTTTTTTGTAATTACAACTGGTTGTTCTTGAACAACTTCTTCCTCGTCTGAATCTTCAGCATATACTACAGGAACTTTAGTTGTCTCCATTTCTACATCATCTTCGGTTTCTGCAGTTGCTTTAAGCATTGCTTTTTCAGCCTCAGATAGCACAATTAAACATTTGCCTTTGAGTGATACTTTTGGATGAGGGGTTGCTTGAAATAACTTCCAAGTTACTCCAAACTTTCCATTTGCAAACCATAGTCCACCACATTGAATAATTGTTTTAACAGTAATTCCTTTTGTTACAATTTCAGTAGGTAGAAGTCCTTGTGTGTTTGGAAATAGCGAGTTTCCTTTCATATCATAAAGTTCAATCTTCCATTCACCTTCCCACATTGGCACTTTAATTCTAAGTGAAGGCTGACGAGTATAATCAAACTCTCCACTAGAGGCGTGACCATCTGGATATTTTGGATATTTTAGCATAGGAGTCCATAGTGCATCACACACATCAGCGCTCATCTTTGGTTTGTTTAACCAATCTTTACTGTTAGCCATTGCATCATTTTTAAGCTTTTTTTCCATTGCTTTCATAACCTCTAAAAACTTGTCTGTTTTTTCAGAGTTTTCATTTTTAAAATCATCATTTGGAAATTGCAGAGACATATCATATGTTCGCTTACCACTAGCTTCATCTACATACTCATTAATTCCCCAAGTTAACATTAGTGGAGTCTGTAGCATTAGACTTTTTTTTGATTTACTATTCAGAATACCAATGCTTTTTCCTCCTGAAGGATTAATCTTTGGTTTAGTATACATAAAGTCTTTATCAACGTTAAAGTCAGTGGTATCAAGGATCATCTGCTGTGCTGTCATGTCTGCCATCGTATGTATTCTAAGTTTTAATTTTATTTTTGAAATCAATTTTTTATTTTTATTTTTAAAAAATAAATCGAAAAATAAATCGAAAAATAAATCGAAAAATAAATCGAAAAATAAATCGAAAAATAAATCGAAAAATAAATCGAAAATAATATTATTATAATATATTATGAATAGCATATATCAAGAACCTATTCGACGGCGAAATAAATATTCTATACCTAGAAATACCGTGATGACTAGATATCCCAGAGAACAACAAGTACAACAAGTACAACAAGAACTAATACATAATTATTTTGAAGATTCTACAAATAAAGACCATAAATATCTGATTGATTCACACGGTACATTGCCTTTTTTTATTAATAAAGATAGAAAAAAGGCATATTATTCAATTACTATACCTAAAAACGTAGAAATATATGTTTTTACAGAAATAGGAGATTATTTAACTTGCAATCTCTCATCTACAGATTTTATATGCGGCTTTACAAAAAAAAAAAAAGATACTGATGATTATGAAAAAATAAATATTATGAATAAAAATGTTTATAAATATAAATATGAGCCAGGAAAAGAAAATAAATTTCCTAATTTATTTTTAACAAAGGATAGGTTGCGATCCAATAACTCTGGTATAATTTATTGTAAAAATCCAGATCAGAAAGATCGCGTTATTTATAATCTTGATGCTGATCCATATAAAAATTGTGAATGTGATTCTATTATTCCTAAACAAGATAAAATCTATGATTGTGTGAAAAATTATAGCGATTTTTATAAAGAATTGCTTGAACAAAATAAAAAAAAGTGTGGAGATATTTTTTTAAGTGATGCCCTAAAATTAATTCAAGACCATTCTGATTCATTACCAAGTGTAGAAAAAAACACAAATCAAAAAATAAAAATTTTTATAGCTGCATGCTTAAGTCCTATGGATATAGAAATATTTTTAAAGTATTCTTTTATAGATGAAAATTATGTAAGACAAACCATTTTAAATAATAAAGAAAATAGAAATAATTATGTATATAGACTTGACGATTTTAAATCTACAAAAATTGATGTTTTAGATTTTAAAAACAAATTTGCTTTTATTATAATTTTACAAGGGATTAATTTTATTGTTAATTTAAATAGTCAACAAATGATTAATAAGTCATTTTATTTAAAAAATATAAAAAAAATTATACAACAATTTTTAGCAGAAAAAAATTATATTGAAAAAAACATACCCACAAATGTCATTATAAATATAGAATCAGAAGAATCAGAACAGTATAAAGATGATGATGCTGATAATTATAATGATTTAAAATCTTTAATAGAAAGTCAAATACAACGCCATATTATTATAAATACTATAAAACTTAATACAACTCAAAAGAACAATGATGATACCCCGAGTCATTATGTCAATACCGCTGATGATTTAATAACAATGCTTGCCACTCAAAAGAAAATGTTAGAAACAATGTTGAAACTTAAAGAATCACAGAAACTAGAGCAAATAAAAGCTAGCGGACGTCGCATTAAATACGATTATAAAAAGCAAAAAGCAAAAAGCAAAAAGCAAAAAGCAAAAAGCAAAAAGCAAAAAGCAAAAAGCAAAAAAGTCTAATTTAATCTAATGATAAAATAGGAATTGAAATTGGTGGACCGTCATCTAGTGGAGGAACAATATACATGAATGCAAACACAATTGATAATGTTGTTTTTGCAAAAAATACGATGTGGAACAATCATAGAGATGTATATATAAAGAAACTCAATTGTTTGATCAATGGTTTATAATGCAAAAATAAAATATTTTAATATTATAATTTTATTACCAATAACATCCTTTTTCAATATTTGTATGTCCCTCTGGTTTTTCATTCTCAGATGGGCGCGACCAGTGTTTATTCATGTATATTCTTAATATTTCAGGTTTTTCTGTTAACCATCGGTTTCCGTATATTCCAAAAAACATTTGTAATACGCCTCCAACATAGATGGCTGACTTATTCATTTTAAATATTTCAGCACAAACTAAGTTTGCATATCCACCACAAGAACATAATGCAATATCAAAATCATCTTTAATTTTTTTTATTTCTTCAATAAATCGCTCTAATTCGATATCAAACTCATCGGATGGCATTGCTGCGTGTGTCTGTGGAGGTTTCAGAAATATAAACTCACAATTTGGAAAAAGATCTACTCCATAGACTTCTGGTAAAATATCTAATTTACTTTTCATACTCTCTATAAAAGGCGATATTATTAACAATCGTTTTCCGTTTAATGCTTGCGTCCAAGGGTTATTATGTATATTATAGAATATGTCTAAAGATAGCGCCCAAAACTTATTTTTATTAAAATTAGTAGTTATAAAATCGTGGGATAAAGCAATATGTTGTATGTAATTTCCAGTTTTGTCCCAATCAAAATATGCATCACATAACTTAAACGCATCTAAATATAATTCAGAATATTTTAATATACTTTTAATAGAGGTTAGTTTTATACCTGCATTATTTTTCATTGATTTTATCACGTTATTTATATAATTATATTCTTCTTTAGTTAATTTATTATTAGCTATACATACGCCTAAATATGCAAAATTATTTTCAATTCCAGATATTCTTGGTAATATAAAATTGGTATTATTTTTAATTTTATCTTCTAAATAGGAACGCAATTCATTATTTTCTTCTTGTATATTATAACGCAATTTGGGATTTATTAATGGTTCATTATTTTTATATAATAATGGATTAATTAAAACATAATTACCAATTATTCGGGTTGTTGTCTTATCATATGTTCTAAAGTTGCTAGCATGATTATGATATGTTTTAATTAAAAAAGGTTCATTATATAGCTTATATCCTAATATGCTTAATATATATGTAATATGATTATCACAGCCTGGAATGCCCAATTCAAAATTAAATAGTTTATTATGTTGTGATAAAATATTATAATTACTATGAAAGATCCATGTATCCTGACTACAATTTGTGCCATTTTCAAATAAAGTACATTTTGTTAAATCGCGATTTGTATATTCTAACCTAAGTAAACAATAAAACTTTTTCTCTAGCGAAGCATTGCTTACATATAATTTTTCAATTGTACTATCAAAAAATATATCCGAGTTAGCTATAATAATATATCCCTTCAAATTATATTGTGATACTATATTAAAAGCATCCGAATACTTCATCCGAGCATTCATATTTATTAGTTTAATTTTTAAATTATTATCATTCTCTGGTAATCCTATTTGTTTTAATGTATATGGTTTTTCAGTAATAAGATAAATTTCATTTATAAATGGATTATTTAAATTGTAAATTAAACAATTAATGATTTCTTTTTGTCTAAATGTATTACTACTTATATAAAATTGTGTAATTAAAATAATTGGATCAACAATTGGTATTGTTGATTGTTGTGTTATATTTGTATTAATATTCCAAACAGCATATTTATTTTTATTAATCTGATTAATCTGATTAATCTGATTAGTATTTTTATTAATATTCATTTTCATATTCATATTTATATTCATTTATATATATTTATTTCTTTAAAATATAACTAAATATATATATACATGGTTATATTTAAAGATATAACAACTATAAATAACTTTTCAGGGTATTTACCATTATTAAATAGTTGTCTATTAGCAGAGTTATTAATATTTATTATGGTATATAGTAGTGTTATTAATTCATTTCATTTAAAAAAGTGGTATCAAACATATAAATTAAGTGCTTTAATTGTAGATGTATTTGTGTTACTTTTTTTTTTAGTAAAAACGGTATCTTTTTATAAATATTTTTTTTCTAGTTTTAATATTTTATATTTTATAGTTCTCTCTATTTGTATTCAAATATTTAATGAGATTTGGTTTTATTTATTGATAATAAATATTCCTTATGGTTATAATAATTTAATCGATTATTTTAAAAATTATGCAAAAGAATTAGGATTAATGTCTCACGTTGGTTATGGTGTTATGATGATAATTGTTTCTCTACTTAGTTCTCATATTTCTTTATATTCATATAATATAAATATTATAATATTTATAATAACTACTTATTTGTTGTCTATTTTAATAAATATATAAACATATAAATATCTAAGATATGTTTATGTTTATGTTTATCTTTATGCATTGTCTGCAATCAGTGTTTGAAAAAGATTAATTATATCTAAATAATAATCTAATGAAGCTGTTATAAAGTCTCCACGATAATCGCGTTGTAATATGCTATTAGTATCATAAATAATAAATATAGAAAACAGGATTAATGAGAATACAATTATTGCTTTTTTAAAAAATGAAGAAGTGATAAAAAATATATCTACAATCCTAAGAAATATTAAGAGTAAAAGAGCCAAAAGTAAACCAAATGCAAACTGATAACTGAATTGAATACCTGTTGCTATTAAAAATATGCCAAATATAAACATAACAATAAAAATGCTAAATGTTCCAACTATCGCGCTTTTTAAAACATCTTCTCCGACTTTATTTTTTATGCCTGATAATAAATAACCCGTTGCCCCTGAGAAGAGAGAAAATATGAAGAACTTTAACCAAGATGGCATAGGAACAATCGCTAATATTATGATTAAGACGAATAAAATAAGCCATACTAAATAAATGAGCATGCGATTTTGTTCAAATTGTTTAGTTGAATCATAATTGGTAAATACATAATAAGTAATATAGATTTGAACAATTAAATTAATAAAAATTAATAAAAAAAACTCTTTTTTATTAGCAATAAGTTTAAATAAGTTAGATAAATCATTTTTAAAAAGAGATTTTTTATTTCTACTAGTCAAACTGGATGTTTTATAATTCATAGTATATAATATAAAATAATATAATATTTTATATATATATAATATGCCATTTGGATTTTTTAAAACTAAAAAACGCAAAAATTCAAATCCTAAACCTAAATCTAAAAGCAAAAAAATATCTCCAAGAACACAAAAACGGCAGCAGCGTATTGCTAGAACTGTTAGAACAAAAAAAGATATAGAAATAATTACTGAAATTCAAAATAAGTTTGATGAATGTGCTATCTGCTTAAAACGTATGATAAGTCCGTCGCTGCAGCAAGAATTACCATGCCATCACGTATTTCATACCACATGCATCGCGAAACTTGATCCTCGTAATAGACGTTGTCCGAAGTGCAGAGCATTTATTGTACCAGAAGATATTTTACGAGACCTGCGAAATAAAGTGCATGAAGCAGAAGATGCTTATGATTTATTAAATGGCCGATTGGAAGTTGCTCGAGAGGACTATGACGCTTATGTTGATCATCTCGAGATAACTAATAATACCGAGAATGAGGACGACCCTGAATTAGAAGAATTAGCGCGTTTATGGAGAGAAGCTACTTTAGAAGCGGAAGCGGGGCAGTCACGCATTAATGCAGCAACACAAGCATATGAAAACACTCGTAACCAAATATATGGTATACTTGGTGCATAACAAATGCTTTAAGTAATTCTATTATTCTATTATTCTATTATTCTATTATTAAATAATAGAATAACAATATAATATAATGAATACCTCACAAAAAACAAATAAAACATATAAAAAAAACCATAATAATAATAAACACATCTACGATTTAGTAATAATTGGCGGCGGCATTTCAGGGCTTTATACCTTGTATAAACTAGGTAAAAAATATCCGCACTTAAAAATTCTTTTATTAGAATCAAATGAGCGTTATGGCGGGCGAATCTATTCTTATAAAGAATCTATAGAAGGCCAAGAATATATTATGGATTTAGGAGCCGGCAGATTAGGACATCATCATACTCTAATCAATAATTTAATTAATGAACTTAGTCTGAAAGACAAAATGATTACAATACCAAATACTAAAACATATATAGAAGTAACAAACAAAAATAATAAAATATTTGCAACCGACAAAACAAGCACAAAAGATTATATTATGGAAAAATTAAATAAATTTTTATTTAGTCCTTTTGTTTCCAAATTAGGAAAAGCAGTTTTACAAACGTTTTATATAAGTGACTTAATTAAAAAATATTTGTCGATTTCTTTCTCTCATAAGGTAGAATCTGTATTTGAATATTCTTCAGATTTAAATGATTTTAATGCATATGATGCAATTAAATATTTTAAATATGATTATAATAAAGAAACTACTTTTTTTACATTGAAGGGAGGGTTGCAGCAAATAATAGATGGATTATTAGTTGTTATAAAAAAATTACCGAGTTATAAATTGCATAATATAAGAGTTACCAATCTCTCTAATGTTGAAAATGTAATTTTCAATAATAATACTAATTTGTTTAAACTAAGCGTTACTGATTATAAAAAATCAAAAAATTATACAATATATAGTAAATATTTGATTTGTGCAATACCAAAAAATAGTTTAGAAAGGTTAGATATATTTAAACCATTTTTGCGGGATTTAAATGCCATAAATAATATTAACTTATTAAGAATCTATGAAATCTATGACACAAAAAATGGAGATCCTTGGTTTAAATCCATTGAAAAAACTATTACAAATAGTGAAATTCAATTTATAATTCCTATTAATTCTAATAATGGACTTATTATGTCCAGTTATAGTGATTGTGCAAATGCAAAATATTGGAGTTTATTATTAGCCAAAAAAGGAATCAATTATGTTAAAAATAAATTAAATGAAAAATTAAATCAAGTTGTTAGCATTTATAATATTACGGTTCCAACTAGTAAATACATTAAGATGTATTATTGGGATGCCGGGGTTGCTTATTGGAAGAAAAATGTGGATTCAGAATATTTAAGTTCTAAATTATTAAATCCAATGCCGCGCGTTTTTATTATTGGAGAGAATTATTCAAACTATCAAGCATGGTGTGAAGGCGCATTAATGACTTCTGAAAATTGCATTGTTAAACTATCAGTTGACTTAGGCGCAGTGGCCTTAACAAATAAACGAACAAGAAAGCAAGGAGGTCGTGGTGGACCAAAAAAAATTACAATGCAAGAAGTTAAGAAACATAATAAAAAAAATGATGCTTGGTTAGTAATAAATAACAAGGTCTATAATGTGACTAATTGGATAGACAAACATCCCGGCGGAAAAATTATTATGAAAGGATTTGGGAAAGACGCAACTCAACTTTTTTTACACTATAAACATCCCAGTTTTGTAAAAGAAAGTATTTTACCAAAATATTATATTGGAGATTTAGAAAATTAAATTATTATCTAATACTAATATATATATATATATATATATATATATATATATATATATATATGTTAACAAGAATAAAGAAACAAAAAATAAAATATTCTATAAAGAAGAAAGTCAATAAATATAAAGTAAAACGAGGAGGTTCTCAAGATTCTGATCATGGCGAGATCAGGGAGACGCCTAATAGGGTTCCCGTCGAGATAGGCGATCTGTTATATTTTTATAAGATACAACGGAATATAGACAAGATAATATTATTATTTGATAATTTTGAAATAAATACTAAAGAAGAGTTAAATATCACTGATTATAACAGCTATAATATTGTCTTGCGTGAAAATAGTGAATTAGAAGAAAAATTAAACAAAATTAATGAAGAAAAAAATGCTTTATCTACTGAATTGGATACTTTAAAGAAAAATTTATATAAAGAAAATTTACACAAAAAATCGCAAATTAAGAGGTTAACGTCAGTATTTTTTCTTTCTAAGAATCAAATTGAAATAAATGAAAAAACCAAAAAAATTGAACAAAAACAGAATGAAATTACACAAACAAAAACTACAATTGAACAAAAAAAAAATTCACTCTCTAAATTACAAGCAAGAGTAATTTATATATTTGATTTTTTAACAGGCTTATTAAATAATCACCTAAATGGTCTAGTTAAGGATTTTAATGAAAGATCCAAATTGTTAAATCATATTATTTTGTATGATCCTCAGGCAGTTGAGACAAGCAATTTTCGATATAATTTAATTTTATTAGTAAAAAAATTCGATAAGTGTTTCAGTCATACACAAGGTTTGATTAATATATCTGAGACTGATAAACCAATAAAGATGAATAATTTTAATTATGATAATGAGTTTGAAGCATTTAAAAAAGTGCATAAATTAAATAATTTTATTGATTATGAAAAAGAAATTAAAAAATATAAAAATATTTTTCAACATACAGTTAGTAATATTCCTATCTATAAAATACATATAGATGATAACAAAGAATATAACCCAGAAATATATAAGCCACCACCAGAACTACCAGAACCACCAGAACTACCAGAAGAATCGCAGCCGTGGTATAGTACATTACTCAAGCATTTGGAAAAAATTATACCTCAAACAGCATCAGAATCGCAGGATGCGGCGACGGCGATGGCGAAGAGGGCGGCGGCGTGGGCGAAGGAGAGAGTGGCGAAGGTGAAGAATGAGGAGCGGCTGGCGGCGGCGGCTATGGAGGCGGAGGCGGCTATGGAGGCGGAGGCGGCAGCGAGAGCGGCGGTGGAGAGGCAGAGGAGGATGGAACTGGAGGCGGAGAAGGCACGAGCGCAGATAGACTGGTGGAATAATTACCTACTACAACAGCGCAAGAATGAAGATCCGTCGGGCTTTGGCCAGCAGGGCGGCCCTCGCGGCGGCAGCAAAATCCATCACAAAAGAAACCCAAAAACTCGCCGAAGAAAATCAAAAAGTCGCAAAAAAATATATACTAAAATTAATAATTATATAAGAGATTTAGAAAATTAAATTATTATCTAATACTAATATATATATATATGCGTATTCTAAAGTTTTTAAACAAATTTTCTTTAAAGAGAAAATCTAAAAAAAACAAAACGCGCGGTGGTGGAAAAAAAAAGAAAAAGGAAACTGCTAAAAAAAAAACAGCAGAAAGGCCACCAGAAAGCTCGAGAGAAAGACTAGCATTATTAAAAAAAAATTTTGATGATGCTAGGGATACTTATATGGACATTGAGGGTGAGCTAGCCACTCTTTATAAGCAATTAGATAGAACTAGAGACCGAAGGCTTCAAGCGTCTATAATGAGTCAAATAAAAGAGAAGGAAATACCAGATAAAAATGCCCATGAAGATTTGTTGCAAGCAAAGATGGAATATGAGAGTGTAGCTAGACGTAGACCTTAGATATAGCTCTCTATAGCTCTCTATAGCTCTATTATTTATAAAATTGAAATAATTATTTATAACATTAAAAATAATATTACAATATTAATATGAGCTCTAACGCATCTACTACTGGGCGCATTGTTGCTGACAAAACTGTGCGATCTAATGCATTTGCTAATACTATTACAAATGCATCTACTATAACTACTAGTAAACAATGTAAACAATGTAAACAATGTAAACAATGTAATAATAGTATTAACAATAATGCAAATCAATATAAAGGATTTGATTGTGTATTTTGCAGCAATTATTGCCGTTCAATATTCTCAGAACAAATCTTTGAAAAAGATTATAATCTACTCCGGCATGAGCTATGGTTTAAATAATATATTTATAAATATATTTATAAATATATAGTTATATTATATAATATTATATAATATTAGTATGATAAATGATAACAATATTTTTTTATTAATAAAAGAAGCTATTTGTAAATATAAATGCGATGGATTAAAGTGTTCCTTAGAAGATATCGTAAAACTAGCTCAAGACCTTGAAGAATTAAAAAATAACAATAACTATGATAATAAATTATGGAGGAATAAATGTAAAGAATATTTAAATATTAATTGCGCAGGAGAGTTAAATACTATTATTTCATACATTATAAATAGAACAAAAGAGTTTGCAATTTAGTATCTTCTTTTTGTATGTCTTCTTCTTTTTTTTGTATGTCTTCTTCTTTTTGTATATCTTTTATTTTTACCACCACTTTTTGTTATCGATGCTGGCTTTATTATTGAACTACTACTCTCCAGATTTTTGTAATATGTAGGAATCATTGATTCATAAAAAGTGTCATTTAAAAATGCTAACTTGCCACTAGCGTGACGATCTAGAGAGTTTTCAAAATTTCCATAGCCGCATAATAACCTATTTATATTATATATATCGTGTGAATTATCTACTACTAATTGATCATAAAAAAAATTAATATATGGTTTTTTTAATACATAGGGTTTAAATTTCTTAGAAACCTGCATTATAATTTTAAATTTATTTTGTGGATTGATGCTTTGTAAATATCTAAATAATAAAACAGCATTAGCATCTCCTAATTCGCAATCATGAATTAAAGTATAATTTTTACTTGTTATAAATCCGCTGTCTGAATTAAGAATTTGCAAAAAATGGTTTAAGTTCCTTCCCATTCTATGAAAGTCTTCTTTATTTTCGGAAAAAAAATTTGATTTTGAGTCGACGGGAGAGTCTGGAAGCTCTTCAACCTTTGGTTCAAAAAAAAGTCTTTTTTCTGCTACATAGCCAATATTAAAGTCTTTTTTATTGTCGGAAAAAAAATTTGATTTTGGGTAGACATGACTTGGGTCGATAAGAGGCTTTGGTTCAAAAATACGTCTTTTTTCTGCTACTTTGTCAGATGATTGAGCACCACCTTTTTGTATGATAATATCATCATTATCATCATAACCATACTCAGAACAATATAAAAAATTTGCTAAATGCATTAAATCTTCTTGGTTTTTATACTGTAAAAATGGAACATTTTTTGCTATCCATTCACATAATTTTTTATTAATTAAAATATTATAATCCTTGGGTTGTATATATGTGTCCATTAAATTGTCATTATCTGTTAGTATTCGTAAAATATTTATAGCCTCTGCCCGATGAGGATCTGGCTCGATATTCTTATTATAACTTTCCCCTTTTGCGAAATTTCTAATTCTGGTTTTTAACTCGTCATCAAGATGACTGTATGCCTGACTATCTACTAATTCCAATATTTTTTTAAGTACTTGGCTGTCTTGTATCTTTTGTTGGAATGGCATTTTTAATTTTTCTCTTACAATTTCTGATATTCGACTTGTATAATCTTTAGCAATGTCTACAACTGGAGTATTTGATTGTTTAATTTGTTTTAATTTATTGCATATTATTTTAGTGTTACCAGTATTAATCTTCTGAATAAATGTCTGAACATTTATGTCATCTATTTTTTCAATTAAATAAGTTGCTAAATATTTTGCGAAAAATTCGTTTTCTTTTAACAATTTTAACGGGTCTGTTCTGTTTTTATATTTTACATATTCATCTTTTACTTTTTCAAAAATTGTTAACATTTTAAATACTTTTATATAAAAATTTGTTTCATTTTGAATAGCTTCATCAGTCTTATGACAAAACTGAGCCGCTTTTAAGAATAATGGAGTATAATTTCTTATACGCATTTCTATAGGCTCTCCTCGAGTAAATCCAGAACCAAATATTGATTCTAAATTATAAATCATAGAACCAAATGTTGCTAATTCTGGCTTATCAATACTTGCTAATATACTTGGAGTAATTGTCGAACAAATAAAAACGCACGAATCTGGTAAAATGTTATAAAGTTGTTCTGTTGATGATCCCATTATATATATATATATATATTAAATTTTTAAGTTTTAAGTTGTTAATTTTTTTGTATGTCTGCTTCTTCTTCTTTTTTTATGTTTTTTAGTTTTACGGCCCGCGCCAGGAGGCTTCTCAGATTTTTCATCTTTTTCCATTATTCGATTTAGTCCAGAATTAACATACGGCTTTGTTAACTCCTCACATTCAGGAATAGTGTCTATAAAAGTTTTTCCAGCGGTTCCTAATTTACCAGAAGCTTCTCCAAAATCTATTATTACTATCTTTTTAGTAAATGGATTTATAAGAACATTTTCAGTATTTAATAAATCATTATGATATATCTGGTTAGATCTTAAAATATTATTTATAATGCGTAATGGGGTAACTATAGAGTCGCATAACTGCATTGCTGTCATATCTCCAAATTTTTTCTTTGTCTCTTTGGTTATTTGATAAAATGGATAAGTGTTTATTATTGTGCCAAGCGTTATAAACTCTTCTTGTTCAATATATTCCATTTTAATATAATATTCTTCTTCATTTACTTTAGCTGGATCAGCTGATGTAATTTTACCATAACTAAATATTTTAGGTACATAAAAAGTTGTATTAATTTTACTTTTATATCTTCTTTTACTTGAACTTTTATCTCTACGTTGGCTTACTTTAAATGCTTCTTGTTGATAATATATTTCGGCTAATATTTTAGTAATAATTGCTGCCGCCGCGCCTTGATTTAATATCATATCTTTAAAAAAATTAAATTTTTTATAAAAATATCTCGTGCTTCCGCCTTTTGTTGTAAAAAATTCGATACCGCAATCTGCTGATACTACTTTACCTGTCTTGTCGTTATACGTTACAAAATAATCTTTTGTTTTTTTAGCTAATAGAGTTGTAGTCATCTCAAATCCAGTATCAACAATTGGCGTAGCGGTCTGATATATTGTAGTTAATGCTTCAATAAACTTTTTTGTATTTTTTTCTTGTACGTTATTTAGAGCAAAATTATTTATTGCAATTTTTAATTCTTCTATAGGAACAGAATCATTGGAAGACTTATTTGAAGAATTAGAGTTATTTGAAGAATCATCTGACAACTCAATTTCTAAGTTTAAACCAATTGGCATTCATATTATAACAGTATAAAAAATAAAAAATAAAAAGCTAGATATTTTAATTATTTTATAATTAATAAAACTGGTCATTAATATAAAACTTTCCACTATTATCTTTTCTACACTTGCCAATAATAGTAGGATTATGTTTATTACCTAAAATATCTTCGTGTAAATAAATATTATAATATTTATTGGAATCGCTATCAATGCTGTAATCACTATCAATATAGTACTCTATTCCATTAATCTCTTGTGGCCAAATATTTTTTTTATTAATAGGAGTAATCTCTGTATTTGTTACAGAGGATACTCCATATGGAGCACCTTTGATATGAGTACCACAATAATCTTCATTTTCTTTTTTACGTCTAGTGCATTGATGCCCGCTCGCACTTTTTGCACAACATCTAAAATTTGCTGGTACAACATTTTTAATCCTTTTTCTTCTTGAAAAATCTTCTTTAGATAATGCTAATGCATTATAATCATAAATAAATTGTAAAAACTCATTGGAGTCTGAATCCCCAACAATTGTGCATTTATTAATAGTAAACCATTCTTTAATATCATCTTTAAATAATGAAATATGAGTGTCAACTTTTTTACCAATTCGAGATTCCATTTATATAGCTTATATAATAAAATCTTTCTAATTCAATTTTATTATAATAAAAATAATATTTAAAATATTTAAAAAAATATTTAAAATATTTAAAATAATATTTAAAAATTAAGAAAAATAATTATATTCAGGTAAGATATAAAAAAATATACATAAAGCAATAAACCAAGTTAGAAAAAATATATATTTACTTGTTTCTATATTTAAAAAAGTCATAATATTTTTAAACACAACAAATATAACAGATAAAACTAAGATAGTTATAATAGTTTTAATTATATCCATATATAAATAAAAATATATTTTTATTCTAATTTTTTGCGGATGTAAATTTTCTTTTAATATTTTCATTAATTTTTATTTCTCTATTATTTAAAATAAAATCACTTATAACATTAACATCAACATTAATATTCAAATTATTTTTCTCTTTAAAAAACTTTTCCAAAGTTTCTATAAGAGTTTTTTTATTTAAAGATGCTTTTGTCTTATTTTTACAATAAACAATTTTGCCTGAATTAATATCAAAGCAATCTATTTCATTTGTTTTCATAATACTTAATAAAGTTGTTGTTAAGTTTTTTTTCTTATTTTTATATTCTTTTATAATAGTTTGAAGTTCTTTAACTTTTTCGTCATTATCAATCCATTCTTTTATAATATTAACTAACTCTTCTTTTGAACTCATATATTATTGTTATTGTTACTAATAGTTATAATATAATGTTTAAATATTATATAAAAAATATATAAAATTATTATTTTAAAATGATATTAGGATTCTTAAGATTATAAGAAACTAATCGCTCAACTAATTCTGATTTAGAACCGGTTACTTTTAATTTAAAGGATCTTAAAAAAGACTTTAATGTAGAAATGGTATATTTATTACAACTATTAGTTAATTCTTCACTGTTTAAATTGTTGATATTATATATTTCATCAGTTGTAGTATTTTTTTTTAAAATCATATTATGATGTAACTTACAATAAACCCCATTTTCATTTTTAATTGCTGCACATTTACATTGAATCCCTTTCTTTTTTCCATTTAAAAAAATCCACTCGCAATCATTTAATTTCATTGAATATGTTTTGGGTGAAGTAACTCCTTTAACTATTTTAATTCCATTCATATCAATAAATGGTAAAATTTTAGGAGTGATTTGTCGACAATAAGGACATTTTGTTTCATTTATTTTAATATTAGCAATTTCTAAATAATTAGTATTCGTTTTTTGTTTTAATAATTCATTATATAAAGATGTATAATTAAATGTGTGACCACAATCTAATGTAACAAAATTGTCTTGTAAAGGTTCTTTTGTTATTAAACAAATATTATCTTGATTAGTATTATTAGTATTATTAGTATGGGACAACTCTTCTAAAAGAATATCGTAAAAGCTCATTTATTTATATTAGTTTTTTATTTTTATATATTTATATTTTTAATTTTACTTTAATTTTACTTTAATTTTACTTTAATTTATTTTAATTTTAATTTATTTTACTTTTAATAATATATATTATTATGTCTCAAAATGTGTGGGGTCCTATAACTTGGATGTTATTTCATAGTTTTGCTGAAAAAATAAATGAAGAACATTTTATTAATATAAAAGATAAATTTATTAGTTTTATAAAAGATACTTGTCTTAATTTGCCGTGTCCAATATGTTCAAATCATGCATTAGAAGTTTTAAAACAGTCAAATATGAAACTTATTAATACTAAAGCTGATATGATTGAGTTTTTAAGACAATTTCATAATATAGTAAATATTAAACTAGATAAACCCATAATTGATAAAAATTATGTTATAACTTATTATAAGAATGTTAATTTATATGCAATTATTCAACAATTTATAAAAGCATATTCACATAAATATGGTAATTATGAAATTAAAGCATTTCAAAGAGCAAATGATCGTCATTTATATTTAAAAGGCGCAATAACAAATATAAATATAATTTTACAATGTTGTAGAACTTAATAATTCGCCACCTTTGTAAACTGAACATTTAAATGTTTGCTTATTTGGACGACTGCATACAGCATTGCTAGATACTAACTCATTAAAAAATAATAAATCTTTTCTATTAAAAGCAAACCACATCCAAAACCATATTGTTCCAAAAAATAATCCTATAACGATTCCCATAAAAATTCCTACTTCATCAGAACACTTTCTAGTATATTGAAATACGGAGTTAATTATAGTTCCAAATAAGGTAAATATTAAAATCATTGGATTCACTAATCCCTGTGATTGTGCCGGAGGCATCATTGGCCACATTAAATAAGCAAAAGTAAACCAACATATTGCTGCTTGTGTATTTGGACCTGTATAATTGGTTGATGTTAATGATAATAAATCGCAGGTTATTGGTCCATTAAGCACTCTATTTGGAAATAGGTTTAAACCTCCTACAAGTAAACAAAATCCAATAGTTGCAATAATACCGCCTAAATATATAATACCATTTAACTTAAAATTAAATATAGAAGCTACTACAAGAAAACAAACAATAAATAATGGATATAAAGACGCGAAAAGAATGCCGAAATTATAAAGTGATGCACGAATGCCGCCCATATTATATATAAAATATATAATATATAAAATATATAATATATAAAATATATAAAATATATAATTATATATAAAATATATAATATATAAAATATATAATATATAATATATATAATTATAGATTTAATATAAAAATATAACTATATTAAATCTATATGGGTATTCCAAGTTATTTTGTTCATATTGTTAAAACATATCCAAACGTAATTAAAGAGTTTATACCAAATAAAATTAAAATAGACAATTTTTATATAGATTCTAATTCTATTATCTATGACGCAATTAAAAGTATTACATATAAAAAAGGAGATTTAACCTATGAAAGTAAAGTAATTCAATGGATATGTGATAAATTGTTATATTATATTAATTTAATAAATAGTGAAAAAAAAGTATTAATTGCATTTGATGGTGTCGCGCCACTTGCTAAATTAATGCAACAACGCAATAGAAGATATAATACGTGGTTTGTTAATGATTTTTTAGAAAAAGCTGAAAATGAGAAAAAAGAATTATGGGATACTACATCTATTACTCCTGGAAGTAATTTTATGAAAACACTTAGTGGTGCTATTAAAATATTTTTTAAAGATAAACTACCAAAATTAGATATTATAATTTCTAGCAGTGAATATAATGGTGAAGGCGAACATAAAATATATAAATATATACGTAAACACCCGACTTATCATAATGATACTACAACAATAATTTATGGATTAGATGCTGATTTGTTAATGTTATCTTTAATTCATTTAAAAATAAGTACTAATATCTATCTTTTTAGAGAAACTCCACACTTTATTTCATCTGTTAATAGTAGATTAAAACCAAATTGTTTATATGTATTAGATATATTTGAATTAAATGAAAAATTAAAAATAGAAATGACTACTAATACTAATACTAAGACTAATACTAATACTAATAAAAATATTAATAAAAATATTACTTTAGATTATATTTTTTTATGTTTTTTATTAGGAAACGATTTTTTGCCGCATTTTCCAGCATTAAATATTAGAACAAATGGAATACAAATTATTTTAGATGTATATAATTCAAAACAGATTAGTATTATTCAGCCAGATGAAACCATAAATTGGAGGGAATTAAGAAAACTAATAGAACAACTTGCATTAACAGAAGTTGAATTGTGTAAAATAGAAACAACCAAACGCGATCATTTAGAACAACGATTAAGTGATTTAAAAAATAAACAAACTGAGGAAGCATTAATGAACCTTCCAATTTTAGATCGGGCAGTTGAAAAATATATTAACATTGGAGAAAATGGTTGGCAAAACAGATATTATAAAGAATTATTTGACATAGAGATTAATGATTCAAGAAAACAGGAAATTTGTTTAAACTATTTAGAAGGACTAGAATGGACTTTTAAATATTATACAGAAGATTGTCCTGATTGGAGATGGCGTTATAAATATAAATATCCACCTTTATTAGAAGATTTATATAAATATATTCCACACTTTTCTACAACATTTATTGAACCAAATACAAATAAACCGGTTAGCCAAGAATTACAATTATCTTATGTTCTTCCGCTAAATAGTTTACATTTGTTGCCTGAATCAATTTCTAAAAAGCTTATTGAATTATATCCAAATAATTATAGGTTAGACTATACTATTAAGCATGCTTATTGTAGATATTTATGGGAGGGGCATGTTGATCTACCTGAAATAAATATAAATGAATTAGAAAAAATAGTTAAAAAAGAATAAATATAATATTATATAAATATAATATGTCTCTTGCAACTCATCCAGTATATACCTCATTATCAATAAGTGAGTTTAAACAAATTTTAGCAGTTATAGATGCCCCGGAACAGAATGCAAATGTGGCTATTATATTAAAATTTGGAGCAACTTGGTGTGGTCCTTGTAAAAATATTAAACAATTATGTGTTACTAGATTTAATGAATTATCAAATAAGATTACCTGTTTTGATTTAGATATTGATGAAGAAAACAATAATGAATTATACAGTGCATATGCTAGTAAAAAAATGATTAAATCGATTCCTACTATTTTCGCATATGTGTCTAATCCAGAAAGAAACTATGCTCATTGGTGGGCTCCTGATTTGTCTGTGAATAGTTCTAAACCCGAAGATGTTGAATTGTTTTTTAAAAAAATAAATAGTTTGACTAAGTAAATATTTATTTAGATTTTGTTTGTTTTTTTTTTGGTTTTCCTTGACGACGTTTTGATTTTTTATGGCGACCTCGTGCATCATTTAGAGCACTAATCGCATCATTTGTTGCCCCATATGGTTTTTTATCTTGAAAATCTTCTATCCAACCACGCACCATAGAAGTTTGTGGTTTCATTTTATTTTCCTCTTTTAATATTGGCATTAAATTATTCCACCATGTTTGGTTAAGCACTGCCGTATTATGACAATCCAACGCAATATTATACATTTTTTTTTGATATTGCTACAGTTTTAGCGCGATGCCTCATCATATCATTTCTGTTTTTCAGTATATCAAAATATCGACCACTCAGTTCAATTATGCTGCCAGACGAGGGCTCGAAAATATTGTGATACTGTGAGTGTGCCTCATTTGCTAAATTAATATCGCGGTCCATATAACCTTGTGCATCTGTCATCATTAAATTAGCGGTTCTAACAGTTTCTGCTATGGCATATGTTATCTTGTCAAAAATTGTTTCATCCATTTGTTTATTACGTTTCCAATTTACGCTTGCTACTATTAACAACTTTAAATAATTTTCGTGTGCTGCGTTATATTCATCAATAAGTGGTTTCATAAGAGTGTGTATATTATGGTTTAAATGAGCCATTTTAGTTATATAATATAGGTAAATATTATATAATAATATATTATATAATGAATAAATCAAAAAAAATAGAAAATAAAAAAGTGATGTCAGATAAAGCGTTTTCAAAAATGTTGAAGCAAGAGCAAAAAAAAATAAATAAGTTCAAATACATGGTTAGAAAAGATAAGACAATGAAAAAATGTCATAACTTTTGCAAAAATGATTATTTGCCAGAAAAATATAAAAAGAACCCAGTAACTGTAAAAAGTTTTAAATCAGAACAAGATAAAAAAAAAGTTGAAAAAATAAGAAAATCTTTTGAAGAAATGGTTGAAAAAGTGTGTAAACAAAACTTTTGCAATGAAGGATGCGCAGAAGGATTTGATTTTAATTTGTTTTCTGGCACTGTTAAAGAAAACTTACAAAAAAACTTTAAAGAAAAGTTTAGCAAAAAATTATACAATGGATTTGTTGACAGCTATTCTGCTAAGGAAGTTGAAATGTTGAAAAAAAGAGGCGCGTTGTCTGGGTGCGGAGACCAATTAATGAATTAAGATATCTAATTAATATATCTAATTAATATATCTAATTAATATATATTAATTATGAATAAATCAAAAAAAAACAAAAACAAAATCAGTTAAAAAAAATAAATCAACTATGAAAAAATGCGAACACTTTTGTAAAAAAGATTATATGCCTGAAATGGCTAAAATAAACGATAAACGCAGGAAAGAAGAAAAAAATCCATTAGCAATAAGATTATATGATTTTCTCGATAAATATAACACGAAAGCAAAGGAAAAGGCGATTGAGTATAAAGGTTGTAAAAAAACATATTGTAATGAAAAATGTGAAGGATATAACTTTAATGGTGATACAAAATTTCAAAAAAAATTTCAAAAAACAAGAAAAAATGGATTTGATGACAGCTATTCTGCAAGGGAAATTAAAATGTTAAAAAAAAGAGGCGCTCTTTCTGGGTGTTGGAAAGTAGGTAAATCATATAATTATGGGTATGATATTTTTCATAAATAATATTAATATATATTAGTATATCTAATTAATTTATCTAATTATTATATCTAATTAATATATAGATATAATAATGAAATGTATCTTTATTGATATTCGTAAAAGCGATGAAGTTTATTCTAACCATTTTTCTCAATCTCAAGAATATAGTTTTTATAACATTCCGATGAATATGATAAGATTTAATGCGGAGACAATTATTAAGCATTTAGAATATGTTGATAAAATATATATTGTATGCCAATCTGCAAGTAGGTCTCAATTTATTAAAAATAAATATTTTAAGGACTATAATAGAATTGAAGTCAATAAAAATCTTCAGTTTTCTAATTTAAAATATGGTGAAAATAACGTTTCTTTAGATGGGAAAACAAATATGAAAATACATATTATTGGAAGTAATTCGTTTAATTTTTATAATGTTATGAGAATTATTCAAACAATTTTGGGAATAATAATGATATTTACAGGAATATATATATATATACAATTACAGAATAAAAAATTATTAAAGAAAATTAATATTTTACCATTAATTGTTTTAATTGCATTTGGCTCAATGGCTCTTTATAATGGATTAACTTCAACTTGTTCAATCTCTACAATATTTGAAGACTATTTAAATTAAAAAAAATGATATTTGAAATATGAAAAGTATATGTTTATTATATATATGGCAACCAAAAAAATAAGAAAAGGACCAACTGAAAGTGCAACCGCATTTAGTGTAGGAACAAAAAAAAAGGGTAATGATGGAAATTATTGGATAGTAGTGGCAACAAAAGCCAATGTGCATAAATGGCAAAAAATAACAAAAACAAAAACAAAAACAACAAAAACAAAAACAAAATACTCAACAATGAAACGCTGCGAAGACTTTTGTAAAAATGATTATAAAGAGCATATTATAAAACATAGAGAGAAAAATCAAAAAAAATATAATTATGTATATAGTGCTACAAATAAAAAAGATGAGTTTGGATACGCAACTTGTAAAAAATCATATTGTAATGAAAAATGCGAAGGATTAGAATTTTTTGACGATAATAAAAAAAATATTAAAAATGGCTTTATAGATACGTTTTCTAAAAAACAAGTTGAAATGTTAAAAAAAAGAGGCGCTCTCTCGGGATGCACAAATCCGCGAGGAGAGACGCAACTACTGGGGTTAGGTTAGTTTGTGATAATAAATAAAAATAATAAATAACGTTTATTTAAATCGCAATTTATTATTAGTATATACTATAATTATGAATATGGATTTAAATATAGAAAATTATAATTTTAATGATTTATTAAAATTATTTAATCTTAAAAATAATTTTTGCGACAAGGAATTAAGGAATTGTTATAAAATAGTGGTTCAAACGCATCCAGATAAAAGTGGTTTAGACAAAAAATATTTTTTATTTTATACACAAGCATTTAAAATACTTAAAAAAGTATATGAATACAATAATAAAAAAAGTAGCATTTTAGACGAAGCTAAATCAAAAATAGAATATATAGGTTTAAGCGAAGCTGAAAAAGGAAAACAACTTTTAATAAAAGAATTGCAAGAGAAAAGACCAAGAGAGTTTAATAAATGGTTTAATAGTACTTTTGAATCTCTTAATTTAAATAATGATTCTAATGATGGATATGGAGATTGGTTAAAGTCTGATGAGGGTTTAACAGGGGATGGGGAAGGGGATAAAAAGTGTAGTTCTATGAATCAGCTCCACGCTTCAATAAATAATAAAAAAAAATCATTATCTGCTCTAATAACTAGAAATGAAGTTATGGAATATAATACATTAGGAAATAATAGTAATTTAGATAGTAATGTTAAAGAATATTCGTCTGGCATTTTTAATAAATTACAATATGATGATCTTAAAAAAGTTCATTTAGAAAGTGTAATCCCAGTTTGTGAGAATGATTATGAAAAAATAAAAAAATTTAATTCAACTGAAGCTCTTATATATTATAGAAATAATCAAGATTTAAATCCAATTTCAAAAGAGAAAGCAAATGAACATTTAACAAACTATTATAATACTTTAGATAAAGAAAGCTGTGAATTGGCTTATAGACTAACAAAACAGGCAGAAGAGGCTGAAAAAAAAAATGAACTATTATGGAATTCATTAAGAAGCCTCAAATAATTATCTAATTATCTAATTATCTAATTATCTAATTATCTAATTATCTAATATATTATATATATAAAATATATAATATATAATATGAAAGTTGACAAACTAGTAATAATAATCATTTTATTTATAGGAGTATCTGCATTATATAAAAAATTTAATTCTCAAGAAGATAAAAGAAATAACAAATATTATAATTCATTGATAGAAACCTATCTTTTAAATAAAGAAAGCTTTGGGTTTTCATATAAACCAATATTATGGATTTATTTACAAAATGATTCACAAATTACTCCAGCAGTAAATAATCGTTTTTGGATTAATTTTGGGTCACGAAACTCAAGCAATTTTAATCAACCATATCAAATATATACAATTCAATCTATAATAAAGAATTGCTCAGATGATTTTAATATATGTTTAATTGATGATAGTGCTTTTAATATATTATTACCGCAATGGACAATTGATTTAAATAATGTAGCGCAACCTATGAAAAGTCATATGCAAATATTAGCTTTAACCTCATTAATTAATGCTTATGGCGGGATGTGTATCCCTTCTTCTTTTATATGCTTCAAATCATTACTGTCTATATATAATCAAGCAGTTGATCAAAATAAAATGGTAGTTGGACAATTATACAATCAAGTGTGCAATGAAAAATTAGAAAAACCAACAATGGCCAATCCTATTTTTATGGCAGCGGGTTCAAATAATCCAATGCTTCAATTATTCCATAACTATTTATTGTCATTGAATGCAACTGATTTAACAAGAACACAAGATTTTTTAGGCTTGTCTAATTTATGGTTAGAAACAAAAATACAAACTAATGAAATAATATCGATTTGTGGTTGTAAATTAGGAGTTCAAAAAAAAGATAAAACATTAATTTATGCTGAAGATTTATTAAACTCCTCATATATAGAAATAGATAAAGAAGCTTATGGTATTTATATTCCGTGGGACCAATTAATTAATAGAAAAAACTTAGAATGGTTTGTTAAATTAACTCCTCAAGAAGTGCTTAATAGTAACACCATAATAGCAAAATATTTGTTAATACATCAATAATATAAAATATAAAATATAAAATATAATTAATTATTGTCTTCATTGTATTCATTGTCCTCATCGTATTCATTATCTTCATTCTCTTGAGTATATTGACTATATTGATTATATTGACTATATTCACTATAATTAAAAAAATCTGTATTAGCAACCTTAAGTTTATTAGTTTTATTAGAAGTATTAGAAGTATTAGCACTATTAGCACTATTAGCAGTTTTAGCAGTATTAGCACTTGAAGTATTATAAAATTTATCAATATATCTATAAATGCGATTAACATCTAATTTTGAAATCTCATACCCTTTGCATATTTTATAAATTTGTTCTTCTGTATATATTTTTTGTAACATTATAAATAATGAAAACACATCTTTTTTATCAAGAAATAAAATATGAGATAATGTTTGAAGAAATATTTGATTATTGTATTCATTACTATATTTTGTTAAAACTTTTGTAAATCTTATATGCTGTAAATCTGGACAGTTTGGTAGCGTTTCTTTAAATAGTAAATTATTATAAAATATTTTAATTAAAAAACTCATTTCATTAAATTGCCAAATCTGTTTTTGAAATGTTATTCTATCTACATAATCTGATTCACAAATATTATCTAATAATTTAATGTATAGTTTGATGCTTTCTTTTTTGTCCATATAATTTAATTGTTCAATAATATTTTCGTGCCATAATAAAGCAATAATTGTTCTATCAGCGTCATTAATATTAATTGTATCATTATTATTTGAAATAATACATTTTTTATTAATTATTTTTTTAACAGTATCTTTAGTATCTTCCGCAATATTTTTAGACATTAAAAACTCCATATTTTCACTATTAAAATTATAATTATTGATATATAGTTTATATAATGTGAATAATAATCCTAAATCATTTTGAATATAATTTAAGACTTTTATTAAAATATTCTTTTCTTTAATTATGTTAGGCATATATATTTCAATAATCTTAGTTAATTGTTTATTTGTTGGAGATGGTAGTTCTATTGTATAACATACTTTAATTAATTCTGTAATTTTCTTATCTATATGATTATTGCCTATGCAAATAATTGGAATATATGAAATTTCTTCTAACTTTTGTTTTTTAGTTTTTTTAGGTCTAATTAATTTAATTAATGTATTTATACCTCCTTTATCACCATTGTTCATTGCATCGATTTCATCCATAATAATAACTAATGGTTTAGATTGTTTTGTAAAGAGAGATAATACATTAATATCAGACATATTATTATGTTTTATAGAGTCTATTATTTGTTTATTTCTAAAGTCGCCAGAATCATATAATATTATATCATATCCTAAGGTTTCTAATAATTTTTTAATAAAAAAGGTTTTTCCTGAGCCAGATGTTCCATATATATATATACCTCTTTGTATTGCAGTATTTTTTTTATTTTTTTGAAAATGATCTAAAAATGATTTTATATTTAATGCTATTTTATTTCTCTCTAATAAAGTATTAAAATCAATATTATTCATTGTTAATAGATTATAATAATTATATAATTATTATTTAATTCTTAATACTTAATACTTAATATTTAATACTTATTACATATTTGCTCTAATGTTGAGCCTGCATTTGTAACCCCATTCCAAGAAACTTTACATTGTTTAGCCCATTTTAATTTATTACATAGGCCAGAGTGTCCTTTATAATCATTTGTATTAAAGTCCATACTATTACCTGACCCTATATTACAACTTCCTATTTTATTAACATTAACACATTTACCAGATTTTGATTCCCAATAATCAGGACAGTCGCTATCTACTGGAGGAAACGCAGTTTTGTATTTAGTTTTATACATCGCATATGCAACACTTATTAACATAATAATAAGTATAAACAACGCAATATAAATTACAATTTTTTCAAAACTCATATAAATTACTATAATATTATATTTTCTTATATTATAATAATTTATATGAGTTTTGTAAATAATGGACGGATTAATATATTAGGACCAATTGGTCCTCAATTTCAATTTGCTGATAAAATCCCAGTAAAACAATGTATATCATATCGCGAAGCATTAGCAGGCCAATGGAGCGATTCTTATTTATCATTAGCGTTTTTTAGTAATGAAAATATGACAATAATTCAGAATGCAATAAGAAAGGGCGTATATGATAAATCAAACCAACAGTTTATTATAGAACCACAAAATTGTAATGAATTAAAAATAATAATGAGAAGTATATTTTTACAACACAGTCATAATTTGCCAGTTGATATAAAGCATCAAATAATTACTTTAAATCAATTAGTAACAGTTTTTGCTATAGAACAAATATATAAAGAAATGATTGCTTATATTAAATATACGCGTGATGCTAGCACAATGGCAGTTCCAATCTCAATGCCTATTAATACTAGTAATAAAAATAACACTTTAGAAATGAGGCCATTAATGTAAATAAAGTTTAAGAAAAACAATATAAATTAAACAATATAAATAAAAACAATATAAATACTATACTCTATAATAAAATAAAGTATGGATGCCCGAGCGGTTTAAGGGGGTAGACTCAAGATCTACTATCGAAAGATGCGTGGGTTCGAATCCCACTCCATACAATAGTATATTTTTTTATACTATTGTATATATTAATATTAATATTAAAATATTTTAATATATTAATAGAAGTTATGGGCAAATGTGCGCCTGGTATGATTTGTATAGAAAATATAAGTATGTTATACATAATTATACTTGCTAGTATATTATTACTTGTAGTTTATTATCATAGTAATCGCAATATCTATACGACAAGCAATAACAATAGCAATAATGCAACCGACAGTATTTTTCCTAGAGCAAATTATGGTTACTCAAATGTTAAAAATGATATATTATTAAATCCATATGAAGGACCCACGAGAGATACTAGATTATTTCCAAACTTAAATATTAATACTTTAAAGATGCCTATTAATATTGAAACACAATCAGTAGATACAAATTATAGACAAATAGGAATATTAACAAGGATAGATAATACAAAAGAGATGATATTACCATTAATGGGTAGACCTTTAATTACTCATAGAGATAAATGGAACTTTTATACAATTGGAGAGAACAATATGATAAAAATTCCAATTCATCATAAAGGAGTTAATTGCACTACAGCTTTAGGATGTAATGATTTATATTCTGGAGATATTATAAAAATAGATGGTTATAATTCAGATTTTAAAGTAACACTATATGAGAATAATACGTTAAAATATATTCCATACATATAATAAGAATATGGTATCAAGTGCTTGCCGTAGTATTCTCCCAGATTTATTGATTACAAAAGAAAATTGTGGTTGCCCTGAATCTACTTCTCGTTATAGAAGAATAGCTCGAAATGCTATTCTACCATTTTATTATGATTGCACTGGAGTTAGTAATTCTTATAATTTAGAGAATTGTAAGAAGGTTTTTTTTATAAAAAACCCAACGTTTTATGCCGGGACAAGTTCTGCTATTTCTTCGTCTGAATTGACGCAAGCAATGCGTTATTCAAAATTAGCTCGTAATGTCTCTAAAACGCCAGAAGGTAAACGAAGTAATTTAAATATTTCATATTTGACTCATATTATTATAAGTCCTATTAATACAATTTGGTATGATGGGCCTGTTAAATATAATTTGGAAAAACGGGCTTGTTAAATAATTTAGAAAAATCAAAAAATAATATTTAAATATTTAAGTATTAAAATATTTAAGTATTTTAGAAAATTATTAATAAAATTAAAATTTTATATTACAATAATATAATAATATAGTATGCACAAAATACAAAAGTCAAAAGTAGATGGTAAATATCATATTAAAGGAAAAACATATGATAAATTAGTTGGTAAACGCGCTGAGGTAGGTCATGGTAACGCATATAAAACTGCAGGAGGACTTACAGTAGATGATTTAGTATATGTAAAAGGTCGGTGGAAGTCTAAAATAAAATATGAAACTGCTAAAAAAGAACTTCGTTTACAAAAACATGGTTATTTTACAGAAAAAGGAAAATTTGGTTATGTTAAGAAATCTAAGAAAGTTAAACCTCTCCAGTTAAATCTTGAAGAATTAGATAAACTTAAAGAATCTAGTTCAAAACGGTTACACGGTATACGCTTACCAGCTCCTCAACGCATTCCGTCACCTCATTCACCATCTTATTATGGTTCTAAATATAAATCTAGATCTTATAAAAAATCTAAATCTAGAAATTCTAAATCGTTTAAAAAATCTAACAGATCTAACAGCTCCAATAGATCTAACAGATCTAGCCGCTCTAATCGCTCTAACATATCTAGCCGCTCTAAATAAATCAATATAAGGAAGTAATATTTGATAATAACATTATAGGAATCATAGCAAGGTCTACATCTAATTGTTGCGAAGATATATGTTTTTTTATAAACATGTCAAAATAGTTTTTATTAATTAAAATAATATTTTTTTTACAATGAACTATATAATCATTGTATAATTCATATAATGATATAAAACTATGCATAGCTTTATACTCTATAATTTTTTTATTTAAAAAGGTAATAATATCTTGTTGTTTATTCCATAAATTACAAGATATACCAGTAATATATGATCCGTCAATTATAACATCTGGATAAAAATGTTTAATTATATTTATTAAGGATAAATCATTAATATCATTATTTTTATATGATATTCCAGTATAATTTTTAAATAGTATACAAATCTCGTCTATTTCTAAATAGTATTCATTGGTATCTTCAGTGATTGTTTCATCCCAAAAAATTAAAAATTTCGAGACAAATGGAATTTTAGTACTCGTATAATCCAAAAATCCTTCTTTTTCTTCATTATATTTTAATTTTAATTTTAATAACTGTTTTAACGTATTTTGAGGAATTATATAAGGCATTTTAATTTCATCTAAATATAGTTTCCATAAATATAACATATTTTTCATAGAAATAATAGAATTTGTGGATTCTTGAATATTTAAACTAATAAAATAGTCTACTATATTTTCTTTTGTATTATTTTTTAAAAATAAGATTCGATTTACAATATCAATCGTATTTATTCTATCTAAATATGAATCTGCTGTTGTAAATCTATTTGAATAATAACAACTTACAATGACTAAATCTATCAAATGTTTAAATATAATATCATTAATATCGTGATCATAATTATTATTTTTTGTAACTAAAATACGACATTCACTATAGTTATGATCGTGATATTTAAATTTAAAACAATTCATTACAGAAATATGGCCAAAATATTGACTTCCAATATTTTCAATAGTTCTTAATAATACTTTAGCATTTGCAGATATAATATTTATATTTGTCGGTTTTTTCAAAATAATATCGCCAATTATAGTTAAAAAATATTTAATCTCTTCTTTTGTTTCAAATATATTTAATAATATATTTTGAATATTTTGAATTGTATTTGATTCCGGTAACGAGTTCAATATAGATATTTCTTTTATATTTTTTATAATTGATGTTTTAATTTTATACTTCCAAGGCATTAAGTTTGTATTATTTCTTAATTTTAATAATATATTATAGATAATAGTGTCTTCTTTTATTATATTATAGTGATCATTATCATAACAAAAAAATATTTCACTTGTACTATTATAAAAATATTTATTGCTATTTATAAATTGTTTAATAAAATTATTTTGCGCATCTTGTCTTTCTTCTTTATCTAACATATTTTTTTTAGCAATAACTAAATAATTTGGTAATTCAAATAATACATAATTTTTGAGCTTTTCATATATTTGTGGATCGTTATTATACAAACTATTTAATTCATCTATTTTATCGTGTAATTGAGTTAACATTTAGTTATACTATTTATAACTCTTTATATTTGTTTATATTTGTTTATATTTGTTTATATTACTTCTGCTTTTTTGTCAGTATTACTTTAGTTTTAGGTTTAGATTTACTTTCACTATCAGGTCCAGTTCCACTTCCAATTCCAGTGGGTTCATTATTTTTATTTAGAAATTTCATATATTCCTCTTTAAACTCTTCCAGCTCTTCTAACCAAATAGTCTCAATAGTCTTTGATTCTAATACTCTAACTTCAGTTTCTTTGTTATTTTTTTCTTTTAAATGCTTAGCTACATTTTCTTCACTCACACTATCAAATGGCATTTTTGTAAGATAATTAAACGGATGTTCTAGATTTTCTGGGTTTGGATCAAAATTATGGCTAATAAGTAATTCTACAATTTCAGAATCTTTTTTTTTACGCAAATCGATTTGATTTTCTAAAAGTGCTAAAATAAATCGCGCTTTATTGGATAAAATAATCAATTCATTTTTAAGCTTATTAATTTGTTTTTCTTTTCTAATAATATAATAATTATATCTAACTGGATAATAGTCTTCAATAATAGAACTTGCTGAGTCATATTTTTTAAGATGTTCTTTATTATCAAATAAATGCATATTATTGGTTGAATATGTGGTATATAACTTTAATAGCTTTTCTAATTCTGTAACCTTTTCATTACAATTGCCACTAATATCAGTTGTTTGCACTAGTAAATTATCCAATAATCCAGGATAAAACTCAATCACAAAATTAACACTTGATTCTGTAGACATATCGCTATAATCTTTAATAATTTTATGGTCTTTATTATCCATAATTGTCTCGATAAACTCTTTATAATCTTGTGTCCAAACACCAATAGGTAGTTCTGTAATATTAATTTTATTCTCATTAATTTTAGTATATATGCCTTTAATTAAATATTTTTTAGGTGCAATTAATTCAATCGTTCCTTTAAATCCATTATAATATGGAGTAATTTCAATATTATGTTCTTTTTTAGTTAACATTAATTTTAATTTTTCAATAATTTGAAATACATTATAACACATAATATCACTGCTAAATCCAGTTCCAATACCTTTTGAACCATTTACTAATACCATTGGAATAATCGGCACATAATAAATTGGTTCTACTTGTTCTCCATCGTCTTCCAAATATTCTAGAATAGGATCATCTTCAGGGCGATAAATTAATCGTGTAATAGTATTTAATTTTGTATAAATATATCTTTCAGATGCAGCGTCTTTGCCACCTAACAGTCTAGTTCCAAATTGTCCATTTGGCTCTAATAAATTAATATTATTTGAACCAATAAAGTTTTGTGCTAATCCTACAATTGCAGAGTTTAAACTTGCTTCTCCGTGATGATACCCAGAGTGTTCAGAAACATAACCACTAAATTGAGCAACCTTAATTTCAGTTGTTAAACGTTTTTTAAATGCGGAATATACAATTTTTCGTAAGCAAATCTTCAATCCATCCATAATATTACAAATAGACCGTTCATTATCATATGTAGAATAGTGAATTAATTCTTTATCAATAAAGTCTTGATATGTAATATACTTATCTAGAGTGTCGACATACATACTTCTGTCATAGTTAGATAACCACTCTTTTCTATCATCTGAACGTTTCTTATTGAAAACCATATCTATTTTTGTTGAGGATTCTTCTCCAGTAGATTTAAATCCTACAATTTTTTTATCTTGAAAATATTCTTTAAACTCTTTGCCAGTGCTAGTTCCTAATCCTTTATAATATTTAATAATCCATTGTTTTGTATCATTGGTTTGCTTCCAAAGATTGAACTCTCCTTCATTATAAAATTGTTTTATTGTTTTTCCTTTTGTTGCTTTTAAAATTGGTGTATTCATGTAACCAATAAAGTCTGGAATAGTAATTAATGAATGCCAAAGTGTATCAAATAAATTAATACATAATCCTTTAATATGACTTCCATCTAAATCTTGATCTGTCATAAACAATACTTTACCATATCTTAATTTTGTAGCAATATCACTTTCAGTATATTCTTTACCGTGTTCTAATCCCAAAATTTGCTTAATTTCTGTTATCTCTTTATTGTTGCTTATTTTAGTTAGAGTTTCTCCACGTACATTTAATAATTTTCCTTTCATAGGATAAATACCAATAATATTTCTGTCTTCTTTAGATAAGCCAGAAACAATACCTGCTTTAGCGGAATCTCCTTCACATAAAATTAATATACAATTATTAGATTTTGGAGTTCCAGCATAATTTGCATCAATTAATTTTGGAATACCTCTAATTGATTTGCTTTTACATCCATCTTGTTTTTTTAATACTTTAATATCATTTATTTCGGTAGTTTGACATACTGCATCCAATAATCCCATTTTAGCGATCTTTTCAATAAACTTATCACTGACCTCACAAGATGAACCAAATTTAGTAATTGGTGTATTCATATAATCTTTGGTTTGACTATCATAACTTGGATTTTCAATATCACAACGGATAAATAATAACAGTTTTTCTTTAATAGTAGTTGGTTTAACATCCAATTTCTTCTTGAGTTTAATATAGGCTATAATTTTTCTTGTTATTTGATTTAAAATATATTCAACGTGTTTTCCACCTTTTGGAGTATAAATGCCATTTACAAATGATACTTGAGAAAACTCTCCTTCTTGTGAGAATGCGACGGCATATTCCCATCGGTCATTTGCTTCTTCGTATTTCATCTCATTTGCTCCAACAATAATTTTAATATATTGTTGGAAATTTTTTACTGGAATTACTTCTTTATTTAATTTAACTTTAATACCTTTATCAGTTACAGCTGCAATATCATAGACTCGTCTTTTTAATAATGCAATAATATCACTACTTAATCCATTAACAAGACCAAGGCGTTTATAATCTGGTTTAAACTCGATTTTGGTATATGGTTTATTTTTACACTTAATAATCTTAGGCTCGCCAATCACATCTAAATTATTTTTAAACTCTTGTGTATATTTAACTCCGCGTACAGAATCAATCGTTTCAATTGAACCCCACGTTGACCAAATTAGTACTAATTTAATTCCAAACCCATTTTTTCCACCAACAATTTTTTTTTCATCTTTATTATAATTAGTAGAAGTTCTTAAATGGCCAAATATTAGTTCTGGAATCCATACTTTATATTCTGGATGCTGCGCAATATCAATTCCGCTGCCATCATTAATCATTGTAATAATTCCGTCATCACTAATACTTATATCAATATATGAAACCGGAATAACCTCTTTGTTTTCATTTAATGCTTGCTGCATTCTGACAACGTGGTCACGACAATTAACAATTCCTTCATCAAATAATTTGTATAATCCTGGGTTATACGTTATCTGTTTTTTAATAATACTTTGCTGGGTATCTGAATAAATATATTCATTAGACTCAATATTTTCAACAGATCCAATATAAGTATCTGGATTATCTAATATATGTTCTTTATCTGTTTTTTTTTGATACTTATTTAAAGTATTCATCATTAATGTATTAATGTTTTTATTTTTAACTTATATTTTCAATTTTATTTTATTTTATTAGAATAATTCTAATTAATTCTAATAATTCTAATAATTACTATTTAAAGATTTTTTTAAAATATATTTGTATAATGAACGAAAGCTCTAATAATATTTTAACAATACAAACAATACAAATAGCGCCATTTAGAACATTAATGACTGCTTTAAAAGATATACTTTTAGAGACAAATATTACGTTTCAACCAGATGGTATTAGAATAATTAATATGGATAAGTCCCATACAATATTAGCTCATCTATTTTTACAATCAGAAAACTTCGAAGTTTTTGAATGTAAAAAAGATAAAATAGTAATTGGTGTGAATATGTTTCATTTATTTAAATTGATTAATACAATAGATAATGATGATACATTAACATTATATATTGAAGAATGTGATTATGTGGATGGTATTGTTCATCATTTAGGTTTAAAATTTGAAAATGGAGAAATCAAACAATGTAAAACACAAAAATTAAGACTTATTGAACCAGATAATGAAGAGTTAGCAGTTCCGGATGTTACATTTTCGTCTATATTAAATATTCCATCTACGGACTTCCAAAAAATTATTAGAGATCTTAGTATTATTTCGGATAAATTAGAAATAAAATCAGTAGGAAATGAACTAATTTTTAAGTGTCAAGGACAATTTGCGATTGCAGAAATTAGACGTTCAGAAACAGATGGATATATGGAGTTTATACAAAAAAATCCTAATAAAATAATTCAAGGAGAGTTTTCACTTAAAAACTTAGGTTATTTTATAAAATGTACTAATTTATGTAGTCAAATAGAAATTTATTTAGAAAATGATCTACCGCTTATTGTAAAATATAATGTAGCCTCATTAGGTGATATTAAATTATGTCTTGCTCAATTACCTCCTTCTTAAATAATAATTATTTTTATGAGTTTTCTTTTTTTTTTTCTCTTTTTTTGTTTTAGTTTTAGTTTTGGTTTTAGTTTTGGTTTTGGTTTTGAGTTTGGGTTTGAGTTTTCGCCCCTTACCCTTTAAAAAATACTTAGTAAATGCAGTAAATCTAGAAATAGGATTTGCTAACCTCTGAACCATAATTTGTAAATCACTAGGTTTAGGTACCAAATTTTCTGCAGGTAAAATAAATATAAGTTTAATAAGTTCTGGATCATTTATATATTTTTTTGGTGGGGTTTTTTTATAATCAGCTAATATATTCCACTTGAGTTTATTATCTTTTATAATATCATATTTTAAACTAGAATCAGCATCTATAAGAATACTCCAATCTTTTTTGCCACGACCCCATGAGTTTTTTACAATTAAAGAATCATCGTCTTTATCAATGTCTGATATTATAATAGCGTGCTCAGCTATTTCAAGTATTACATAGTATCCTCGTAGTATGACAGCTTTAATAGTGTCAAATACATTTTCATAATGATAACCACTTTTAATACTATTCCTAGTGCGGACAATAGTTGCAGTCGGCATTTGTAGTATTAAACTATTAATCTCATATATATCTAATGTAAAATTTTCTAAGTTATTAGAAACAAATATTTTTGGTTTAAACGCAGTAGTTAGCATTTGGCTTCTAATACTAGAAAATAGATCTACCAACATTTGAATAAGGCGATTAAACATAATTATATCAGATTCTGTATATGGTTTTTTATTAATATTATAGTTTAATTTTTGTTTTATCATATCGCTAGTTATTTCTTGCCTTAATATATTTAAAATGTGTTTACACGATCTATGAGAGTGTCCGCCATCACATCCAAACTCTATTGTTATACAGTTATAAATATAATGAAATAATAAAGCAGATAAATCCCTATTATTAAAAGATTTATGACCCGCTTGTTTAATACAATCAAAAATTGTCATTGTTTCATTGCCACACATAACTGTATTATAATAGTCATCACTTTCTTCATTATCTTCTGAAAAGAATGTGCTAAATTTTACTTTTATTACTCTTGTTATAAGTCTTGTTGTTGCGTGTGCAAAACAAGTTTTATGATCTCCTTGATTTCCTGTCCAGGTAGAAGGAGCCCTTGTTGGTTTATCATTTGTTTGCGGAATAAAATTAGGCACTGTAGTCATAAAATAATATATATTATTATATATATTATTATATATAATTTTATTTTTTACCTCTTTGGATTTTTTTTGAGAATCTTGTTGATTTTTTTCTTGACGTGATTTGCCTTTTTTTTGAGAATCTGGTTGACATTGTTTGCGTTTTTTGGATTCTTTTTGACCTTATTTTTGACCTTATTTTTGACCTTATTTTTGACCTTATTTTTGACCTTATTTTTGACCTTATTTTTTTATTTTTTTTACCAGCATCTACGCCTTTTAATTTTAATATGTCTAATAATTTAAATCTAAAAGGAACAATAAATATTAACTCAACGAGTATAGGAGACCAAGTTGGATCTCTAGGTGGCGGATCATTTAAATATTGTACTAATGTTTCCCATTTTAGTATACCATATTCTGTTAGATTAATATCTCCAGCTTTCCATGTCCTAGCCATTGGTCCCCAAGAATTTTTTATAAGTAAATTATTTTCATTAGTTCCTGTAATTAAAACAACGTGATGATGCAATATAAGTAGTACATAAAATCCGTGTGAGGTTACCATTTTGATTGTTTCTAACACATCAGAAAATGTGTAATCTCCATTTTCTATATAAGGTTGTACTTTTGGTATGTAATGGTTATAGTAAACCGATTTAAAAGGATGTAATTCACAAGACCTAAATCTTTCAGGAGTAAAAGTTTTATTTTTTAATCCTCTTCTAATAGTATTAAATATGTCGACTACTTTCGCAATCATCACATCAAACATAACTCGTTGAGCCGGCGTGAACCCAGCTCGATTGTTTACTCGTAAATTTGCTTGAGTATACCTTAGTAGAGCTTTAATATAAGTATCGTCTACTTCATAATATAATATCTCTGTAAAAAGGTTATCAAAAATAGTATATGTTGGTTTATTATTTATTGGTATTAACGTCGTATAAATAGAATGAAACAATATAGCTGATAAACTCTCAGAATCCCAGTCTATTATACTATTTTTTTTGTTTGCTTTATACGCCATATATAAGTCATCCCAACTTGTTTTTTCTGACTTTGAAAAAGAAGGGTCTATTACTTTTAAATATTTAACAATATATTGTTGTTGACAATTTATAATACATTCAAAAATTGTAGTTGTCTTACCACAATTAATTGTGTTATAATATTCGTTTATTATTTCATTTCCATTTCCTTCTGAAAAGTATTGATGAAATCTTACTTTTATTAATCTAGCAAGTAATCTAGTTATACCGTGTAACATACATGTACCTTCCTGCCCTTGATTCGCATCATAATGCGACTTACCACGCTTTGGTGTTTCTTGTGAATATGAATCTATCATTTCTTGTTTAGGATAGTTGACAGTTGTGCTGCAGTCTTCTGGTGCATTTTTAAAAAAACAACTAATACACCCTTTTAAATCTGAAATTTGTTGTATTGGTACTGTTTTGATAGGATTAATTTCAGGAATAATTAGAGGTTCACATAGACCTAGACCATCCGCGGGGCAAACGGTTGCCCACATTTTTTTATCAGGATTTTTTTTTTCTGTAAGGTTGTATGTATCGCAATATGCGGTAAGTGCTTCAACATCTTTCATACGAAAACAAGCGCGCTGGTCTGGGTCTGGGTCTGGGTCTGGGTCTGGGTCTGGGTCTGGCTCTAATTTGGCGAAACAAACTGGGTTACGCTCTTTTAAAGCTGTTAATTCTTCCACTGTAACACACCTATCTAACTTATCTGGTTCATATAGTTTTAACTGTAATTTTTTCTGGCTTGCTATCATATCTTTATCTTTTTTAACACCAGTTAAATATTGTAAATATTGGTCTAATGCCTGCATATCTAACTCATCTGGTTTATATAATTTTAAAGTTGGTTTGCTCATATTATATTATACTAATAATATAATATAATATAATATAATATATATGTAATATGTAATATATTCTTTTAACTTATATGTTTTTTAAATAAACAAGTTGGCTTATTTAAACCATCAATATCAGTTAATATCGATGGTTGTGTATTATCACAATTCGAAATCCAAATTTTTATAATACAGAAATTTTTTTTTGGAGAAATTGTTATTCCTGTTATAGTATTACTTAATGCTTCAGTTGTTAATGTTTCACCTAATAGAACATATGATAACTGCTTCCACGTGTTATAAACCACTTTATTATTAATTTTAAAAGAAAAACATCCTCCATTAATATTTGATGGGTCTTCCCACGTCGGATAGATTCCTTTTCTCATTAAAAATAACATACTGGTTTTAACAATTTGTTCTGGAAGATTCTCATATAATGTAATTGCTTCTTTAATACTTTGAATGTCGCAAATTTGTCTATAACTATTCAACTCCCAATTTGTATCATTTGGTAAATGTGCCCATAAAGTCCAAGTATCAAGCAATTTACAATCACTATGTTCTATCATCTATTTATTATATATAGTTTTTTTTTTATATTATTTTATTCTTTATATTCACAAATCGAATATTCATCTAATTTTAATTTAATATATTGTTTATGGGTTATTGAAATATGATCTGCATATTGATTTATTAAGTCAACCCCTTGTATATCTATTATATTCAAATTATTAAAATGTTTTATAATTAACCAACTATAAAAATTATAATTAAACAATATTGCTTCTTCGGCATAATAACTTATATTATTATTTTTTAAAATATTTGTTATATCTATTTGATAATGTTCTTCAGATGTTATTGGAAATATTTTTAATAATACTAATATAAAATTATAATTACAAACTTTTATTTCTTCACTTGTTAGTATGTCATAATCATCGCTTATTTTTATTACATTTTTGTTTTTTTCATTTTTATAAATCTTTACAAAATAGTCTGGCTTTTCTTCTTCTTTATATATTATTTTGTTGTCCTTTATATAAATTACAGAAGTTTCATAATTAACATGAAATATATTAATTATATATAGCCAACACATATGACTATAATATAAAATTTTCAACATATATTCAAATAAAACACGTTGCACTTCATATATTATATAAATCATTATACATAATATATTATATATGTTTAAATATTTTATTTAAATATTTAAATATTTAAATATTTTATTTTTTTGATTTACCACCAGCAGTGTGTAAAGAATAATCGTCATGTTCCGCCACCACATTCGCCATCGGAGCGGGAAGTCGCATCGGAGCGGGAAGTTCCATATTTGCTTTTCGTGGCTCCGCATTTGCTTTCTTCTCCGCAGAAACCTGTTCCGCAGCAGCAACTTTCGCGGTTGCCAATTTAGTTGTCGCGCTATCTTTTCTAGCAGAACTTGTTTTTTTAGCAGAAGTAGCATTTTTCATCGCAGTTTTTTTATCCAAAGCCTCTTGTTTTGCGGTAATCTTTTTATCAGCAACTTTATATTGATTATATAAATCATTAGGATAAATAAAATACCAATCGGAATATTTGTCTCTTTGCATCAAGAATGCAAATAATTCTTCAAACTCAATTTTTTTGTTATCTTCTCCTTTATACCATAAAAAGCCTTTAATCCATGTTCGGCCAATACGTCCCCACGAATTTTTTATACTTACATATGTTTTTCCATCGTCGCCATATAATAATTCATTTAATACTACTAGATGACTCGATCGCGCAGTTTCCTGCGCCAATATAACATACAATCCATTCTTTAAAACTTCTTTTAACAAATTTTTAATTTTTGATGTAGACTTAAAAGCCCATGCAATTAACGTATTATAAATTGCTTTTGAAGACTCTAAAGAACCTGTTTTATAATTATAAACCTCCACTGGGTCTACTACTAATAAACCATACAAATAACAAGCTACATATAAATTAGGAGAAAATGTTCCATTCTCTAATTTGTCTTTAACATCGATTAACATATCTGTCAATTTTGTAATAATTTTATTAAAATACCAATGCTCACCACCATTGAATCTTGTAGCCGCATCGTCATATTGCAACATCTTAGCAACAAAATTTGTAGTTATGGAATAGGTTTTAAAATGTTCAAAAAAAGATGGAATCAAATATCTTCCATTTCTTTCAATGCCTTTATTTTTATGCATAAATAACAGAACTGAATAAATATAATGAAATAATAATGCTGACATATTTTCATTATTCCATCCATACTTCTCCAAAACCACCTCAGGTAATGGTTTTATTTCTGAGAAACTAGAACAATTCCGTATATTTTTATCCTTATCTTGTTTAAAGCAATCAAAAATGTTTCCATTAAAACAGTACCGTGTGTCATAATAGAAGTCGCACCATTCAATTTCTTCGCCAAAGTATTGTGAAAAATACACTTTAAATAGTCTTGCAATTGTAGTAGAGCAACCATGGAAACTACAAGTTTTTTCATTCCATTGTTGAGTATAAGTATTAGATTTTTTTCGAGTAAGTTTGGAAGGAGCAGGAATCAAAGTATTCACAGTATTTACAGTATTCACAGTATTTACAGTATTCATTATACCACTTATATATATATATTCATTTTTATTTAATAATTTTATTATTTATTAGTTTACCAATATATTCACCTAACTCTTCCTCATCTAAGCACTCGTAAATATGATTATTTAACTCATTTTTATAATATTTTTTATTATTAATTGTTACTAAGACAAACTCTTCTTCCTCTTCAGCTTCCTCCTCAGCTTCCTCTTCGGCTTCCTCTTCGGCTTCCTCTTCGGCTTCCTCTTCGGCTTCCTCTTCGGCTTCTTCTTCGGCTTCTTCTTCGGCTTCTTCTTCGGCTTCCTCTTCGGCTTCCTCTTCTACTTTTTCTTCTACTTTTTCTTCTACTTTTTCTTCTACTTTTTCTTCTACTTTTTCTTCTACTTTTTCTTCTACGTTCTCCTCAGCCTCTTCTTCCTCTTCCGCTTCCTCTTCCTCTTCCTCTTCCTCAGCTTCCTCTTCCTCTTCCTCAGCTTCCTCTTCCTTTTCCTCTTCCTCTTCTTCATATGATGCATCTGTTGGCAAATTACTAATTTTAATATTTTTAATATTATCGTTTTTAATATTGAGAGTTTCATTCCAACCACGTGGATCTGTAAGTAATCCAACCGGTTCATTTTTATTTTCATAATCTGCAATTTCTAATTTAATATCAGATGGTTCTGGAGATTGTTCTGGAGATGGTTCTTTCTTTAACAAACTATTATATTTCTCTAATAAACCATTATATTTATCATCTAGTTCTTTAAAAATAGGTAGTTCTTTTACAACCTGATTTAATTGTTCAATTAGTAAAAAAATGCTAATATCATTTTCGATTTCTTTCATAATTGGTTTAAATTTTTCTAATAGCACAGTATTAATATCCGAAATAACATTTGTTTTTAAAGTTTTAAAAATAGCATCATATTTTAATACTGGATTTTCTTGGTTCTGCATCTTATAGTATATTATAATAATATGGTTTTAATATGATTTTATTATTATTTTAAATTATAATAATTTAAAAAATAATAATGTATACACTATATTATTAGAATATGAATACAGAGTTAATTAATTGTATATTAAGACAAACAAACTTAAATGAAAGTGATGCAGAAAAACTTCTAAAAGAAAATAATAATGATGTATTAAAAGCAATTAAACAACATTATGGTATAATAGAAAAGAAAGAATCAACTCAAGAAAAGGTTAGCGTCAATCAACAAATATATAAAGAGATTAGAACATTAATGGATGGCGCTTCAAAAACATATAGAGATAAAAAAGAGGCGACAGAGGAAGCCCAATAATATATTTTATTCTAAATCTTCTCTTATTATAGCAATAGTTTTTTCAATATTAAGATCTTCAATTTCTTGCATTATTTCTAGTTGTTGGCTTATATTAATGTTATGATTAATTAATCTATATTCTAATTTATTAATTTTCTGATTAATAATTCTTATATGATTATTTAACAAAAATGAAATTATTATTGTAAAAAATAACATTAATTTTATATAATATATATATTATACTAATATTATATTATATTATTATATTATTATATTATATAAAACAATGAAAAACTGTTATGTTAAAAATAGTTTTTATTTTACATACATTTTTTTGATTACAACAGGAACCATTACATTTATTGAATCGATTAGAAGTCCAATTCCACAAATTAGGCACGTAATGAATTTAGAAACTTGTATTTCAATCATAGCAGGTTATTTTTATGGCTTATTTATTAAAGAAATAGAAAGTGCGGAGAATGAAACAAAATTAAAAACCAAAACAACAAATGAGCGTAATGAACATACTGTACAAGAGGAATCAATATTACCAATTAAAAAAATTAATGATATGAGATATTCGGATTGGGCAATTACTACTCCACTAATGCTTTTAGTTTTATCTCTCGTACTAAGTTATGAAAATAAAGTAGCAATTAAGTTATCTTCATTATTTGTATTATTAATATTTGACTTTTTAATGTTAATACCAGGATATTTAGGAGAAATTGGTACAATTAGTAGAGCAAGTGGTACAATTGCTGGATATGTTGGTTTCTTTTTACTCTTTGGAACATTATGGAATACTTATATGTCTGGATCTAAAGTGACAAATCAATCTAAGATTGTATTTGGAATATATTTTGTATTATGGACTTTATATGGTGTAGCATATCAAGCAACCGAGGGCACCAAGATGTTAGCTTATAATATTTTAGATTTACTTGCAAAATCACTAGTAGGCATTTTCTTTTGGTTATATTTAGCCAAAATTATAAAAACATAATCTAAAATCTAAGATTTAATATCTAAGATTTAATATTAAAGTTTTGATTTAGTATATAATTTTTATTAATAATATTATCTTGTTTTTGAGGAGTATATTTGGCTATAGCAGCAGTAACCCCTTTATTATTTAATAAATAATCATCTGAATCATTATGTAATTCTGGCATAGAACGAACTAATGGTTTATCAACTATTAATAATAATCGTTCACTCTTTAATAATTTTCTATATTCTTGAATTGATAAATTACCATAATATTTATCTAATAAATAAAAAGGACTGGGTGCCGGTTTAATATTTTTTTCATAATTATATATCTTCCCATATATATAATTTAATAAATAATATCTCTCAAATCTAGTTGCTGTATCTAAATTATTATCATTCATTAAATGAGCACACGCACACTCCGGCGTACAAAAACATCCATATACATGAAACAATTTATTTAATTGAAATTTTGGTATATAAATAGGATTATTATCAAACTCACACGTACAATAAAAACAATTGCTTTTTTTATTATAAATCTTATCTATATGTAATTGAAATGATAATTTTTCTAACTTTTGTAAGATTAATTTTGTTTCATTGAGTTCTTTTGTTTCATTATTATTTTGATTTATACTTGAATCATTTTTTGGATTGATATCTGGATTTATACTAGTATTAATATTTGTATTTGAATTGTTTGCATTGTTTGAATCAGTTGAATTGGTTGAATTGGTTGAGCTGTTTATCTGCATAAATGTTAAATCACAAGATTTATTATTTTTGAATTGAAATGTTGTTATTTCTTGTTGTACATTCGTTTGTAATTCATTTATATTACATTTTAGATGTAATATAATATTTTGTACTTGTTCTATTGGAACGTTTTTATTTTCTATAGATGTAATAATAGTACCTCCTTTTGGTTTTCTACCTCTTTTTTTTGGAATTTTTTGGCTCGGTTCAACTCCGCTCGGTTCAACTCCGCTCGGTTCAACCCCGCTCGGTTCAACCCCGCTCAGTTCAACTCCGCTCGGTTCAACTCCGCTCGGTTCAACTCCGCTCGGTTCAACCCCGCTTGGTTCAACTCCGCTCGGTTCAACCCCACTTGGTTCTTGCATTTTTTGTTTATTATATTTCACCTTTTTTTTCTTGTTGTCATTGTTGTCATTGTTGTCATTGTTGTCATTGATTGTATTTGTATTCATATACCTATTATTTATTGTATAATTTAAATAGTTTTCATAATTAAATTAAAAAAAATGTTTAGTTTAATTATAATATTTTATATTTAACATAACAATTACGACATAGCGGAATATAATTATGTGTGCCTATTACTTCTTGTATGGATTCATTACTTAGTCTATGAGTAAATAAAGATTTATTAGAACAATTATTACATTTTCCTTGTAATTTAAGAATGCTATCAGCGTGTGGGATTAAATCCCATATTTGTCCAAATTTTTCTTGTTTATAGTCGCAATCCAATCCACAAATAATAACGTTTTTTTTATAACGTTCAATTAATGTTATTACTGCTTCTTTAAGATCTGGAAAGAATTGTCCTTCATTAATTAATATATAATTATAATGATTAATTTCACTAGTCTTAGATATTTCAAATAGATTATTAATTATACTCAATAAACTAATATTAATTGCTGGGATTGAGTCTCCATCGTGTGATATAATACTATCTAAACCATAACGAGTGTCTTTATAATAATTAATAACTAATATAAAATTATTTTTAGTATTAATTTCATTATAACGAGAGATTAATGTTTTTGTTTTTCCAGAAAACATTGGTCCAATGATTAATTCTAATGTTCCCATCTGTATTATTATATTAAAATAATAATAATTACAAGTTTATTCAATTTTATTAAATATTTAAAATGTTTAAAGTTATATTGTAATATATACTACAATATAAATGTTAAATGATGAATTAACTAGTGACAAAAGTTATATTCCGTGGGTTGAAAAATATAGGCCAACAATTTTTGAAAATATTGTATTAAGTGAAGAAAATAAAAAAATATTTAATAATATATTTCAAACAAAGTATTTGCCAAACTTATTATTGTATGGTCCGCCAGGAACAGGAAAAACAACAACAATTATTAATTTAATACATAAATATCAAAAAGAAAACAATGAATTAAATAAAGGTCTTATGATTCATTTAAATGCGTCAGATGAAAGAGGTATAGATATTATTAGAAATCAAATTAATAATTTTGTAAACTCTAAAAATATATTAGCACAGGGAATGAAATTTATAATATTAGATGAAGTAGATTATATGACAAAAAATGCACAACAAGCTTTAAAATATGTATTACAAGATTATCAACCAAATATTAGATTTTGTTTAATCTGTAATTATATTAGTAAAATAGATAACGCCCTTCAAAATGAATTAATTAAAATACGATTTAATCAATTACCTAAACAAAACATATTAGCTTTTTTATCAACAATTAATATAAATGAAAAATTAAACTTAACAAATGAACAGCTAGAAACATTATGTATAAATTATAAATCAGATATAAGAAGCATGATAAACTTTATGCAATGCAATCAACACAGTATATATAAAATAGCAATTATTAACAAGAATATATTTAATAAAATGGATCATATTATTAAATCAAATACTAATAAAAAATTTATTTTAAAAGTAAAATTATTATTAAGTAATTATAACATAGATATAGATACAATT